TCCTCTCACTATCGCTGGTTGTTTGAGTTGTTCCAGCATTGCTGTGTAGAATATACTCGACGCTATGGTAAGTATCACGCCAGTGAAAGTATGGTCAGTTATCTATGGCGAGCACCGCAGAATAGTCGTGACAATGGATGGCAGGATCCGCCCCCTGCAATGCCCGATAAATACAAAGTGCCTGGAGATTCTATCCAGTCATACCGTAACTATTATATCGGAGACAAGGTTGCTTTTGCTACTTGGAAGTCTCCATCTACACCCCCATTATGGTTTATTGAAGATGCCAACTTACAAGTTCAAGGATAATAATACTGGTGAAGAGTTTGAGAAGTGGATGTACATGGCAGAAAGAGAACCGTATCTAGAAGCTAATCCTCATATCACTCAGATGCCTACACTACTACATGCAGTCTCTGAAGTAGGAAACTGGCAGAACAAAACAGATAGCGATTGGAAACACGTTATCAATCGCGCCGCAGATACTCCTGGTTCTAACATTAATCGTCTCTAATATGCCTGTAAGAAATCGTAAGACTAAGCAAGCCGTTCCAACGGGAATGAGCGTGAAACAAATGAAGCGCAAGAAGCCACTAAATGCTGACTACTTCGCTAAAGACATCGAACCTCTTACGGAATCACAACGTAAGATGTTTGAAGAGTGGGAAAACGATAAGCATTTGTTTGCTTATGGTGCTGCTGGAACTGGTAAAACATTCGTAGCACTTTACCTCGCTCTCAAAGATGTTCTTAACGAGAACACTCCATACGAAAAAGTATATATTGTTCGTTCACTTGTAGCGACACGCGAGATTGGTTTCCTCCCTGGCGACCATGAAGATAAGTCATCGCTCTACCAGATTCCATATAAGAATATGGTAAAGTATATGTTCGAACTCCCAACTGATGAAGAGTTTGAACTACTCTATGGCAATCTAAAGAACCAAGGAACGATTAGCTTCTGGTCTACTTCATTTCTTCGTGGCACTACCATGGATAACTGCATCATTGTCGTAGATGAAATGCAGAACCTGAACTTCCATGAACTTGATTCCATTATCACTCGTGTCGGTCAGGATTGTAAGATTATCTTCTCTGGAGATGTTCAACAGACTGACCTCGTTCGCACTAACGAACGTAATGGTATTCTTGACTTCCAAAAGATTATCAATACCATGGAAGAGTTCTCCTCCATTGAGTTTGGTGTGCAAGACATCGTTCGTTCTGGTCTTGTTCGTTCTTATATCATTAGTAAAATCAATCTAGGTCTCTGATGTTTATTCATTCTTCGTTATTCATCCCTATTGAACTTGAACCTGTTATGGTAGATGGTCGTAGGCTCTATCCAACACCTTCGGGTGGTAAGTATCCATCTATCACAACTGTTCTCGGGGTGTGCCCGAAGAAGAAAAAGAAACTGAACGAATGGAAACAGCGTGTTGGGCATGATAAAGCGCAAGCAATCTCAACTCGTGCTGCTACCCGTGGCACAAACTTTCATAAGATGGTTGAAGATTTGCTCAATAACTGCTATAATGAGAACAACTTCAAAGGGCAACCCCTCCCCCTTATGATGTTTAAAAATGCTGTTCCAACTCTCAATAGAATCACTCAGGTCTATTTACAAGAAGCAGCATTATATTCTGACCACTTGGAAGTAGCTGGGCGAGTCGATTGTATCGGTGAGTTTGATGGTGTTCCATCTATCATTGACTTCAAAACCTCAAAGGAAGAGAAGCGTGAAGACTGGATGGAAGACTATTATATTCAAGAGACTGCTTATGGGTGTATGTTTTATGAACTATATAATACACGCATTAAACAACTTGTGACTATCGTTGCCTGTGAGGATGGCAATACACAAGTCGTTATTAAGCAACCTAAAAAAGAATATCTCGACAGATTAATCGAACTACGCGCACTCTACCAGGAAATGTATGGAGGATAAAAACAAACTACTTGAGGATAGATTTATGACCGTTGCGAAGTTTTCTGCAGAAGTAGAAACTCTTGTAAATAATGATGACATGAGTTACATTGATGCTATTATTCATTACTGTGACAGTAATGAGATTGAACTGGAAATAGTTCCAAAGTTAATATCAAAACCATTAAAAGAAAAACTAAAACATGAAGCTCAACAACTGAACTTCATCAAAAAAACATCCCGTGCAAAACTAATGTTAGTATGAGCGACTTCTTTGATTCTGAAATCGTCCGTAACGAGGCGAAAGAAATGGAGTTCCTGCAAATGAAAGCGATGGAACTTACTCTTGCTGCTCCTATGAGGGGCACCAAGGAAGATCAACTTGAATATATTAATACTGTTCGTGCCCTCGTTGAAAAGCAGCAAGTGTTTTACATGCGTTTGAAGCTTTCTGATGACCCTCGCGCAGTAGAAATGTGTGAGCAGATTGAAGAAGGTGCTAAGATGCTTTACGGATGGTGGGAAACTGAAAACGTTCAGACCCTTATGCGTAACATGCTTGACAAGCTCGACGAGTTTGAAAAGGAAATCGAGGCAGAGGGTTGACGCCGCCCCCTGCCCGTGGTATGATGAACAGGTGATGAGGCGTCACACAAACCAAATCTAAAACAATCCGAGGTAATCCTATGTCTTTTGCTGATCTCAAGCGCAAATCCCAAAACTCTTTCTCTTCCTTGACTAAGGAACTGGAGAAAGCAAACTCTACTTCCAATAGCGATGACCGCTTCTGGAAGCCCAGCGTTGACGCCGCTGGTAATGGATTTGCCGTGATCCGTTTCCTCCCTGCGCCTGATGGTGAGGAAATCCCTTTTGTGAAACTCTATTCCCATGCCTTCCAAGGTGATGGTGGTTGGTATATCGAGAACTCTCTCACCACTCTGGGTCAGAAAGATCCTGTGGGTGAGGTGAATCGCCGCCTGTGGAATAGTGGTCGTGATGCTGATAAAGAAACTGCCCGTAAGCAGAAGCGTAAACTGACTTACTACGCCAACATCTATGTGGTGAGCGACAAAGCAAACCCTGAGAATGAAGGCAAAGTGTTCCTGTATAAGTTCGGTAAGAAAATCTTTGACAAGATTACTGCCGCTATGCAACCTGAGTTTGAAGACGAGACTCCCGTGAATCCTTTCGATCTGTGGGAAGGTGCTAACTTCAAACTGAAAATCACCAACGTTGCTGGTTACTGGAACTACGACAAGTCTGAGTTCGCTGCTCCTTCTGCACTCGCTGCTGATGATTCCAAACTGGAAAACATCTGGCGTCAGGCACACTCTCTCCAAGCATTCGTGTCTCCTGATAACTTCAAGAGCTATGAAGAACTTGAAGACCGTCTGAATCTGGTGCTGGGTATCACTCAGACCCCTGCCTCTGCTCGCGCTGCTCAGGCAACCCGTGTGATGGATGAGGAAGAGGATGAAGAGTTCTCTGCTCCCGCTCCCGTTGCTCGCCGTGAACCTGCCCTGCCTAAGGTTGCAGTCGCTGCTGGTGTAGATGAGGATGAAGATGATGCTCTCAGTTACTTCGCTCGCCTTGCTGAGGAAGACTGATTAGATTCCTGATTTCTTAGTGAATCTGTCAATGTATGAGGAAGACTTGGAGTATTCCATTTCTTTTTCATACTGATCAATAAAATCTTGTACAAACTCTGGACGTAAGAGATAGATTTTTCTCTTCTCATCGTTCAGAGTTTTTTCGTATTCATAGTTAGTAACTATTTTGCAAACTTGATTGCCAGATTTAGTTACAATAGTTCCGTTACCATTGTTGTATTTGAATGGCGTCGTGTAGAAAGAACGTTCTACTTTCAACCCACCTTTCAATACAACGTTACCAGAAGAGTTTTTTATTTCGTATGTTTCGTAATGATGTGTTCTGTCAGCTGGTAGCGTGTTCTCTTCTCCAGTTTCAAATGGTTCGTAACGATATGCATTATCAACCATTTCATATAGATCAGATTCTTTTACTGGTAGATCAAAGTATGTATTGATTACATTGTTTGTTATCAAAATCACCCAATCTAGTTCTGATTGACCATATGTTTTGTATGCTAGGTAGTCGATACGGTCTTCATCTGTCAGCACATACTCATTGAATAGATTGATATAGTTGTATGACTGCTCAGTTAACTTGTGGCGACGGAAAAAGTTTTTGACTAAAACATATTCCTTTTCCGAGTATGGAAAGGTTAATGGTTTTTGATCGTATTCTACGTTTGGTAAGCGATTAAAGAATGCCATGGTTATCTATACTTCCCTGCTCCTGATCCGATTTCTTCGCTGAATATGAGTTTTGTTTCGGTTAATGCAACTGTTAGGACTACTCCCAATGGATGCCCTTCTTCGTATGCTACAAATTGACCGTCAGTTACATAGTTTACATTGACTGATGTTATACCAGACACCTTGTACTTTGGTAGGTATGGATTTTCTCCACCCCCACTACCAATGAAACTTACTTGACAGAGATCTGGAATGCCAATGAAGTTTTTGAAAGTGTTTCCAAATGCAGCTGATTTTTGTTTGGGAGCACATGCGATTTTAAATCTTTCAACAATCTCCATTACATCATTTGCTTCTTTTTTTGATTGTGGAATCAGTTTGAATGTATATCCATGCGTTCTTAATCCAGTCCCAGAGTATAATAGTTCTGTATTGGGATTTACGATAGATTCTGTTGTTAGCTGTAAAACATCTGTGGCAGTTAGATTTGCTCCCAAACCTGGAAGATTTGCAAATGCAGTACTTAATGAATTGACTACATCAGCTGCCAAAGCACCACCAGCGTTTTTAAACCCATCGGGAGACAATAGATTGCCAAATCCAGTGATCTTTTGACCTATATTATTTGTTATAAAATTTCCAACCGTAACGCCAGCAGTTCCTAGGGCAGCTTGAGCTAATCCAGTAACATCTTTTCCTCCCCAGTTGCCACCAAATGAAGATTGTATATCATTAGGCATTGGTAAATAGATACTACTTCCAGAACTAGTAAATGAGAGGGTTGATCCATATGCTAACGGATTTGTGCCAGATGGAGGAGATCTGAAAGGAGATTTATATTCCCCAAACTCAAATTTAATATAATCTTTTGAACTAGCTATTTGCTCTGGATATCTGAGTGTCATTAGTTTCTTACTACCTCGATGTCTTCTGGTTTACCATAACCTTTAATGATTCTCTTTGCTTTAATGCGATCATTATATTTTTCGTTAGTCTCTTTCCATACATCAGATGACTTGTACGGAACTAAAGTGTTGCCTCTTTCTCTAACAAAATGTTCTACGGGCAAAGCAATAGCAGTGTCCCATTCAGCAATGGCAAGGTCCAATAAGAATCCATCTACATGGTCTAAAATATATTTATGAAGACATGAGCGAGGTAAGTCAATGCGATTGTCTTTCAACTTTTCTATGGCAAGCATTCTTTTTCTTGGTTCTAGATAGTGTAGATTGAATCCAAAAAAATGATCTGTGTTTCCTTTGATCACATATACAAGAGGAAATGTATCGTAGTATGGTAGGTACTTCATCTTTGCTTTGTATTCAAAGAGAAATAATCTACCTTGTTTTGCATATCTTCTTAGTTGATTTGAGTCTTGATTGTCGGAATCATCTACTCTGTCTCTTCGCTCATCACGTATAGTTTTTTCTGGATTTTGTTTGTATTCCAGCGCCATAGAGCGAACAGTTTTTCTATACCAACTCCATGGTTGTTCTTCACCATCCGTTTTTTCTTTTACACGTTCAAATAAAGTATTGTAACCTTTTACTTCTTTCTTCGTTTCTTTTTTAAATCCTTTTGCCATGTCTTATATCCCCAAGTGATCTTCGGTGAGAATAAGGAACTGCATCTGTCTATCCTCACACCAGTCACTTGCGGCTTCCCATTTCGCTTGGTTCTTTAGAAACGTCAGGACTTTATCTTTGTATAGTTTAGTTTGTTTCTTTGCTGGGGGTGGAGGAGTTGTTTGATTCTTTGGTTTGATTTCAATGAGATACTTTTTGATTTCATTTGATTTAGTACGAACTTTAATATAGAAGTCAACATAATAGCGATGAACTCTACCGTCTAATGGAGAACGATAAGGTATCACAACTTCTTCACTTCCCCACTCAATAACATTCTGATTTCTGTCACAGAACATCATAAACTTTCTTTCCCATAACGAGCGGTAGATGATATTTGTCGGGTTACCTCTGTATTTTTTAGGATTGGTTGGTTTAAAGAATCCAGAGTATGCCATAAATATAAATACATCTTCCCCAAATATTTATAGATGGCATCAACAGGTATTCAATCATTATTGAGTATGATTTCTAGTGGCAAGGGCATGGCCACTAGTAACAACTTTGCGGTTGAAATAACATTTCCAAACCCAGAGGTAGTTGGCAAAAGAACTTGGACATACAAAGGTAGTGGATCGGAAGACGACACAAGAATGATGGTCTTTTGTGATGAAGCTACTTTACCTGGATATCAAGTTGCTACTGGTAACGTAACAAGATATGCAGGTGCTGCTCCACTCTACTATCCTACTACACCGATTTATAATGATATTCAACTTTCTTTTATGTGTGATGCTAAAATGACTCCATTACATCTATTAAATAGATGGATGAAATATATTTACGTGGACTCTGATGATAATGGCGCAGAAGATGATTATAAAAGTAGTCAAGAAAATGGTAGAAGATTAAGATACCCAGACGAATATCAAGCAGAAATGAGATTATTTAAAACAGAGAGATCGAAAGGAAGTGATAGTGGTGCCATATCATCTTCTTACTATTTGTATGACATATGGCCTTATAGTGTAGACTCAGTTCCATTATCATATGGTTCTTCGCAGTTAGTCAAAGTCACTGCTAACTTTTACTATAGAAGATGGAAGTTGGGTAAGGATACATTACAAGGACGCTAATAAATATCTTCACGACATCATAATTTTTGGAGTAATCATGACTTTACCAAAACCCCCAGTGCCTACCTATGAGTTGGAACTACCATCAACAGGTAAGACTATTAAGTACAGACCATTTCTTGTGAAAGAAGAAAAGATTCTTCTTATGGCAATGGAATCGCAAGAGGAAAAACAAATCACGGATGCGGTAGTTAACATTGTTAAAGACTGTGTTCTTACTAGAGGAATCAAAGTAACGGAACTTGCTTCATTTGACATTGAATATTTGTTTTTAAATATTCGTGCCAAATCAGTTGGTGAAGTGGTTCAAATGAAGATTACTTGTGAAGATGATGGACAAACTCAGGTCGATTATAGTTTAGATATCAATAACGTGAAAGTAATCAAAGATCCATCTCATAATAATAAAATCATGTTGTCAGATGATTCTGGTTTGATCATGAAGTATCCTGGTATGGAGCAGTTTATTCAAACGCAAATCATGATGAAGAGTTTGAATGCTGAAGAAGTTTTTGATATTATTGTAGATTCTGTAGATCAAATCTTTGTTGGTGAAGATGTGTATGAAGCAAAAACGACCTCAAAAAAAGAGATCGAAGAATGGATTGGTGGCATGACTTCTAAACAGTTCGAGAAAGTGAAAGATTTCTTCGCTACAATGCCAAAACTATCACACAGTTTTAAAATAACAAACCCAAACACAGACGTTGAATCTGAATATACTATTGAGGGTCTGGTAAATTTTTTCGGGTAAGCATGTTCCACGAAACTTTGGTGAATCATTACCAATCTAACTTCAACCTAATGTATCATCACAAGTTTTCATTAACTGAGTTAGAGAACATGCTTCCTTGGGAAAGAATCGTTTATGTTAGTATGCTTAATGCATATATCGAAGAGCAGAACGACAAAGCAAGACAAAGATCAATGCGATGAATCCCGAAGACTTAGGCTTACCACAACCACCAGAAGGGATATTAGATCCACAGAGACCTTGGCACCTACCAATGCCAAAGTCTCCTGGTCTTTGGGGAACTCTTAAGGCGCGTCTAACTGGTAGACCTAATGAGTATGGAAACTACTCTTCGTATGTAAATATTACAGAAGCGGATGCGGATAGACTGATTGCTAACATGAAGAAAGATCCGCGAGGATATCCTCAACTGGATCAATCTAGCGGCACTCCTTCTCAATGGTTAGAAAGACAAAGGATATATCAAGAGTGGTTGGTAGAAGAGTATCTAGAAAAACCATTCAGAAAACAAGTTGATGCTAAGATTGAAGAAGCAGAGATAGAAAGAGTAGTTAATAAAAGACGTTCGGAAAATATTCAACCACAAGAACCATTGGTTAAACCAATGGAACCTATTCCCGATCCATGGGAAGGTAGTTATGTAAACTCATCCGAAATAAAAACACCAGAACCAGTAATAGAACCTGAACCAGAACCTGTAGTAGAGACACCACCTCCAGAAACTGAATCGGAAGTTCCAACTACGGATGAGACACCAAAAAAACCTATAATACCTGATCTCATACCAACGAAGATTCCAAACAAGTTATCACAAAATATATCAGAGTTTTCTAATGCACTAGACAATATTGCATCCGAACTGTCAGCGCATAATGTTTTAATAAAAAGAAGAACTTCTATTCTAAAAACTAGTAATGCTAATCTAGATTTAGTTAAGTTTTTACTTGGGCAACAGATAGAAAACTACTCTGAGTTTTTGAACGACATCGAAACTAGATCTAGAGAGGATGAGATTGAGAATAAAGATGATAAGGTAACATCTACAGTTGTTAAACAACCAGAGGAAACATCTCCACTTCCAGTTCAAACTGCAGAGAATAAACCTCAGAAACAATGGTGGGAGTTTTGGAAACAAGATTCAAATAAATCACCTACAAAAGCTTCTGCTGGTTTGATGTCAACATCAATGCCAGCAATGTCTAAGGGTGGCATATCTTTAGGCACTGGTGATAAAAATATTTTAAAACCAGGAATATATGATAATCCCACAGTAGGAAACTTAGCACCAGGAACAGCTATCATACCATTGAATAGAAACTATGGTAAAGATATGTTTGGTAACTATGATGAGATTGAATACTTAAATGCTCTTGGTGATACAATGATGCTACCAATGAGAGGATTGCTAGGTTCTGTCCTCTCTGTTTATGGTGATATACTTTCTAGTCTTGGACCGTTGGCAGGATTTTTCAACTCTTCTTTGCCTGGTATAGTCCAAGGTGCATCTAATATTTTAGGTATACCTGTTAATCTAGTTTTGGATATGCTTGGCGGTCCAGGGTATGCTGGTACAATGCCAAATGAACTAGAAGAACGAAAGTTTTATAAGTCGTGGAAGATTTACTTCGATAATAATAGATTGATATTTGAAGGTGGAACACAAGGATCTGATGGAGAAGAACCATCTATTACCTCAGGTGAAATAGCAAAAGATATTGGTGTTATTTCTTCTGCTGCGGATCTTAGATATGTTGGTGGAACTAACGTCGGTAAACTACCTGCATGGATACCATTTGCTAAATCTGATACAAAAAAGATTGGATATGTTTCTGGATTTGGTTTTCGCTGGGGGAAACAACACAGTGGTATTGATTTAGATGGAGATCCTGGGATTAAGATTATTTCTCCTTTTGCTGGAAAGATATATGATATCAACAGAAACTGGCCTACTGATGGCGGTGGTGGATATGGAAATCTAGTTGGTATTGAACACAAGCAACCAAAAATATTTACTTTCTATGGGCACTTGAAAGATGTTGCTTCTCGATTAGAAGTTGGGACTGAAGTTAAAGCAGGTGAAGTTATTGGAACAGTTGGTAATACAGGGCATTCTTTCGGTGCTCATTTACACTGGGAAGTTAGAAAAGAAAAAAATGGGGGGCAAGTTGATCCAGTGGAATGGACACACCAAAACAAACCAAGTTTCGCTAAAGGTGGCGGTTGGCGACTACCTTCTTTACCTACTTTATTGCCATCACCTATTGATTTAGTGAAGGGTTTGATGAAACCTAAACAATCAAAAAGAAACTTTGGAGAAGATTACAAGAGGCAGGAGTTGATACTTTCAGCGAAGGCTTCTGGTGGTAGTGGACTTGCTGATATTAGAGGGAATCAAAGAGTCAGACCTCAACAGTCTGGTAGTATCAGTAGACCTAAAGATTCTACGAGAGTAAAACAATCAGAACCACAAGTTCCGAAGATAGATCCAGATTTAACACCACTACAAAACTGGGCAAAGTTATTTCCAGAACTTGCCAAAAAAGTAAAACCTGGGCAGTCTGGATATGAAGAAATACAAAAGATTTTGATACCAAAAAGTGCATCAATGCCACCCGTAACATCCACAACAACGGCAGTTGCGACAGAATCGAAAGCACCGCCAAAAGAAACAACTATTCAAATGCCATCAGCTCCTTCTACTCCAAACGTTGTTACATCGGGAGAAAAATCACAAGTTTCTTTTGTTCAACTTGACATGGACACAAACTATGTAAAGGAACTGATGAAACTTCGTCGCATACAGTGATTTCAAAAATGACACTCAAATACCAAATTGGTCCAAAAAAAATCGCGGCAAATTTTTGGTTAAAAAGGTTTTTCTAAATATTTTAGCTAAGTAGGTCGATTATGGCAAAAACACTAACAGAATATATTATAGAAAAAGCATCACAAAAGAGAGATGATGCTAAGAAGACAGATGGCAAAAAAACAAGAAGTACGAGAAAAGCAAAATCAGGAACTTTAACAGAGTTTTTGCTTAATAGAAGAAAATCTGATAAAGAAAAATCGAAAAATAAAAATAAACAGCAATCGCAGATTTCTTTTGCTGAAAGTCTAAATCAATCTTTTACGACTCTTTCGAGAAAAACAGAAAAGATAAAATCTTTAGTGCATACTCAAGTTAAACTTCTCGAAGAGCAAACAGAACAAGAAACGATATTTTCTGAAAATATTTCTATTCTTTCTGATCTTTTTACTCAGAGAGCAGAGCTAGAAAAGCAAGTTTTTCTTTCGGTTGCCCATAAGTATTCTGACTTCCCAAAAGAAATACCAGAATATAAAGAACCATCGATTAATCCAACTGAAGATACTAATACATCTGTTGAAGAATCGCCTGACAACAATATTACTCCCCCACCTTTATTAAATACTCCCCAATCCCCAGACAAAAAAGCAGAGGGAGGGGTAGCACCAGGAAAATCCAAAAAGACTAAAGTTCAATCTTTAGCACCTTACGCAGATGTAATGCAACTACCTATGCAAGCAGCTGGTATTGCATCGGTAAATCTTGTTTCTGAGTTATTGAGAAAATCTGGTCCTTTAGGTGGATTTTTTGTTCCTTATATTAAATCTTTGGTTACTCCATTTGCTGTAGCAATGGGTGTTGGAGAAAGTGTAATAAGTAGTTTGCTTGGTGGATCTGCTAGGGCAGCAACTTTAGAAATGAATGCATCGCAGAAAGATTTTGCTAAGACGTGGCGTTCTTTCTTGGGTGATGAAAACTTTATTTTAAAGTTTATTGATAGAACACTTACTGGTGGTACTGATGGTGAAGTAGTTGATCCAGGAGATTTTACTGGAAATGCCACCGAAAAGGCAGCAAAAATAGCTAAAATGCTAATGAAAGATTTAGGATACAAAGATTTCCAAGCAGCAGCTATTGTAGGTAACTTAACACAAGAAAATACAAATTTGATACCAGATTTATTAGAAGGATCTAAAAAAGGATTGCTACCCACAGCAATGAAAAAAGGTATTGGATATGGATGGGCACAATGGACAGATCCAGGAAGGCAGCAAGAGTTGTATAATCTTGCTAAAAGCATGGGAGTTGATCCCGAAAAACAACCTTTAACTGATGCTGTGAACTACGCTATGTTAAAACAAGAATTTCCAAAATATGATTCTGGTGGAAGATTTAAAGCATCAACTACAATAGAACAAGCGAGTAACTGGGTGTTGATGCAATATGAAAGACCAGCAGATCAAGGTCCGAGAGAACAGGCAGAAAGAATCGCAGATTCAAAAGCAGTTCTTGCTAAAATATCAGCAGCAAGAGGTACTTCTGTCGGAAACTCAAAAAAAATATTGAATACTTATATTGTGGATGGTCCTGAAAGTGGTTTTGATTCAAATATTCAAGGATTACCAGTTACTCTACACGGTAAAGAAATCGTTCGCGTGTTTGACGGTGGATTTGAAGTTTATCCCTTGGAAAATAAAGAATATAGCATAAAAGAAGATCCTATGGGTGTGATGGAAAGGTGGTCAGAAATCGCATCTGGATTAGAAGCAAAAGTTGCGTCACTTTTTGCATCAGGTGGAGTCTCTGAAGGAGTAAAAGCGATACAACATGATGAGGCATTGTCTTCTTTATCTAGAGGAAAGAATGATTATATCGTGAAGAATGGAAAAAGTATAGTTTCATCTACTCCTTGGTCTAAAATATCTACATCCACCCCTTTACACGCTTATGAAACTGGAGTTTCTGGAGATAGAACTACGATTGGGTGGGGTATGACGTATTATGATTCTATTACTGCGGGTAGAAAAGCAGTTAAACCAGGAGATACTATAACTAAAGCAAAAGCAGATTCGTTGCTGACGGGATTGGTCAATAACTATGTCAAAACATTGAGCGGTCAAAAATGGTATCAGAAATATTGGAATAAAATGTCATCAAAGCAGCAAGCAGGATTACTTGCTTATGGGTATAATCAACCAGCGCATTTGTTAGGAACTGGAGCTCCTAAGATGTATGCTGCTCTGAGTAGAGGGGATATGAATGCTGTTGCTGCTAATATTGATAGAGGATTGCCAGCAAGAGAAAAAAATGAAAAGGCGTTGGTTCTTTCTGGTCCACGAAATCTAAATACAGCAACGGCATCAAAACCAGATAAAAAAGTAGTTGTGAATAATGTGGGTGGAGGAGGATCTTCCCCGTCAGTGACTAGATCTTCTAGCAAACCTACGCAATCTACTTCATATTCGTTCAATCCTCTTAGATTCTTGAGAGAGTTGACTATGCAACGCACTCGATAAATATTAATATAAAATAGGGTCGATACATGTCTTTTGGCGTAGAACAATCTCAGGCTGCTGGCGGTCGAACGTTAGGTGGATTCATAGCGGAAAAAGCTATGAAATCCAGGGATGATGCCAGGAAAGAGAAAGAAAGACAAAAAAAAGTAGAAGAAAAAGGTGGACAGGTAGACGAAAAGGATAAAAAAGGATTATATAGAAAAGCGTTAGCGCATAACTTGGGTGGGGGATTTTTTAGCGGAAAAAAATCTTTTAGTGAACATTTCAACTATAAAATGCCACCAAAACCAAATCCTTCTAGCAAATCTAGTGGTTCTGGGGGTGGTGGAACGAGGTCTTCTGGTGGAACTGGAGCGGGACTGGCAAAAATCCTTACAGGAGGATTTGGATCTTTAGTTGCAGACACAACTGCTATTCAAGGTGGATTAACTGCTATCACTCAACTGTTAAACTCACAGTTGCAGTCAAGTAGTTTTACTTCTAATGGTATATCTGGTATCCAAGCGATTTTAGCAGATCAACTTGAAGCTCAAGGTGAGATGATTGAGTTGATGGGTGGAGAGAGACCTTCTGGTGGATCTGGAGCATCTGGATCTTCTGGTATGTTTGGGATGTCTGGATCAGTGAAAACAGGCGGTAAAACACTTACCGAAGCAATGATCAATGCAGCAATCGAGAAGGGTATTGGTAGATTTATTACTTCTAGATTATCCAGATTAAATCCATTCAAACCAAAGACAGATGTTCCCAAAGGTCCATCTGGTCCTAAAGGATATTATGACGATGCAGCAAAAACTTCCAGAGCAAATGCTAGAAATATAAATGCCCAGCAGGGGTTGGGTGGTCAACTAAGAAATATTGGCGATAGTATCAAAGGAAAAACTAGTGATGCTATTGGATGGGGGAAAGGAAAAGTTCAAGGTATCGCTGATTTTGGATCTGGATTACTAGGAAAAGCAAAGGGAGTCGGTGAAGGTCTTGTAAATAATCCAATAACTCGCAGACTTGGTGCTGCTGGCGCTAAGTTCGGTGGAAGAATGCTTCCTGTTGCAGGAACTGGTTTTAGTGCAGCAGAAGCTGTGGATAGAGCGAAGAAGGGCGATGCAGTGGGAGCATGGTTGGCGGGTCTCGGAGGCGCGGCTGGTGGCACAGCGACGGTTACTTCTGCTGCTGCTTTAACTGGAGCTGGTGCTGTTGTTCCTGCTGCTGCAGAAGGAACTTCAATGGTTGCTGACTTAGGATTACTTGGTTGGGATATTATTAATGCGTTTAATCCAATGTCTAAGATGTCATCAGGTGGTGTGATGATAGGAGAGGCGGGAAAAGAAAGTGTAGTTGATTTGAACAGTTCTACTGCAGATGCTGCTATTTCAAAAGAATCTGAAGATCCTGGAATAAAAGCCTCTGGTGGTTCGATGCTTGCAGTTGTCGATCAGTTTGTGAAAGGTATGGGTCCACTGGGAGCGCCAGTAGCACAAGCATTAGGTCCAGATGTTCAAAATCTTGCCAGGCAGTTTGGAATGTCGCAAGTCTTACCAAACTTAAAGATTGGTGGTGCCAAGTTTAAAGATGATGGTAAATCAAAGAGAGAAAAGAATAAGTTTTTGGAAACTCTTATTTCTGGGTCTTTAGAAGCACTGGGAGCAAAGAAAAAAGACACTGGTGCTGGTGCTCAAACTGACACACCTGCTCCAACTGGAGATGCTAATGCGGGAAGATCTCAAGAAAGACAGGAAGATACAAAACAAACCCTCGAAAATATTCCTGGTGCTGGCGCGGCAATGGAAAGACCAGATCCAAAAGGAATCAATAAGGCAGAGGGTGAACAGGCAATGATGACCACGGAAAAGGTCAAGGGAACACAAGTTGCTTTAGGCACAGGTGATAAACTTACGGTGCCTAGTGCAGATTTAAACCCTGTTGTTGGAAGCAATGGAAAATACTGGTATGATAACAAAGGTCAAATATACAAGTGGAGACCAGGAGAACAAGTTGTTCAAATGTATTTGGATGAGATACAAAAGCAAGGAAAAGCAGATAGTTTTGATTTAGTCCGAGATATGAGTAGTGGTGTGGTGAGGAGAGTAAGTACTCAAAAAGACTGGAATCCATTTAATAATGCAAATGTCATCAAAAATGGTGAATACAGTTATAGAGCAAATGATAAGTTGGTTGATAATAGGAATGCAACTCCAGTGTGGTCCAGACAAACTGAGAAACAAGATTTGGGTGGATTGCACGGACCAGAAATAGCAATACCAAAACAAAGTTCTTTGACATCATTTGAAGACGGTGGATGGTTCCAACGTCTTACTAGATGGATGACAACACCTATGGGTCAAGGTGCTTCTGATAAGGCAGTTTCTTCACTACAAAGATCTGCTAGTGCTGGAAATATGGGAAGCACTGCACAAGGTCTCAGTAATAGGAGAGCGGCAACTGATGCTGCTATTAAAGAAATGCTTGGTCACGAAAAAGGCGGATCTATGTTTGGAATGACTCAAGTAAATAAGATCACTATTGAGCAGAGAGTTGATGAAATAGAGAAGATGACAAAAATGTTAGCTTCTGTTGTTGGTGTTAGTACTTCTGGTTCTGTAGGATCTCCAACTAAATCAGCATCCCCGCCAAAATCTGTGCCGTCATCTCCAGCTCCAACGGCAACAAATCAAGTTGCTGATGGTATGTCAGAGATGGCTGTTATTAATGTCATTCAATCTGGTGGGTCTTCTCCAACTATCCAAAAACCACAAGGATCTACACAAAATACTGCAGAATATGCTAGTGACCCTACATGTAATGGTCTCGCATCAGTTCTTTGCTTATCATCACCTTGGGGGTCAATGTAATGGGATTAGATTTAAACGCAGTAGTTAAAAAAGTTAGCATAACTGATACTAAAGGGAAGGAACATATGCTTACTGGAAAAAATCCAGAAGCACAGATAGTTGGTATTAAAATATACGAAAATGTTGAAAGTTACACTATGATGGCAGAGTTAATGATATTTGATACTGCTATTAACTTGGTTGGTTCTGTTCCTATTGTTGGCACAGAAACCGTTAATATTGAACTACAGGCACCAAATATATCAGAAGAGACTTATAAGTGGAAGTTTGTTGTTTATGGTATCCGAAACCGCATAGTATCGACCAGTAAACAACTTTACATACTTGATTTGTTTTCAGAGGAAGCGTTGCGTAATGAAACTCTTAGAGTGGGTAAAGTATTGAAAGGAACTGGAGATGCAATAGCATCTGATTTAATCAATAATTTTGTTAAATCTGACAAAAAAATAGTTGACACAGAGACGTGTAAGTATAAGATAAAGTTAATCCCATCTTTAAAAAGACCTTTTGACGTAATCACATCTATTCTTCCAGAATGTGTTTCTAGTTCAGCAAATCCTACTGTAACAAATGCAAAATCATCTACTTCTGGCAGTGGATCAACATCTGGAGAAAATGGAGTCACTAACTCAGCTACTGCTAAATCTGCTGCTGTAGTTTCTGGTAGTGCTGGTTATATGTTTTTCGAGAGATATGATGGTTATGTATTCAAATCTATAGACGCAATGATTCAAGCAGGAGTAAAGCACAGAGATTATACTTATGCTTTTGCTCAAGGAGATCAAGACACAGCAGAAGAAAACTCATACAAGATATTAAACTATTCTTTCTCAAGTCAGGAAAATATTCTCAGGAAAATGCGTTATGGCGTGTATTCCTCAATGATAACTTTCTTCAATCCATCAAGTTGCGAATACGAAGAGTATTTCTTTGATTTAAGTAAAGAATATCCACAAATGGTGCATTTAGGAACAGACGAAAAGATTCCTGATACGATCAAAACATTATCAGAATACCCAACACGTATTATGTTGCAGTGTTTTGATCATGAAACTTTCCATGATACTTCTGATATTGCTAATCCAGATTTAGGAGGGAAAGCAGAGTTCCCTGATTTCAAGAAACAGTGGTTAGCACAATCGATCAGTAGAGGTATGATACTGAACAATCAGGTGCTAAATATTACTATACCCATCAATTTTAATCTGAGGGCAGGGGATAAACTAAACGTAAAACTACCCAATCAATCGGTACAGTCCAAGCGAGAAGAAGAAAGATTCGACAAAGCTAACAGTGGATTATATCTAATCAAAAAAATATCATATGAAGTGTTGAGAGATAATGATAAAGGGTTGATTGCGGTTTGTAATCTAGAACTAATCCGAGATAACTTAGGGAGTTAAACTATATGACAGACAAAACTATACATGATCACATTGAGCGTGATCGTAAGATTGTTGGAGATCCTATGGCATCTTCTCAATCCAGAAGACATGCCGAAGAAGAACTTGAGCAACTAGAAAGATACCACCAAAAGCATCCTGATAAAGATGCAGATCCAACCGCACTGGATTTATATTGTAATGATAATCCAGAAGCATTAGAATGTAGAGTATATGAGGTCTGATGTTACCCGAACTTAACTTACCTGTTAACTTTGCTGGAAAAGATGGTTTCTACTGGTGGATAGGGCAAGTAGAGACGGAAGATGGTGTAAAAAATTCTAACAGGTATAAAGTTCGCATTGTCGGGCAGCATGTAAAAAGTTGCACTGCTGTTCCTGTTGAAGATTTGCCTTGGGCTGTAGTAATGCTGCCCGTTACAGCACCTTCTAGCGAAGGAAACAGCAACTATTCTCCTGCTAAGTTACAAAAAGGAGATTGGGTTGTTGGATTTTTTATGGATGGAGCAGTTGGGCAACAACCAATCATTATGGGCAGTTTGCAGAAAGTTACCAACTCAACAGATAAAAATGATTTGAGTTCTAGTAATGCTGCTACAGAATGTCTAGCATTCTCTAGATATATTCCACCAACCAATCCATATCTTGCACAACCTGTCGGTGATCCTAAAAATGCGGCTGCTAGACCAGGAAATACTGGAGATGTGGAAGGAAAGGGAACTAATAATCCAGGTCCACCGCCAGCAGTAGCTCAATCTGGAGTACCATATAGTCCTACTGCAACGTCAACTAGATTTTCGTGTGCTACGGTTGCTGATGTAGCATGTAAAGATACAGAACAATCTAAGACTGGATTACAAAACGTATTGACTGAGTTATTTGGTGCTATTTCCAGTAGTGGTGGGCAAGTTGGAACGCAGTTGTTGAGTAGTGCAACGGGCACTTTAGTTGATTATGCAAATGCTGCAAAAGGATATATCAATAGAGCTTTTGGGGTTGTTAGATCTTATATAGAAAGAGCAAAAGGTCAGTTGTTGGCACTGATCAAGCAAGGAGTTAGCGCAGTCATAAAGTTCTGCATGGGGATACCAGCACCAACTATAGATCCAAAAACAGGGGAAGCAATAAAAACCAAAAAGACTGGTGTGCTTGGTTCTATTATTAAATGGTTGAATGAGCAACTGGGTTTAATCAACTGTTCTATAGCAGACTTAGAACAAAAACTTCTAGATTTTCTTACTAATCTAATCACAGATCTTTTAACGAGTGTTGTTAATGGTGCTACTTGCGTAATAGAATCTATTGTATCAGAAGTTTTATCTGAGATAGAGTCTTTTTTAACAGGATTAGTAGATGCGATATTGGGTCCATTGCAAGCACTGCTGGGTATTATTGCAAGTCCTTTGAACATTTTGGGTGAAGCTCTTGCATACATCTTTGAACTTTTGGGGATAACTTGTACAGGAAATGGAAATAAATGTAGAGATGCAGAACAGCAACAAAACTGTACAGGACCGAAGAAAAAACCAGGAGAGGATGATTTTGCAGCATTAGATAAACTTATTGCTGATATACAAGATGATGTTTCACCCGCTCCATTACAAACATCATGTGAAGAATCAACTGCTATTCCTTGCCCATCTTTGACTGAGGCTGATGTATCTGGAGGTGAACCAAACCCAGATGAGTTTACAGGAGATCCAGAAGATTCATTGGATCCGCCAGATGATCCATTTGGAGATGATTTCTTTGATGATTTCCCAGATCCTTTCAATCCAGATGACGATGATTTGCCTGGTGATGGTGATGATGACGGAGATGGAGATACACCAACATCGCTACCTATGGTGGCGTCTGTAAATGGATCAGGAATATTCTCGTTTTCTGCATTCCGTGCTACAGTAGCAAATATAGATGTTATTGAAGTTGAAACCGAAACCTTAGGATTGCTGTCGATTGTCGCTGGGTCTGGAAATACAGTAACGTATACTCCATCTTCAGACGTTCCTACTACATCACCTTTTGTTTCATATTCATTATCATCAGATAAAACAGTGGTTACACCTGGAGAAAAAATAACATTTACGTTGAAAGATTTGTCTGGTACTGTGGAAGACGGTACTGTTTTTGATTATGTTTTATTTGGATTGGTTCAATCGGGTGATTTTGTTGGTGGTACTATTATTGGTAAAGTCACTATGAATAAGGGTGTAGCAGTTAAAACTATTCAAATTTCTGATACAGTTAGTTTTACTGGGTCTAGATCAGTAACTTATAATGTTGCTTCTAGAACAAAGTTATTCACTATTCAAAATTTGGTCGATCAACCATCTACGCCACAACCACCAACATTTAGACCACCTGTTATTGGCGAACCAGAAGTTGATGATGATGGTAAGATTATTGACATTCCGATTGAAGATCCTGGAGATCCATATATTTTTCCACCATTTATTAAAATATATGGCGAAGGTGTAGGAGCTTCCGCCAAGGCTGTTCTTGATGATAGTGGAAAGTTAACAAAGATTTTAGTTCAAAGACCTGGCAGAGGATACGTTCCAAACAGAAGTTCTAACAAGCAATGTGTTATAGATGGATTTGTTATCATTAGACCTGGAATCGGATATACAAAAGAACCTACCATATATGTAAATGGTGATGCCACTATCGCAAAGGCTATTGTTGATAGCAACGGTTATTTGGTAGATGTTCAAGTTATTAACAAAACAAAAACATTTGATACTTTCCCAACTGTTGTTATCGAAGGTTCTGGGATGGGTGCAAAAGTAATCCCATCGCTATCTTGCCTAGATAATAAAAACTTTGTTTCACTTGTTAATGAAGTTGCTCCTTCTGGGGTTGCTGAAGTTGTTGATTGTCCATAAGGTAAACTATAATGGCAAAAAGTTGGTTAGAGTTACAGGAAGAACTAAAATCAGGTGCGTCTAGTCTGGCGGTTCCAGTACAAGATGATGGATGTGGTAGTACTACTTCTTCCTCATCTTCTAATATTATTGATTTGGGCGATCCAGCAGATCTCACTGCTGGAATAAGCGAAACTTTATCAGACATTCAATCTAGTATTGATGCTTTTGGTTCTGAAGTTATGGGGGTGCTTCAAGATATTGGGGCATGGATACCACCAGAACTACAGGGTAGTGGTTCATCTTCAGAAGAAAGCGCCGCACAGGCAAACTTTCAAGCGGGAAAAGCATTTGCTGCGGTCGATAAAGTTCAATCAGAAGTAAGTCAAGGCGGAAATATAGTAAAGACAGAAGGGCATGATAGTCAAACGGGCGATAGTTTTTATCAAGTTTTGACAAGTTCTGGCGCTGGTTTCACGATTGATACTGATGGAAGCTTTTATATCAGAGGAACAAAAAATCCATCAGATGATCCACAGACAGGTGGGTTTCATGTACTTGCCGATGGAGGAAGTCAGATAAAAGTTGGCGAGTACATGGTTATTGAAGTTGGTAATAACAATAAAGTATTAGATGGAAAGGGTGGGACTTCTGGAACTGCTGGTCCAGCATTCTCTCTGTATATTAATGGTAATGCGGACATCAAGTGTGCTAATGGTGATTTGAGACTGGGCGGAAAAAATATATTGATTGATGCTTCTGATTCTTTAGAAATGAAAGGTTCTGACATTAAGATTCTTGCTGGTTCTGGAACTGGAGAAGCAGCGAAAGAAGGACAAGCACCACCAGATGAACAGGGTGGAAGTATTGAAATGAAATCTGGCACATTTAAACAAACATATGTCAGTAAACAAGGAATAGAAGCAGCCAACTACGCAAGAGTAGATGGTGAACAGATTATTGCTATGAATGACCCACAAGGTAACTTTGCCATAGAATCTGCGGGAAGCATGACTATCAAAGTTGAAGGGGACATGCTTGAGGAGATTGGTGGCAGAAAGATGACCGAAGTTATGAGATCCTTAGTTCCATTGCCACCACCACTCGGTCCAGCACCTATTATCAATGGCGTGAGTGCTGGATATTACATTGTAAACAAAAATCTGGTAAAACCTGCTTTAGGTGCTAAAAGCGTTGAAGCAACACCACCTGTTGTATACATTCATAGTCCAGCAACCGCAGTTGGTGGAGGTTTAAAAGTTAGAGCAACATCTGGAAACATCGACTTAACTACCAATCTTGGAAACATTGTAATGGCAACCAATGAATCAATGTTGGCATCTGTTATAGATACTGCTTCGATTAAAGCAGATTTAACAACACCAGCTTTGATAAAAGGATTAACACTTCCTGGAACATATGTGGGTTCTATAAAAGGTGATACTACAGTATTCAGTGCAACTGGTGTAACAATGTCTATTACTCCAACACCTACTGTACCACCAATCGACAAATATATCAAGATAGGTTTAGATAAGACAACAATCAAAAATATAACTGGTATTTTCTTGAACTGACCCTCTTGACAGACCCCCTAAATACCGCTATACTAGCAATGTGGCGCTTTGAGGTCTGGTCTTATGAATCTCCAAAATCCTTTAGAAACAGCTCTTGACACCATCTCGATAGACCTGTATAATAAGAAGGTCTTCATCACTGGGTCAGAAGGAACCTCTCTCACATTTAAGTGTGCTACAATCAATGAGTTGGTTGAGTTAAAAGAGCAATGTGCTAAACTTCTCAAAACGAAACACTTTTTAGTTCGTTAATGCTGGTTTAGCTATCTGGTGAAAGCACCCGACTCATAATCGGATACAGGCGAGTTCGATCCTCGCAACCAGCACTTGACAGTCACTTGAGCATCTGCTATAATACTGTCATCACCACGGGGCGGTGGTGGAATCGGTAGACACATCAGACTTAAAATCTGCTGGGCTTATGCCCGTGGGAGTTCAAGTCTCCCTCGCCCTATTCTCACTAAATATATTGTAGTGGGAATGTTATGAAATACACATTATCGCAAGCATACGTCTTTTATATGGGCGAAGTTGTGCGTATGTATTTCGTTCAAGGTCTTCCATATACATTTGATGAACTTCCTCAAATAGTACAAGACCACCCTTCAGTTCAATCAGAAGCTCTTTCTCATCGTGATTACGATGACGAAGATATGTTTAACTGGTGCAACTATCTTGTTATGGAAGAAATGCACCCTTTAATGTTTAACATAGAAGTAGACAATCCAGAACTACTTCCTAAAGACGAATAATGCCTGAGTAGCTCAGCTGGATAGAGCAACGGTTTTGTAAACCGTAGGTCGTCGGTTCAAGTCCGACCTTGGGCTTCCGTGTGAAGGAAGAGCAACAAACCTCAAGTGCCCCTTGAGGTTTTTTCTTATAAATAACTCAGAAGAAATCACTATAGTTACAGGTAACTGAGTAATGCCATTAACGAGATTAGATAATCTACTTTCAAGTAAGACTGGTAAATATCTTTATGTTTCTCCCGATGATTATAATGCATCAGATGCTCTAGATAACAGAGGCAACACCCCCTTAAGACCATTTGTAAGCATTCAACGTGCTTTCTTAGAAGTAGCTAGATTCTCGTATCTACCTAATGTAGATAATGATAGGTTTGACCAGTTTACAATCATGCTGGCACCTGGCAATCACTATATTGATAACCGTCCTGGTGTTCCAGACGTAGAAGATATTCCTACATTTCAATATAATGAAACGCTACAGCAGTGGGAGACAAATGAAGATGTAAGTTTTGATCTTTCAGATCCAGATAACGTTCTTTACAAGTTTAATGGTCGTGACGGTGGTGCGACTATTCCTAGAGGTACTTCACTAGTAGGTACAGACCTTCGTAGAACTCAGCTACGTGCTCTATATGTTCCCGATCCTGCTGATAAAGATGTTCCTCGTTGTGCTCTGTTCAACGTAACTGGTGGTTGCTATTTCTGGCAGTTCACTATTCTTGACGGTGATCTTTCTTCAAACTCTCCTTTATACGACGGTACGGTAGGTCGCGTTTACACACAACCAAACGATACAACAAACCGTCCAGTACCTGAGTTTTCACACCACAAGATTACCAACTTTGTTTTTGCTGACAGAGAAGATCTAGGACTACTATACAGAAAGATTGCAAAAGCTTTTGGTGACTATCAAGATTCTATTGATGATGTATATGTAGAAGGATCTGAAGTTCCTGTCGCTATCCAATGGAGCAATACTACAACATACAACTCTGGTGACAGAGTAATCTATAACGGTAACGCATTTGTTGCTAATGCAGTTGTCACTGGTATTGATCCAGAATCTGATGATACCAAGTGGACTAGACTTGTAATCCGTGGTAGAGAGTTTGACTACAGAGTACAAGAAAACAGAATTGTTGGACCTCTATCTGATGCTGTGTTCATTGACAGCATTAAGTTGATTGATGGAGGCGGGACTGACACGGGTATTCTTACTCTTGAAGTTAGAACTAAGATTAATCATGGATTCTTCCCAGGTCAGTACGTTGCTGTAACCAACAACAATCTTAATGATGCATTAAATGGTGTTTTTGCTGTATACAATATCAGCACCAACGATCCTAAAATATTCTACTATCGTGTTCCATTCACAGCACAAGGTCTCAACCTAACTTCTGGTGAAACATATACTTCAACATCTGCTCTTCCCCTCAACCAAACTGCTACCGTTCAAGCAGAAGTTGACTCGGTAGAATCTGCTTCGCCATACGTCTTCAACTGTTCGATTCGTTCGACTTGGGGTATTTGTGGTATCTGGGCTGATGGTCGTAAGGCGACTGGTTTCAAGTCGATGGTTATCGCTCAGTACACTGGTGTTTCGCTTCAGAGAGACGACCGTGCGTTCATTCGCTACGATGAGTTCAGTAACACATGGAACCAGGCACCTCTAACGGATGCATTTGCTACAACTCCTTATCACATTAAGGGTGATGCATACTGGAAGGATGATTGGAGAAACTTCCACGTTCGTGCTTCGGATGACTCCTTCATTCAGAACGTTTCGATCTTCGCTGTAGGTTTTGCTGACCACTTCCTACTTGAGTCTGGCGGTGATATGTCTATCACCAACTCCAACTCAAACTTCGGTAACACATCGATGCACTCGGTTGGTTACAAAGGATTCTCCTTCAACCAAGACAAAGGTGGATATATCACTGATATTATTCCACCACAGCAGTTGAAGACATCTGATAAGGATAAACTGCAATATTATCCTATCAATATTAATCTCACAAATGATGCTACAAATACCACAAAGATCTATCTTGGTGGGGATAGCGTCAAAGATCCAGAAAATCGTCCAGCAGCAAGCGTTGGCGGTTTTAGAATCGGTGCTAGAGTAAACGAACAGATTAAAGTAAAACTTAATGCTGGGACTGGTGAATCTGGTCCCACAGAAAAGAATGCAGTGTTAAATCCATCTGGATTTAAGAGATGGGCTGCGTCTTTAGCAACTCTAAATCCTGCTGGTGCTTCTTTCACTACAGAATACAATCTTCGTCAGGATGCCGCTAATCTTATTGAAGCAAACCAGACATTTATTCAATCTGAAGCATTTGGATATATTCTTGAGAAGTATCCATACCTTCAAAACATCTCTTATGTAAACCCAAATATCACTGCTGATACTGGTAGATACAGAGATGCATCTAACTTAATCAAAGCAAACAGACAAGAAATCATCGACACTGCTTACAGTGAGATGGTTAGTGCATTCCCAGGTTTTGTGAATCCAAATGAAACCAAGTGCAGAAGAGATCTTGGATATGTTGTTGACGCTATTGCTGATGACTTATATGATGGTGGTAATGCTAACATTGTTGAAGCTACTAAGTCATACTTTGATGGCGCTGGTCTACCATTAAGCAATGGTTTGTCTGGAGAAGAAAGACAATCGGTATTTGCTTTTAATCGTGTTAGAGATCTTTGTAAGTTAGCTATCGCTAACATGCTCTCATCTACAAGTTCTTTACAAGTTTCTACGATTACTTCTAGTGGAACTACTGTAACTGTGACATGTTCTTCTCCTCATAATCTTTCGGTTGGTGGTAAGATCAGTGTTATTGGATTAAATCAATCCGCATATAATGGTAACTTTACTGTTCTTTCCAGTGGATTCAGTGCAACTCAGTTCCAATATACTGCTCTGTCTGCCCCTTCTGCTTCTCCTGCTACTGGTGTTGCATATGTTTCTACGGTAACGATTGATCAAGCAAACAGAACAACACTTGCAGGTAAGTTAAAGAATGGAAGTGATTTAATCTTTGCAAACAAGCAACAAATCGTAGATGCTGCTTATGTAAGTTCTATTCCTTCAGATACGAATGGTACTAAATGCAAGCGTGACATTGGTTATGTTGTTTCTGCGGTCGCAAACGATCTAAACTTTGGTGGTAATGAATACACCATTGCTGCTATTAAAGAGTATTTTAATGGCAACAGTCTACTATCAAATGGTGTACAAGGTGAAGTAACTCAAACTATTGCAGCGTTTAACAATGCTAGAGAGCAGTGCAAACTTGCAATCAATAACCAGTTAAATATAAAAGATTTAACTATCAAACCAGACCCAGCAACAGGTTCTAACACCAGTGTAAACTCTTGTGCTGATGTTAAGAGCACAATCGATAACCTATTTGGATTAGTTACCACAACTCTTCAAGCTGGAAATCTAGATGGTCTCGCAACAGTAAACAACGGTTTATATGATTGTGCTAACGTTAGAACTACTATTGATACATTAAGTGCTATTTTAACAACTGCTATTTCTTCCGCAAGTCTTGCATCTGTTCCAACTCCAAATCCAGGATTGTGGTCCAGAGTTTCTGACAACAGTAAGTGTAAGAGAGATATCGGTTATATTGTAGAAGCAATCGTTGCTGACTTAAGACTGGGTGGAAATGTTAATACCGTAAATGCTGCTAAAGCATATTATACTGGTGTTACGCAAGATAATGATGGTGTGAATGATGGATACACTTTAGATTATATTGAAAGTGAGTTAAGTGAAACTTTAGATGCATACAACTATGTAAGAGATTTGTGTATTTCTGCAATGAGAAATCACAATACCTACATGACTGTTAATACAGCAAACTCATCTATCGTTACCGTTCCTTCCACTAGAGGACTTGCTGTGGGTATGAAGGTAGTTGGAGTCAATACTATTCCATCTACAACAGGAAACAATACTGGAAATGAACTCACCAACTATAATGATCAGTATGAAGAACTAGTTGACGGAAAAGTAGTTCCAAAATCAACAAATATTAGTACAACTTATATTCCTGAAGGAACATACATTAAGAAAATTGTCAACTCAACACAGATTGAACTTGGTGTGAAGGGAAGTAAATTAAACTATGGAACTACAAAAACTGCTGTTGCTGGTACAGCGATTAAGGTCTTCTTCCAACTAGAAGAAGGAATATGGACATCATCTATCGGTCCTTCTGTAGATAATACGGTTATACAGGATTATGTTTACAGTGGTGACGGTGAGTGTGCATCTATTTACCAGGCGCTCAACACATATTTTGGTATTATTTCGACCATTCTTCAGAATGGTATCAATGCAGTTACAGCAACTGCACCTGAAGTAGATACTACTCTTCTTTCTCAGAGAGCTACTGCTTTCACTCTTCAAGAGATTCAAGGAAGCAATCTACTTGCTAATCCACATGATCTAGAAACTGGAACTCCAGTAAGACTTGTTCCTAGAGCAAAACCAGGATCTAATGTAGATAAGCGTTTAGTTCGTTTACCAAAAGGATTTAGCACAAATACCAAGTATTATGTAATCGCTCCTGGAAGAAGAACACAACCATTTAACTATGCAACTGGTGATTTTGCTGCATCTGATCAACAAAAGATTCTTCTTGCAACCAGTGAAGAAAATGCTGCTGCTGGTATTTACATCTATTCACCAGAAACTGAAAATATCAATGAAAATGTAATCATTGATGTTTATCAATATGTTCTGGATGTTAACTATGATCTACATCAATATAAAACAACACTGTTTGATTCTACAACGTTCTTGACAGAATCTCCACATATTTTTGATATACCAGTTAATGATGCTGGAGTAACGTTACAAAAAGTGTTCTTTAGGACAGGTAGTGATTTAGGAGCAAACTCCACACTTCCAAACCCAGCTAATACTTACATTGGTTTATTTAATGATACTACTGAGTATTACGTTAGATATTTGGATGACGCTAATGGATCTTCTACTGCTAAAAAGTTCAAGATTTATCTAACAGCTCAAAATGCTATTGCAAATGAAAACCCAGTAGAGTTCTTTGAAAATAGTGGAACAACTTTCTATACGTTTGCGAGCAAAAAACGTTCGCCAATGAAGTTTAATCCTACTGTTGATACTGCGGATACTCCAAAAGGAAGATGGTATTTGAATACTGTTTCTGATGCTGGAACTGGTAATCTTATCACTAGATTGAAGCAATCTGATTATAGTGACGATGCAGTTGGACCAAATGCTAAAACTTCGGATTCTTATTATGAACGAGTAAATGATCTAAGATCTAAGCAAGATAGAGTTTATAGATTTAGATTTGTCATTCCTGCATATAGAGGTACTACAGTTAGAGATCCTCTGAATGGATTTGTGTTTAAGATTAGAACCGACTCCAAGAGAAAACTATTACCCCAAAAGATTCTTTTAAAGCCAACTGGTAACGCAAGTCCATTTGCAACATTCTATGCTTTAAACTCTGCTGGTCAGCAAGTCAACGAAAAACTTGGGTGGACGTATTCTCAACTAAATGCTGCTGGATTTGATGATACAGTTTATGATCCATATCTAAATCCTGTAAAGATTCAAACTAACTCAAAGATTAGTGCAAATATTCAGTCAGCAAGACAAAGAACTATCAATGGAGTTAACTATCTTGAGTTGACTGTATTTGATCATGATGTAGATCCTGCTTATAAGACAACTATCTTTACTACGGTGAAGATTACTTCTCCTCAAGGTGGAGATGGTACTTTTGAAGCAAGTTTAACAGATTTGGACGAAGATAACTTTATTGAGTGGGAAGGTGCTTGCTCTGGATCTGCTTATGTACATGCATATTTAAAGTATGAAAACGAATATCATCTCATTCTTAAGGGTGTAACTGGAAACTCAACTCTAGATTTTGATCCTTTTGTTACTACTACGTTTAAGCAAGGTTCAGTATCTGCAATCATGATGGACGAACCTGATGGTGGTAGAACAGATAAAAATAGAAATCTGTATGCAGTTGAAGGTGCTAATGTATATACATTAACACCTGGAGATATTGTAAAAGATTCTACCAACGTAAGTTATACTATTGCAGAAGTAACCGACATTGAAGATCTGGAAGGAACTTATTACATCTTCTCGGTTGATACGATTCGCAGAAGAATCCCAAATCAGCAAGATGGTGTTTACTACCTAACTTGTGTTCGTGGTGATATTAGACCATTCCCAGTTGGATCTGGTGTAGGTGAGAACTTTAGAAACTTTAGATTCTCGCAACCTATCTCTAAACTGTATCCTGAGTTTTACAAGAACGATCCTGAATGGTATAGAGCACTTGACGATACCTTGAAAGACCCCCCTGCAACTATTTCTGCAGCTGATAACTATATTCATGGATTGGTAACAGTAAACGATTCTAAAAACTCCTTAACAAAAGAAACGGTTCTTGATTTCGTGCAAGATTCTGGTTCTGGAGTCTATTCATTCACTGGAGATAATACCATTCAAGCACAGTCTGGACCTGCTTCTGCTGGTTCTGAGACTAGAAAGATTTCTATTTCGGGAGATTCTCAGTATCCTACAGAAAGAAAAGTTTACATTGAACTTCGTAGACCATCTATCGCACGTTCTGGTAACCACACATTCGAATATCTAGGTTTCGGTCCTGGTAACTACTCAACTGGTTTCCCTGCGCGTCAGGAGATCGTTTTAACTGACGTTCAGGACTTCTATGCTCAAGCTAAGCGCGAAGACGCTGGTATCGTCTTCTACACTGGTTTGAACTCTAATGGTGACCTCTATATTGGTAATAGAAAGATCAACGCTATTACTGGCGAAGAGACTTTCTTAGAGTCGGCTGAACTAGTTGAATCTGAGGATAGCGATGAAGATATCGGAACATTGGTAACTACCTTCGAAGTACCAGTTACTTTCAAGGATATTATTACTGTAGAAGGTTTTGATGGAACTAAACCAAGTGTATTCACATCGCCTGTTTACTTTAATGTAAGAGTTCTTGATGATTTTGGTGGTCCTGTTGATCCTGCTATCACAGTTAAAACTAATATTGATCCAAATAATGATGACGGGTATTTAAATGTCACGTCTCTGGGTCAAAAAACGGGTGATATCAAGATTCAAAAGAATACGATTGATTTAGCTAAGATTAGACTATATGCTCGTGGTGAACAAGGATATACATTTAGAGCACATATTACAAATAAAACTCCTGATCAAGCGTCACCTTTTGGTGGTGATATTCTTCAACCATCCACACAGATTATTAAGTTTGGTTCTAGCAACCCTATTTCTGGAGATGTTTTACTCAAGGGTTCGCAAACAGATGTAACAGGTAGTGCTGGTTGGATTTTTGCTAATACTTATACAGTATTAAGTAAATCTGGCGATAGTGGTATTACTAATCCACAGATTGCAAGTATTCAAGGATTTGGCACAGGCAATGTTATTCGATTGAACTGGAATACAACTGGATCTCCAGCTTGGACAAATACTTTACTCAATATTAATGAATCTACTCAGGTCAAGATTACTGGTGCTCAAGCTCCAATCGCAGCACTTAATGGCATTTGGAGAGTTGCGAATACGGTTGGAAATCCATTTAGTTCTTCTGCTACTTATCTTGATGTAACCCCATCTGAAGGGCAGCAGATCACCGTAGAGAGTCAAACATACTCTATCAACACTACAACTCAACCAAATATTAAAGTTTCTAGAAGTAATACATTATGGAAAGAATGGGGTATTATTGGAACTGAAGCAATCAGAACAGAAACTTCAAATATAGGTGATTACAAGTTAGGTGTAAACACGATTGCAAGAGCTAATCATTCTGCATATGATAATGCGTTTATTTCTGATGAAACAACACCAAGAGCAAACCTAGATCTTGTTGGTACTGCATTCTTCAGTGGTAAAACTTTATCTGTAACACCAAATAACTTCCTTGCAAACTCTAATCCAACAAACAGAACATTTAATGGTGTTTCTAATGCATTCTTAATCGGTGGCGATAGTGCTAATCCAAGTAATGAAGCAACATTTAGATTATCGACTGCTACAAATAGAGTTGGTATCAATGTAACCAATGCAGAACTTGATAGATCCCTCGTTATTGATGGTGATGGTAGAGTTACTGGAAACTTCAGATTCCAAGCAGATATTGAGGTTAATGGTGGTGATATTACTACTACTGTAACTACTGGATCTTTCAACTTTGTTGAGGATACTACTTTCACAGGTACTCTTAATATTGGTAGTTATGCTTCAACTGTAAACTTTGCAGCGAGAGCAACTACTCTCAATATTGCAAATACAACAACATCTACTCAGACAATCAATATTGGTAATGCTGCAGTAACACAAACTATCAATATCGGAAATGTTGGAACTGGCACTCACGATATTAACATCGCTGCTGGTGCTGCAAATCTAACATTTGACGTTGGTAATCCATCTGCTTCTGCAACATCGTCCAAGATTACTCTTGGTGGTGCTTACAATGCCAATGAATCCAACAGTTTCTTAGAAGTTAAAACTAAGTCTGCTAAGTTCTGGGGTGATATGCAGATTGGTGTTAATAAACTTATCACTGATACCGTAACTCTTGGAACCAATGCTGGATCTGTAAACTTCTTCTCGACCTCTGGATCCGCTTCCACTATTTCTTTCGGATTAAATGCTTCTGAACTTAATATCGGCGGACAGGGCGGAACTACAACTATTAGAAATAGTTTAACAGTTGATGCGTCCATTTTAAGTAAAGGCAATATTACATTAGACGGTGGAACCGCTGCATTCTCATTCAATGGAACCAGAGCATCTCTTGGTTCTACTATCGCTTCTCACACTGGATTCCCAACTGGCGCTCCTTTAGATAAAAATATTGATCTAGTCACTGTTCTAAGTGGATTTAATAATACTGTCGATACGGCAGGTGCTGGTCCATGGGGAGGCACGTTCTTTCAAAATGCCATTGGTACATACACCGCAAATGATGGAAGTGCCCTGGTCGCATTAACTGGAAATGAGTATTATTTACCACTTGTATCTGCTCCAACATATGCTGAAGGAGATGATATTCTTATTGATAGTACAGTTGCTTCTGGTGTACACCCAGAAATCGTTAAGGTTGCTGTTGGTGGATTAAGAAGAACAACGACTGCTCCATATTATATTATTGTTGAGAGACAACCATATGGTACTTTCTTACCACAGAAAACAAATCATCCTGATAATACAACTACCAGAAAAGTTAACGTAGCTCTAGATGCAACTTGGTTGACAGCAAATACAGACGGCGCTGGAACCACTGATGTATTCAGTCTCGCTGAGTTTGGTGGATCATTAGCATCTGGCGATTATATCTTTGTTGATAGAAACAGTACTGGAACTTCTGGTGAGGCTGTTAAGATCGGAACATCAACGGGTGCCACCGCACAAAAACTTATCATTACCAATGGTGCTGGTTCTACCAAGTTTGAGGTTGATTCCACGACTGGTGCTACGGTAGTTAGCGATGCTACATCTCTTGGTGGATTGACAGTTTATGGTCCATTAAACTTTGTTGGATCATGTGTTTCCACTGGAGATGCTAGGAAGTTTAAGTTAAGCAACACCACTGGAGAAACATTCAGTGTAGATATGTGTAATGGTGCTACCACTATTACACAAGGAACCCTAACAACTAATGTTTCCGCTTTAAGTGCTACTGCTACTTGGAATAGTTCTGCAACTACTTTCACTGGCATTAAGTTAAATGTAACTAATACTTCTTCCAACGCTTCTTCTGATCTGATTGATCTGCAAGTAGGTGGAACTACTAGATTCGATGTCAAGGCATCGACAGGTGATACATATATTTTTGGAGATTTAACTGTTAATGGTAATACTATTAAGTCTAGTTCTGCAGATGCGTTAGAGTTAAGTGGAGCGAATGTAGAAGTTAAGGGAGATTTAACAGTTACTGGTAATGATATTAAATCAAGTGGAGGAACGACAGTTCTTACATTAAATAATAATGATGCTACTTTTGCTGATAACTTAACTGTAACTGGTGATTTAACTGTTAATGGTGGTGATTTTGTTGTTAATTTTAATGGAACAAAACGATTTGCTGTAAATGATTCGGGATCTATTGATCTTGGTGGAATTGATGAATACTTTACTTCTACTGGTGGTAGAAAATGGATCTTTATACAAAATGATAGTAACACACAAAATGCTATTAATAACACTTCAGAGGAAAATCTCAGATCAAACTGCAATTATTTTGTACAAACGTCTGGTTCTCCAAATACTCAACTTATTTTGATGCTTCCTGGAACTTCTGCGGTTGGTAGTATCCCAGCAGCTAAGAGTGGTGATATGATTAGAATAGTCGATACAGGTGGAAAAATAAGTAATACTTGTCAACTGGTTATAAGAGCTAGAAATAGTATTAAAATAATGGGTGATTCTACTGGATCAAATATAGGTATGCCTTCTGGCCAGGTATATTCATCTGGAGGAGAACTTATCATTAATACTCCAAATGCTGGGTTTGGGTTAATATATTGTGGACCAGATTCTGGTGCTAGCACCACATTCCAAGGATGGTGGTTAATGGAGATCTAAAATGACAGTTAACTATAACGCCTTACGAACTATGAAAGGTATGGCTGTGGGAACTATCATCCCATGGTCAGGACAGATAAGTGGTTCTGGAGGTATACCAAAGGGATGGTTGCCTTGTGTGGGAGGAAGAACTTATAGAATATCAGAATATCCAGATTTATATGATGTGATAGGAAATAGATATGGTGGTAGTCAAGCAGATGGAAATTTTACTCTGCCTTCTATAACGGGAAGATCATTAACAGATTATCACCCCTCGCATTCTACAGAACTGGGATATACTGGTAATTTTTCCTCTTTTTTGGGCACTAATAATGACATCGCAAACCAAAATATTGTAACTCAATCATCAAATATTGATTTGTTTGTTACATTTAACAATGCAAATGCTACTACATTGAGAGCTACTGCAACTGGACATAATATTAATCAATCTTCTTATGCCGATAGCTTTGGGTTTGTTGAAAGAAGATTGGGGGATGCTCATTTAGCATCGCATACTCACTCTGCGGTGCTTACTAGTGTTAAACCTAGAAATATGAGGCAAGAAGATTGCCAGGGGAATGAACTTACTAATGGAACTCCTCTTTTTCAATGTCCTGGATTTTGTAGTGATGAATGTGCCGATTTTGAATATTGGCGTACAAGTAACGCAGATAATAGTGAAGATGATTTTTGTGTGCCTAGTTATGATGGCGGAGCGCATGTTGGAGCTGGTAGAGTTCCATATGGAACTAATGGTTATAATATGCGTAGAGTAGATACTCCAACCAGAAACTACTTGTTGGAAAGTGATGATACTGTTTTGTATAATGTTAATGGTACTGGTTGCAGAAATACCAATGAATGCGGCAATAGTTTTCAGGGAATATATGGCACTACTCTCTCTACAAATATTGCTAATTTTGCCAACGGATCTATGTCTGGTCATGGTCATATAGATGTGCAATATTCTATAAATACTGGAAATGTAGCTACAAAACAGGTTGTCACAATAAATAATATTTCGACTACTATAACACCTATAAATACTGATACCACTGAAGTTATGACAATAGAAGCAAATGTTTCTACTCCTTCTATTCAAATGATGTACATTATAAAAGCATATTAATACTAAAAATGCCAAAATATTACAGTTTTGAAAAAGGAAAATATGGTGGGGCAACGGGAACTATTTTTCCTTTTCCTCGAACTTTATCTGGGAAAGATCCTTCGGGAACAGATTGGACTACATTCGTTCCAGCTGGATACCTCAGATGCGATGGTTCAATTCTTCCTGCTGATAGATATAGAAGATTAGCGGAAGTTATTGGTGTTGGCAGTGATTGTATTTACAGAAAACCTAATACTACATTAGATGAAGCAGATGAACAAGGAAATGGTGGAGAAATACAACTTCCTGATTTGGGTAGTAAATATATAACAGCATTTTCTTCGAATACTGGATTATTTTTAGACGCAACATCCGCAAATCCAAATAGTCCTGGCACAGAAACCGAAAAAGTAGGTATTGGAGTATCTTTAAACTTAAATCAGGGTAACTCTATTTCTGTTGCATATAGTGGAAATTTTACTTTACCACTGACAAATATTCCTATTTCTGGTAACTATGCAATGTCTATGGAGTCTATAAGTGCTCCAGGAACTTTTACTGATGAACAAATATTAGCTCACGGACATTATGTGAATGCAGCTAGATTGAAAGAAGAAACACCAAGATTTGAAAATCTAGCAGTTGGAAATCGTAGGAGAGGTGGAGATATTGAACCACAAGAAGAATGGGTTAATGTTGTTGAGTTTGAGACTGTAAATGTTGGTGTTGCGGGCAGTGTCTCCAGTACTCAACATTTTCATTCGTTGTCTAGAACAAACCCAACTAAAGACATTTCTGTGAATATTCCTGTAGTAAATAATATTTCGATAGAACCAATAACAACAACAGTAAATTTAGCTTCTGAAAATACTACGGCATTTAATGATATAAATCATGCCTTTATTTTAGTAGAATATTTAATAAAGTATTAATCATGCCAGTAAAATATAACAAACAGCTATCAAAAAATGGAGCCGCCATTGGATCTGTAATGACGGTTGTTCGTCCAGATGATTATACTTCATCCAATACCGAATCAATAGAAGCATCAAATTGGCAAATCTCTAGAGATTATCCTGGGTGGTTGGAATGTGACGGAAGAACTTTAAATATTTCTGAGTATAGAGCTTTATATTCTGTTATAGGAACTACCTATGGTGGGGATGGTGTTACTACGTTTAGGCTTCCTGATTATAGATCTAAAAAAGTATGTGGAACTGGTGCGTTAGATGGAAATAGAGGAGGAAGTTTAACTCTAACTCCAACTAGAAATGCTTTAGGTCTTACTGGGAATGGAACTTCAGATGAAGCTGGATCTACTGGTGGATTATATACTCTTTCGACAGTAAGACAACTGCCTGAAGGAAGTGAAATAACTTCAGGAACTCCTAGTAGTCCAGTGAGTATTGGTGGTAATGCAGTTGATACATTTAGTTTGGGTACATTCAGATCTCAGGGATTTTCTAGTGTTGTTGTGGTAGCGGAACCAGTATTAACAGGAACTGTTAGCTTTGGTGTTGGTCCTGTTAGAGATGCTTCTGTATCTGGTGTTCCTTTACATACACATGATACTACAACCGTTGACGTTGGAAATCGCACAGCTCACGGAGCTCCTCAAGATCCTAAAGATCCATTTGTGCAAGAAGCGCAAGGATCGGTTTTGAGTTTCAATAGAACTAGGAGGCCATGGCCAGGAAATGCAGATGGGTTTGGCGATTTCTTCTTTTACCAACCAGTTGATGCTTTGCCTTCGGGTGGAAATACACTCACTTTAGGACCAGGAACTGTTGTGAGATCTTACGGACCAGGAACAAGCGAAACAAATGGATTTTCGAATCCAGGTGGAAATGCTGGAAGTAGTTATTTGGCATTTGGTGGAGATACTGGACCTTTTGTTCAGAACAGATCGGCAACTTTTAGATTAAATGCTGCAAATGCAGATACTTTTGTTATATTGGCTATAGGAGGTAATGATGCAAATGGTGGGGAAAGAGTAAATAGTCAGTTCGATAGTTTAAAAATATCATTTGGTGGTGGTGCTAGTTCCATTCTTTTAGAATCTTCTTGGGTTTTTTATAATCCAACTAAATCTGAATCTGGAACTTCTAATAATAATGATGGATTTGAATCTTATGATGCATATATTGCTGCATGGAAAGAGTTTACATTTACGATTCCTGCTGCGAATAGAGTAAATAACTTGCAGGTTACTTTAACACAAAATGTGAATCCTTCTACTGGAACAGGGTTTTGGGATGGAAGTCCAGCACAGGAACTTTCTGGCGCTGGCACAGATGGTGATCAAAATCCACCACAAAACGTATATGATAGTTTTGGAATCGCCAAAGTTGGTCTATTGGGTAGTGGTGGTGATAGTTTTGATTATACCAGTGCAACTTCAGCAGTACCTTTACAAAGGCATTCTCATATGGTATACTGGAATACGCCTAACATAGGAGAAGTTGTTCCAGAAGGATTATCTACTTATGGAACAGGAAATGGATCAAATAATAGATTAAATGTAAACTGGACAACAAATCCGTTAACCATAACTCAAGCAACAGGTGACGGATTGCGTAGAGGGGCAGCTGCCACAGAATCTGTTACTACAAATAATAGTGTGGGTGACTCAATATCAAAGACTATAAATGTTGTTACTGACATAGGAAATAATGTGAATCCTTCTATTGTAACTTTATCAGATTCTTCCAGAACAGTTTTTGATAACTCCATTGATGTTAGATTGCAAGCTGCTGAACCTATAACATTACTTACTCCATATTTTAGAGCTAAATACCTTATTAAAGCATTTTGAAACATTATGAGTGGAATCGTACCCATAAAACCATTAGAATTAATGAATGGTGAGTTTACCGATTTTATTGGTGTTTGGAAAAACCATATGCCAAAATCTTTGTGTAAAAAATACATTGATTATTTTGAAAATATTTTAGAAACTTCTACTAATAGTTTTTCTATAAAAGGAGAATCTTCTGATACAGATCAACCATCTATAATGAAAGGGGACGAGCAGTTCAATACACTTGGTAACCTGGGTAGGAGTGATACCAGTATTTTATTAAACTATTCCGATAGACAACTTACATATACATGTAATCAATATTTACAATCTTGTTTTTTAGATTATATAAATCATTATGGGCAGTTAAAGACTCAATATAAAATGATTTCTACTGATGTTAAAATGCAAAAAACAGAACCCTTGGGTGGATATCATATTTGGCATAGTGAAGATTCTGGGTGGATGCATTGTTCGAGAGTTTTAACGTGGATGATATATCTAAATGATATGCCAGATGGCGAAGGAGAAACAGAGTTTTTTCACCAAAAGTTAAGGATCAAACCTAGTGTAGGTACTTGTATAATCTGGCCAGCGTCATTTACCCATGTCCATAGAGGATTGACAGTATATAGTCAAAATAAATATATTTTAACAGGTTGGTATATTCATTCAAATATCTTTTAATACAATGACAATATCAGAAATCATTGCTCCAGAACCAATACTTCAGTTTATTTTGTCTTCGTCGCAAATTTACTATAGAACACAAATAGTAACCTTAACTGAAGAAGACATTAATAACTTGACAACCACACTACCTTCTGTGTGGTGGAATGAAAAGGATAGATTGGTGTACTTTACCTTCTTTGAGGATGGATCGTATTTTTGTGAGCGCGAAAAAGATATTTATAGTTATACTCATAAACAAAATATGAAATATGTTTATGAGTTTAATGTTTTAAGTAAACTTCAGGCAAAAGAACTATATGAAATTATTGCCAAATATTTTGAAGAAGTTAGAATACAACAACTAAGGCAGCAAAAAGATATTTTAAGACAACAAATAAAAAATCAGTTCGATTACATAACTGTAGATTTTCTTTCTAAGAGAAGAGTTGCTTTAATAGATTCAGATTGGACGCAGCTATCTGATGTTTCTTTGAATATGGATGAAAGAGAGAGGATGATGTGGATCAAATATAGACAATATTTGAGAGATATGCCAGAAACTAAAGAATGGCAAGAATCTAACTTTTCTAAAGTATTTTTTCCTGCAGATCCAAAAATAGTTTTGGAAAAATCACCACAAATAACAATCGATGAATATTTAACTGATTCATCACACTTTATCTATTATGTTACCCTTGAGATAAATACCCGAGTAAATGCGTTAATATCTACTTTAAAGATGCCATCAATCAGTATTGATTCTGAAATACTTAAAGATATTGATGTAACTCAAATGACTTTTGATCAATATCAAACAATATTGGATGATATTAATAGTAGATTAGAAAGAATAGATCCTTCATTATCTATAGAAATAAACGTTGTCAATAAAGAACCAGTGTCTAGTTTGGACGAAATGATACAAAAAGCAGAAATGGGATAGAAAATATTATGATTTATGTTATTGATCTTTTGGATGGTGAAGATTTGAAATATGTAAATGATTTATTTGATTCTGCTGATTTTCGTGAAGGAAAAACATCTGGTGGTATTGTAAAAGACCTAAAAAATAATCTAGAAATATCCAAAGGATATGAATGGTCTAAACTTCAGCAGTATGTAGTAAAAAAGTTAAATAAATCAGAAACATTTTTAAATATTACAACAGCAAAACAATATTCTGGTGTTTTATTTGCAAAATATGAATCTGGAATGTACTATAACTCTCATGTTGATGACTATAGTATGGAAAACGGAGGTAGAACCGATTGTAGTGTAACTATATTTTTAAATGATCCAGAAGAATATGAAGGTGGAGAACTTCAACTTACTATAGGAAATCAAGAATATTCGTACAAGTTAAAATCTGGACAATGTTTAATATATCCAACTGGTGTCAAGCACAAAATTAATCCAGTTAAATCTGGTATTAGAAAAGTTTGTGTTTTGTGGGTGGAATCTTGTATTTCTGATATTGATATTCGAAATATGATGGCTGATTATTATTTTATGTGGTCTAAATATTCTTTAGATATCTTAGAAAAGATTGGTTCGGATGCTTATAATGATATTTTGAATATTAAAATGCGATTAATGAGAAAGTTTGGAAATTTTACGGGAGTCGATTATGGAAAATGATTGTTTCACTTTAGCAGAAGTTTTAGAAGAGTATGCATCTTCTATTAAACAATGCATTTTAGTGTTTACTCCTACTTGGAAGTATAGTAACGATGTAAATACTATAAATGCTGCTTGGGATTTTTATAAAGATAAAATGCCATTAGAAATATTTACTCTAATAAAAAATTCGGATTGGGGATTTTTGAAGTTTCCTAACTTTGATCTTGCCCTGGCACACGCAGAAATGTATTTTCCTTATTATTCGCAAATAAAAGAAATAAATCCAAAATTTATTATTGATTGCATGATTTATGATGAAGAAGGAAAACTTGCCTGGACAAACGAACTTTGACATAGGGGCTTGACAACGGGTGCTGGGGATGCTACAGTGACTCTGTACTCGAAAAGACCCCCCATGCTCGGCATCCAAGACTACGGCGACGACGGCGTTGTTCCGATGATTGAATCGGATGACGTTGAAACTGTTGTCGAAAACATTCTTGAATATATTGAGAATCGCTTCGAAATCCTTGACAAAGAAGGAGGTCGTGATGCTGATATTTTTGCCCTGGTTCAAGAGTTCCAAGAATGGGGAACTGCAGAGCAAGGCGATGATCTTTCTTATTTCACTTGCCCCACTTTCGAGTAGAACAATGACCACGCCCAACTGGCAGCACCACTCTAAGAAGGATGCCAAACGCACTCTGAAACCTCAGATGTTGCGTCAGGCAAAAGCTCGTAAGCAGGCGCTCAAGCGTCAACTGGAGGTAATCAAATGACCCACTATGACAAACTGATTGATTCTATCGTTGATGAAATCTACTATGTGTGGACTGAAGTTTCCAGTTGGAATGAAGACGACCAAGAGACTGCAAAGGAAGCGGCACATCGTATTCTGCAGCATGTAGAAGAGTTTCAAACTGTTCGCACCAAAGTATCACAATGGAGAGCAACTGACTAATGACATTATCTAAACAAGTAGAAGAATCGCTTGATGAAGCTCAAGCAGCGTTGCGTAATGCACTTGCATATGCAGCGCGAAATGAACGCCCTATGGTAAACCAAGGTATTGCAGATTTAATGTGTAGTATTGACAAACTCAAATCTGTTGACCAACTCTTTGATACCCTTGATAAGTGGAAAGATGAGTCTTCTAAAAATCAATAAAGTAGATTTATACGAAATCCCTGTAAAGACTACACCAGAGAATGTAAAAGAAGCAAACGAAGGACTGTTTCAGTCTAAAATGACACTTCCTGCAGCTGCTAAACATTGCGGTATGACACAAAAAGAAATGAAGTTGACATTCTTTGAGTATTTGAAGTATCATCCACCTACTTATGGCGACAGTCAAGATGCCTAAACTAAAACCACTTTTCATATGGGCAGGTGGCAAAACCAAAATGCTCAAATACCATGCACCACATTTACCATCAACGGTCAACAGTTATTCTGAACCGTTCTTTGGTGGTGGTGCTATGTTTCTGCACGTTATGCAGAAGTATAATCCCGAACGGGCATATATCAATGATATCAACGAAAGTGTTGTAAATATTTACCGAACGGTAAAACAATCTCCAGATGAGTTTTGCAATGTTGTAGATGTTTTTCAGAGCAAGTATATTCCTATGTCTAAAGAAGATAGAAAGAAATACTTTTTTGAAGTTCGTCAAACTCATGCATATGATTACAAGTTTTGGTCTAAAGAGTTTGAAGCGGGAGTACTGTATTTCCTGATGAAAACAGGTTTCAATGGCATCTGGCAGATCAATAAAAATACTAACGGTAGATATGGTACTCCTGCAGGACTATTGAATCAAAAAGATGTAGTCTATGATAAAGCAATGGTATATGCTTGGCATGAGTTGTTGCAAAATGTAGAGATCTATTGTGGTGATTACAAAGACTGCCCCACTGGAGATTTAAACTATTTTGACCCACCATATCGTGATAGTTTTACTAAGTATGGTACGAGCTGGGGTGATACAGAGACTGAAGAACTGATAGAACATGCCAAAAGCATTGATGGTCATGTTCTTCTATGCAACCGTTGTGATGGATCTACATTTTTTGATGATAGGAAAGGTGACCTAAACATTACTAGATTTCCTGTGACATATACTGCTGGTCGTCGTAAGAAAACCAGTACTGGATACGCTGCTAAACCCGCTACCGAGATTTTGTTGTATTCCTAACATGTATTATGACAACGAGCGTCTCAATCAAATATATAGAGATACTTGGCCTAATCTAGGGTGGGCAGCAATGGATAGAATCAAAGTAGGAAATACAGTAAAGTATCTCGGATGCACTATAGAGCAGGTAAGATGGGGGTCTAACGATGACCCCACTGGTATCCTAATAGTAGGCGACAAATACTACGTTGAGCATGTTTACGTTCATTCTCAACACACTAAAATAGAACTCAGAGGAGTCAAAGGTAAGTTTAACTCAGTATGTTTTGAGGTGACACATGACACACGAAGAAATGCTTGAAGAAGCAGCAAAACGCGAAGCAATCAACATTGCTAAAGAAGCAATCGAAGAGTATAAACCAGCACTAGAAAAGCTCGCTAAAACTGAGCGACCATTCTATCGTTTCTTTGCGATTGAATACTTTGCCACTGGAGAGGGTATGTCTTTCTGGTTGAAAGTATGTCGTAACTACGATTTACATAATGGTAAAGATTACGACCTTGAGAGGTTTGTTAAGTTTATTGGTGAGGGTGCCGACCATTACATTTATGGTCTAACACAGCCTACACAAGAAGAATTTATGACTCAGTATGCTAATCTGATTCCATCATATATTGTAAAGATGATTGAGCGTAGAGACCAACCAGCACTTGATTGGGAAACACACTTTTACTTCAACTATTCATAATGGACGACAAAACACTATTCAACCCAGACGAGTTTCTGCTTGATAATATCAAATCCTACCACTATGAGGTGATGGATGAAGGCGAGCATGTGTGGATGGCATTCTATTTTGAGGATGGTCGCACAGGGCACTTGAATATCTTCAACAACTGTGGTAAAATCAATACCAGATACGAGGAATGGGATGAGGTTTAAAGAATCTAAGTGGGATGACTTCCTCGAAGGATTCCACTATATCTGCTCTGCCGTTGATGCCTACAATGCTGGCGATGAATGGGGTTATGGAGAGTTTTGGGAAACCATTAATGTTGGTTGGTATTATGAATACGTCTACCCATACGATGACGCATATCGTATACACATTCCTTCACCAGAGCGTAAACTGAGGTTAGCAGAATGAAACTATTTGACGCAGCACACTACGAAGATTACGGGCATGAATGGTATTTCCAACTGCTCTCAGCATATCCACACTTTGCACTGTTGGATATGACTATTCAGTGGGATGAATACCCTGCCACAGAAATATTCCCAATGCTACTGATTAGCTTCGGTAGTCGCTCACTCACAGGATTCTCATTCCGCTGGAAGTGGTTTGAGATTCGCTGTGATTTTCTAACATTCTCGCCACGCAACTTTGATAGATACCATCGTGGAGATTCATATCTATGACACAACTGATTCCTAAATCATCACCAGAATACTTTTCACAGAGCTGTTATAAACCATACGACAGACACAAATACAAACTATTCTATGCCAGTGGTAAAGTAGAAACATACGAATGGTATGATGAAGTTACAGCACGTTGGATGCAAGTTCCAGCAGGATATGTTACCCATGTAGAAGTTATTGACAGGAAGAAAAAGAAATGAGTAATCCATTACTTGACAAATACGAAGAAATCTACGGTGAGAAGAAAGAAGAGGAAGTCGTAGAAGAAAAAAAACCAACCATTGATGAGTTTAGAGATAGTTTTTTATCTGGTCTGCGTGGAGGTATGGCAGATGATATTATCACAATGAATCCCCACAATGGGATTACATTATCACCTAGTTATACATCTATTGCTGCTCAACCTCAAGGGCAACTAACATTCAATGCTGCTACCAATGAGCTTTCTATTTCTAATGGTATAGATGATGTTGTCATTCCTACTGGCAAGGTAGAGAATGGTAAAATGATTATCAATGGCGACTACATCAGTGCAGATAAAGTAATCAACAAAACTTCAGTATCAACATGTTTTGCTTTTCCTAAACCAACAACAGAAATGGAGAAACATTTCCTCAAAGTATTGGAAGATATTGCTAATGGAAGAGCAGTAGTATCTGACATTCGAGCAGACGTTGACACATCATTCACGGGATTTGGTGGACAGATAAGATATACTATTGGTATCGTCGGCAAGTATCCGTAACACTTATCAATCACCCCTTGACAGCGCCGTTGAGGGGTGTTATATTACATACATCAACGAAAGACACGCCATGTCTAGCTCCTCTTCTTCCTCCAGCGGTATCGGTTTTCCTGGTCTTCTGACCGTCCTGTTTGTCGGTCTGAAACTCACGGGTCATATTACTTGGACGTGGGTGTGGGTGCTGTCGCCGCTGTGGATTAGTGCCCTGATTGCTCTCGCTTTCCTTGTTATCTTTGTCATTCTCGCTCTCATCGCTGGTAAATGAGGAAGGTTATTGTAAAACCTAAAAGTAGCAAGGCAAAGAATCGTCTTGCTAACACAATGGAAGGCAATCCTGTTTGTGTTGTAGAGCAGGATACTGGCGGTGAGTTATTCCTTGCTGCCGAAAACCGCAAATACTTCTTCTGGGTCAGCACTCGCACTGGTAGCAATCGCTTCGGTGACAAAGCTGACGCACACTGGGAAGTTATCACTGAAATCAAGGATGTAATCTTGTGAGCTACGAAACTGACATCATCATTCATCAGTATTCATCTGATGGAGATTTTTATTACAAACTCAAAGTCACAGATGTAATCAATATGGATTACTACTATGATGGTAGTGCTTCTACACTTGATGATGTTATGGAATGTATCCAACTTCACCTTAAACAACACCAGAACTGAAATGAACTACCTTTGTCTGATTGATGGTGTTGTTGAGTTTGGCAGCACCAGTTTACACGAGTTTGCTCGCTACTTTGTGATGTATGATGAAGAAATCACGGAGGCAACTGAGAATGGCACCTTAGAGATTCTCACTGTCACTGATGAAGAGTATGCTACAATGTTTCCTGTGGAGGATGAAGAATGAAACCTAAAACCCGTGTGATTCTTGAAATGGCAATCGAAGAAGGTGTGCGTCGTGGGTATGCATTAGCACACAAACACGTTGAGAATCCTTGTGAAGGTGCTATTATAGAGCGGATTGAAGACGCCGTAATGTCTCAAATCTACGAATACTTTACCTTTGACGAGGAAGATTATTGATGAGTTTTTCTAAGACTGTTTCTGTATTTGCTGCTCTCGCAAGTATCTTTGCTGCTGGTGCTGCTGGTTGGAAACTGGCAAATGAAAACCAAACAAAACCAGCAGAAGAAGTTAATAATACATACGAGCAGCATATCACTGATTTACAGAAAAAGATTTCTGAGTTGGAGCAGAAGGCTACAACTCCTGTAACAATCCCCGCTCCCCAACCGCAACCTGTTACACTACCACCTGTAGCACCACCACCTCCAGTTCCTAATCAAACTCCCCAAGAATAATGACTTACGACCAACTCTACGAGCACATTGTCAACTATGTTGCGATGCCACACACAACTATCACTGAGCATGACAAACGCCGTGCTTGTCTGATCCTTGGTGCTGTGATGGAGTTTCACCTTGATTGCCTTGATGAAGGTGTAGATCCTCGCACGATTGATATGACTGGTTTTGTAAATGAAAAACTTGATGAACTGGAGGCAGTAAAATGAGCGGTGGACACTTTGGAGATTGTGGTTACGATTACTACAAGGTATCACAGTTTGCTGATGAGTTGGAAGTAGAGATTGAGAATAATGGTAAGGCTAGGGATGAAGACCGCACATATGGTTATGAATGGTATCCCAACCATGACCCTGATGTGATTGATGTTTTACAGGAGCAGATTCCCAAACTGCGTAAGATGGCAGAGATTATGAAGCACATTGACTATCTCTACAGTGGTGACATTGGTGATGATGGATTCCTGCTGCGTATGAAAGAAACGGAGGCTAAGTATGCGTTTTAGTGAAGAAGGTTTGATTTTTCTGATTGCCATTGTTGTTTTCCCACTGCTTTTCTTTGGTGGGATTGGATTGTTTGGTCTCAAACAAAACCAAGTATTCCAAGAAGCATATGCTAAAAACATGGAGTGTCGGATGATGATGAAAGGCGACTCTCCCAGCTATGCCGACAACATTTGTGGTAAAATCCCTGAATACAAGGAGTTTGTGAGACATGAGTAAAGTAAAGTTTGTTTCAATCACTCGCACGATTGACCCTAAGACGCGCATTCATTACTTGGATGCGATTGATGAAAACGGGCAGCATTGGATGGCACAAATGACGCACAAAGAAGAGCCGTGGTTGTGCTATAATGAAACATGGTATGAAGACCCCCAGCAACCTTACATTTTATGACTGAAAAACGCAAACTATGTAAAGATTGTCTCTATTATAAGAAAAGTTGGTTGGGTCATCTTTTTGGGAACAACTCACTTGATAGATGTTATAATCCAATCATAACTGGTGATTTGGTGACGGGAGACAAAAAAAGTGAAAGTTGTAAAGATGCCAGACATTTTGAGATGTATTGTGGTAGAGATGGTAAGTATTTTGAACAACTATGGGGTGATAGAAAATGATTGAAATCCAAAAAAACTACAAACTCACACTCACAGAGCAACAAGCAAAAGAGCTCTATGAGTTTTTACGAGGAGCAAAGGATTGCGGTCACCTATCTACCGACCGAGATTTAGTGCTTGTCTACCACGAACTTAAAAAACTCTTTGACACTGGAATCCGATGACTGAATATCAACCAACACCACAAACACCAGAGCAAGTAGATGAAGGTCTGCGTAATGCTATGAAACAAGCAAAGGAAGATGGTGTATTTGACCTTGATAAACTACTTGATAAACATTTCAAGCGCCCACCATCGCTGTGGAATGTCATGCGACATGAGCTAGGATTCTCTATTGATATGTGTGATGAGATTGTAGAGGCAGTGGAGCGATGGTTGCCGAAGGAAGACCCACGACCTTCATATTCTACGATGCAGTGGGATAAATGTGTTAGAATGATGCGTGAAAAACTTTGGGAGCAAACAGAATGACTAAAGAGCAAGTAGAAATGTTGCGCGATCTAATCAAAAGTGAGATTGATTGTGCTCAGATTGATGGTATGGAGCACGGTGCATGGGGTTGGGCGGAGAAACAACTGGATGAAGGTTGGGAAACCTTTATAGATAGTTTCAACAAACTTAGGATGACAACGACATGACCGAGATTCATTTATTCGTGCAGGAAGGTTGTAGACCTTGCATGTATGCCGAAACACAACTGAATAAGGTAGAAGGATGGGAGAATGTTGTCACCATCACCAATGCTAAAGAGGGCAAACAGTGGACACAATTTGCTACTGATTGTGGTGTTGAAGCTACACCAACGCTTGTGGCGTTGATTGATGGCATCATCGTTGCTAAAGTAACTGGGTCGAATAACATGACATCTGATTTCTGGAGGGCTACGGTAGAGAAACATGGGAATGTTTGATTACTTTCGCTCATCGTATGATTTGGGTGAGCAGTTTACAAATGTGGTGTGCCAAACCAAAGATATTGAAGATGGTATTGGTGGCACAATGACTGACTATTGGTTAGACCCCAATGGTCTTTTGTGGTATCCAAGTTACGTTGGCACACATACATTTGAAGTATTTGAAGAGGATGACCCACGATATGACCCTAACATTAAATGGGGAAACCACGAATGGATGCCAACTGGTGAGCATGGTAGGTATCAACCACACTATCTGACAAAGTATATTGAAATCCATCCCGAAGGATGGAAGGGAGCGTGGGAAGACTGGCCGCGCTTGCGTTTGCACTTCAAGTATGGTAAACTACAAGATTATGAGGATGTGACAGGGCGATGAGCACAACGACTTTCACTTACAAAAGCGATGAACTGGTGTGCATGGGTGAACGCTACCCATCCAAGACACTGACAATCAAAACTGATTGCTCAGACCTTGATGCACACGAGTTGCTTGACATTTTTAAATCTTTCATGTTAGGATGTGGTTATGCCGAAAAAAGTTTCTATGACGCCTGCTACGAAGCCTGCCAAGAGTACCCGCTCTACCGTCAAAGCGGAAACGGATCAAAACTGGGGGAAACTAACAAAACAGAAGAAGGATACAAAGACCCCTACCGTTACCCAACAGGGATGTAGTCTTAAACTTAGCAATGACCCTGATAAGTTTCCTCACACTGGATTCCCTATTCGCCTAGAATACAAAGACGGTAACGACAAGAAAACTTGTTGGTTTCAATGCTACGACCACTTTCACAAACATATCACACGATACAAAGTAACACAGTATGAAGCAACTACGAATGATGTGGCGCTGGTGGGCGAAGTCACTGGGGCAAAAGGCAAGCGACTGCGATAACGAAGCAGATAAAGTTGCAGTCATTCGCACCTTTATCTTCGCTACATATCTCATCACCAATGCTTTTATTGTAGCGGGTGTGGTGAGACACTGGAATGACAGAGACATTAACGTTGAGGTAGAAATCTATGAAAATCCAAACAGTTCCGAAATCCTATACCCAGAAAGACGGCACAATCTGGGAATGGTTGGAGACACCAACCTTACGGGAGTATATTACTCAGGCACAATCAAAAACCGCACTGGAGAGTTTGAATGAACCACCCAAACGAGCACCCCGAAATAGCTGAGCATGAATGGATTGATGATGCATTCCGTGTGGAAGAAACTCGTTGGAAAACTTTCAGAAGTTTTTCCAAAGAGGGTAAAGAACTCATCACCTCATTACAGCGAGACACTTGTATTAATGCAACCAGATTTTACCTTAAAGGATGCCAAGAAGGCTGGACTGCTACCACAACATACGAGGGAACAGTAGGTGGAAAACTCTAAAGAATACCCATACCATGTGCTAGATGAAACTACGCCATGGTATGAGTTTTTGATGTATTGTGAAATCTGTCATCAGTTGGATGTTCCTGGGCAACCTTCAGTTGGTAGATATCACGCATATCGTAGGTATCTAAAATATATGGGAATCATCTAAACTGTAAAGTTTTGTTTCTCAAAGAAAAAGAGAATATTAAGAAATCCCCATTTGTGTGGATTTGCTGATAAATTACTGTGGTATTCGCCAAAACCCCATGACCGACCAAGAATGGAAACAACTAGTAGAAATGAGAGAATGTCTCAGAACAAGTAGTGGTATGCTAGCATTTGATTCTGAATACATGGATTCTTATGCTCAGTTGTTGGCTAAATCTCTACAGGGTAAAGGTAATGGAGTAGTTTTCGATGAAAATGGATGATCTGTTGACATATCTTGAGGATCGTGTTAAGATACTTGAGGAAGAAAACATAGAGACAACAAATGCATTGTATGAGATAGAGAATCGTCTGCAATCTCAGATTGATTCTCTAATCAACTACACAATGCAACAAAGTGATAAAATAAAACAATACGAGGACACCTTAAGAAACTGGGCAGAACCAAATGACGTATACTAATGAAGATTCGCTAAAAGTATCTGAAAATGCTGATGGCACACTTGAGATTGAATGGGATCCAAATGATCCTCGTTATGCCATTTTCAATGAAATGAGTCAAGATGAGTTGCAAGATTATCTCACTAAAGCATTGGAAGAGTTCATTAAACAGCATGAGAAAAATGGATCAGTACAGTGATGAAGTTCTGATGAAAATGGAATATGACGCCATGAAGAAAGAGCGTGACACATATCGTATCGAACGTGATTCATGGCGTCATAACTTTGAAGAACTCAAAATCAAATACGAAGAACTACAGAATATATTTGTAGAGACAGATGATGAACTCAACTATTACAGGGATAAGTTTGTTGATGAATCACTGCAACATAACTATCTGAAGAATGATATGGAGGAAGTTAAGGCTCGCATATCAGTGCTTGAGGCACGTATTAGAGACACTTATCGTTGAGGGGTTGACGCGGCACCAGATCCCGTGTATATTACATAGGTAATCGACGGAACGCCAAGTGACTGCCACCTTCGCTGACTTTCAAGCAGAGCAAGATGCTCGCAACACTCTGTATTTGAATGTTGTAAAGTATGGTATGATGCTGTGTGATGCTCTCCAGCAGGATTTCCAGAAGCGTAACTATGCTTACCGTGCTGGTCTTCCTCACTCTAACTATTCTTACGAACTTGATAGTTCTGGTCGTAAGTATCACAAAATCTTCATGTGCATCAATGGCAAGCGTGATAGCATTCATGCTTTCATTGACAAGAAGACTGGTGAAGTCTACAAGCCTGCTAGTCTCAAAGCACCCGCTAAAGGTGTGCGTTATGATCTGCGTCTGATCAAAGATCGTGAATGGTTGTTTGCTAATGCAGACTGGGCTGGTTCTTATCTGTACGCTCGCTGACCAGTTTGCAAAGTGGCACAGGGGGTCGCACAGACCCCTCTGAATGCCCTATAATACTTTCATACGCAACCAACCCGATGCTTCCTTCTTACAGCGCCATGCAGTTTAACGCTGAAGCAGCACATCGCGCAGCATTGTATGATGCTTGTCTGCTGATTGTGAATACTTACAATCAGTCTGATATGCTTGATGGTTATGCTGTTGACAATCACAAGGGCGGTGTGACTGCCTATGATTTCATGAAGTTTGCTCGCAACATTCTCAACCAAATCGCTGAAGGTAACTGAAATGACTTACGTTGTTAAACTCTACGTTGGTGGTAAAGTGTTTGAAGAAGAAGTTCAAGCAGTGAATCCCCAAGACGCTAGAGAAACTGCTCTCGCTCGTAATCCTAAGGCAAAGGTTGTTGGGGTGAATGTAAGATTCTAATGAACATCGTTGACCTTTCTCTCCTCGCCACCTTCATTCTTTTGACTGGTGGCATCGTATTCTTTTTCAAAGCAATCTACCGCTGAAAATCATGGCAACTCGCGCTCGCATCGGCATTGAACTCTCTGATGAATCTGTGCTCTCTGTATATCACCACTGGGATGGTTATCCTGAGTGGCTCGGTCGCATTCTGAATACTCATTACAACACCAAAGAAAAAGCTATTGAACTGATTGATGGCGGTGATATGAGCACCTGCTGGAATGATAATAACGAACCCGAGTATTATTCTGCTCGCGGTGAAGATTGCCCTCCTCGCCTTGATGATCATCTCTTTGATTATCTTCTTAATGAAAATAACGAAGAGTTTGCATATTTTTACACCCGTTATGGCAAATGGGTGTGCTATAATCTTCACAAGTATGAAGAAAATACTATGCCTGAAGTTGTTGAAATCCCCTCTGGAGCACTCGCATGTTGAATGAAGAACAAGTAATCGATGTAACCTCTGAAGAGGTTGTTGAAGAGGTTGTCGATGAACAACCTGTATTTGCTGAGACATATATTGATGCATACAAGCAATACAAACAAACGAAATATAAACTGAAGAAACTGAAAGATCAAGTTCAAAACAATATCAAAGCCCAACGTGGTTTTGGTTACACCCACAAGGAGATTACCTATGAAACCTGATCACACTATTCGCAATGCTAGTATCATTGGCGTCTCTTTTCTTTTGTCGCTGATGATTATCAATGCTGTGGTTGGTCCGCTCTACAATGTGTGGGCACAATCGCTGCAAGGTAAAGCAGAACTGCAGAAGGCAGAATATACTCGTCAGGTAGCAGTTCTGGAAGCACAAGCAAAGAAAGATTCTGCACAGCAACTGGCTGATGCTGAAGTGATTCGTGCTACTGGTGTTGCTAAAGCAAACCAAATCATCGGTAATAGTCTCAAAGATAACCGTGAGTATCTTCAGTATCTGTATATCACTGGTCTTGAAGATGGCAGCAAGAATGGTAACGTAACCATCTATGTGCCCACTGAAGGTGGAATGCCTGTTCCTACACTTCAGATGAATAAGTAATATATTACTGATTGTTAACATGGGGTTGCCAGATCCCCTCAAAACTGGCACAATAACTTCATTCAATCTATTTGACACATGGCAACAATCTTTGACATTCAAGACATTCATGATGCACTGCAATATGTTTGTCAATACTTTGATGAAAAGTTGATGGATCCTGCAAACTGGACATTCCCTGTAACTGACAAGGGTATTCCTGGTATTGAGATTATCGAGAAAAAGTTTGGTCTCTGGAAGGATGTTGTAAAACAAAACAACATTGGTCGTTATCTTGGCACCGACCACGAGAAAGTGCGTTTGATTAAAGAAGATATCGAACAAAACGGTATTGACTGCACTCAACCGCCTGTTTATATTGATATTGATACTGGTGACATCATTACTGGTGGACACCGCCACGATGCTTGTTCTTATCTTGGCATCTCTGGTTATATGTTTGTTTTTGTTCGTTGTGAAAACGAATGGGCTCGCAAACGTTTTGCTAAAGCATTGAATAATGAGCGTGTGTTTCACGCTACTCTTAACAACGAAGATGAAGTGATTGAGCACATCAAGTTTGGTGTTTCCGCTGGTGAAATCACCTGCCAGCAGCAAATCGAAGACGAGATTCGTCTGATTGCTAACAACTCTCTCAGCAAGACTGTTCAGGGTCGTTTAGTGAAAGAAATGATTAGTTTCATTCACACTAGTGGTAATACCACTGTGAAACTGGAACGCTTTACTGCACATAATGAGAAAACGTATGAAGAGTTTGTAAATCGCTCTACTGATAAGTATGTGAAGAACGTACTCAACAATCCTGATGTGCGTAACTACTACATCAACATGGATAACTGGGGTTCTCGTACTAATCCGTTGATTACTGAGGCAGCAAAAACTCCTCTCGATTCTTACATGAACATTCAAGCATCTGTTGCTCTCCCCTCTCGTATTGAATCTCTTGATGTCAAACGCGAGAAAGTTCACACCGTAGCACTTGCTAATCTTGAGGCTGCACTTGATAAAGTGTTTATCTACAAGGTTACTAATGGTTGCTATCCTTGGAAAAATCCTAAGTGTCAACATGCTTTCCTTGCACAAGATCATCACCAAGAAGGTGTGCAAGAAGGTGAGTTTATTCTTATGAAATGATTCCATAAGCAACGCTAATGGGCGGGGGTCTTGACGGCTCCCGCCTTTTGCTGTATATTATATTTGTTGAAACGACACGACATGAAACTTCGCTCCCACCAACCGCGTACCATCGCTGCCATGCAGAACGCCTGTAAGGGCATTGTGATTCAACCTACGGGTGCTGGCAAGACTCTTGAGCAAATCCTGCACCTGCTGGGTCTTCTGAATGCCTCTGAGCGTGGTTTGACTGCTGTTGTGGTAGCACCTAGGTTGCTTTTGTGCAACCAACTGAGTGACGAATATCTGCAGATTATTGATACCAAGAACGTTCACATCATGCACGTTCACAGTGGTGAAACTCATCACTTCAGCACCACCAAATCTGATACGATTGCGCTGTTCAACAACACCGCTCGTGCTGCTGGTGAGTCCTGCTTTATCTTCACCACCTATCATTCTCTGCATCGTATTGTTGATGCTGGTATTGACATCGATGTAGCTTACTTCGATGAGGCACATAATGCTACCAGCAAGCAGTTCTTTCCTAAGACTGCTATGGTATCTGAGATGGCAAACAACTGCTATTTCTTTACTGCAACTCCTCGTCACTCCAAGAATCCCAAGGGGCGTGGCATGAATAACAAACTGGTGTTTGGTGATGTGATTGAGATCACTCCTGCACAGGAACTGATTGAGTCTGGTAGTATCATTCCTCCTTCGATTCAGATTCACGAACAGCCCGCAGTTGCTCGCACCAAGTCTAACGCTGCTGACTGTGACGCTAACACTGTGCTGGAGATTGTAGACAATCTTGATGCTGAGTCTGGTCAGAAAGTGCTGGTAGCAGCACCCAGCAGCAAAATCATTTGGAATATGGTTGCTGCTACTTCCATGCTTCAGGAACTGTCTGAGCGTGGATATGATGTGCTGCACATTACTGCTAAGCACGGTGCCTATGTCAACAAACAGAAGGTCAACCGTGAGGTATTCTTTGATACTCTCACCGCATGGGGTAAAGATCCTGCGCGTAAGTTTGTGGTGTTTCACTACAGCATTCTGTCTGAGGGTATCAATGTTCCTGGTCTGACGCATTGTGTCCTGCTTCGTAACCTCAACATTGTGGAGATGGCACAAACCATTGGTCGTGTAATCCGCATGAATGTGGATGATGCGCGTGACATTGCGGAAGGCAAACTCACTGCTGGTGACATCGGTAACTATCGCAAACCGTTTGGTTTCGTGACTGTGCCTATCTACGGTAACTATGGCGCACAGATTCAGAAACGCCTGCAGAACGTTGTTGATGCTATCTTTGTGAAGGGTGTGCCCCCCACGAGCATTATTGCATGAGTGTCAAGGGGGCAGCAGCATGACCTGTTGCCCTCTCCTCGCAGCCAAATCACCGAAAAATACCAAAGTATAACATAGGAGACCAAATGATCACTAAAGATGGATACGCAGCAGTGCCATGGGGCACCAGATATGTTATACTTTACAATGGAGAGCAGATTACGGACGTTGCGACCGCCGCCAAGGCGGTAGAATACATCCGAAAACAGCAAAAAATCGCAAAACAAAAGCAGATCAAATCGACCACCCCACGGACCCATAAGCAAAGCAAATCAAAGCTCCCCTTGACGGATGCCCCATAAACCCCTATACTACTAAGGTAATCGAGACACACCGATGCAGACCCTGCAGACTCCTCAACTGACCAGCAAGGATGGCAACATGATTGTTGACTTCTATCCTGTGAAGACTCCTTACGGTGATATTTCTAAAGAGTGGTATCTTCGTGCTGTTACCTTTGCTCCTCATGGTCAAGTGTCTAAAAAGTTTCTGAATCGTGTGGAGATGATGCTTGATATTCGTGAGCGTATTGCTTACGGATACACCGAGACTCGTGATAACTCTAACCTGCCTCAGATTGGTAATCCTTTTCATGGTGCTTGCTGATGAAGTTGGTACTTTTCATTATTCTGTTTGGTTGCTTTATCAATCCCTCGTTCAGGGATTTAACCTATAATACTGCACATCAAGGAGCAACGCAAGCAGTTTCTTTTGTATCTAATGTGCTGGAGTCTACGAGATGAAAACTACCTACGTCTTTCTTGCCTTTATTGGCATTTTGATGTATAATGTCTTTCTGATTCAACGTGATCATGAACTCTTTAAAGCATATGATAAAGCATGTGCTGAACTTCCTCAACCTCACCCCGATTGCCGCTATGCAAAACGATAACATGGATGACATTCTGCTCGACATTGATGAGTATCGTGAAAAGGAACTGATTGACTATTATGTAGAAGACCTTGAGCGTCTTGCTGCAGAGAATGAAGTCACGGTTGATTATTACATTGCGGAGTTTACATGACACCTACACTCACCATTCCGCATCTTCTGTATGAAGAGCTAATCATGCTACAGGACATCATGTTGATGCTCGATAAGTCACACTTTGCAGACAATCTTGACGAAACCGAGCGTGAGATCTATAATGATCTGTATGACAAGGTAATGCAATCCTAATGGAAAAAGTATCTCACTGCCCTGCTTGCAACGCTCTGTGGCACACCATTCCTATTCCTGAGCATCTTCACGATCAGTATTCTCCTCCCTATTTCTATTCTAGAGTCATCGCTCTACAATCCTGGGAGGCGGACAAAACTCATTCTTACCACTGCCCTGACTGTGGTGCAATCTTTAATCTCGACGGTACACTCAAATGATTACTACGATTATGGCGGGCTTCGCCTTTGGTTATTGTGTTGTTGACATCATTCAAAACTATCGTGCAAACAAACGTATTGAAGAGTTTGTGCAAGGTCTGAACGAATGCAACAAAGATGATTAGTATTCTCCTCGCTACTGCTCTCAGCGTCACACCAACAGAACAAATCAATCGTTTCTGTGCTGAGGTAAATAATATACCCTATGCATCGGATAACTTCACTGATGCAGAATATCAAAAGTTTCTCTCCTGCGTTCGCTTCTTTACCAAAGATGATTACACTTAATCCCATCACTCCCACCACCTATAAAGTCATTCTTCAAACCGAAGATCTGACTGATGAAGAGCGCACAAAGCTTCTCAGAAAGCGTGATCTATTCCCTGCTGAGTTTGTTCACATGCTCATTGATCTTCTTCCTCCTGATCAATCATTTGACACCTACGATCACTATAACATGACCCTATATGTCAAATGAAGAACAGTATAACACATTAATCGATTGGGCGGGTACTCGTATTGATTACCTGCTCAGTCGTTCTCGTGCATGTAAAAACAAAGCATTAAAAGCAAGGCATAGACGTAACGCACAAGCACTAGAAGAAGAATACTTTGACTGGTTTCATGCCAGACATTCACACACACTCTCCAACGTATTATTCATTCCATATCATAAAGATGCAAGACCTGGGAACCCTTAGTCCAGCTATTCACTATAGGACACATTTACCAGAAAATATCGTACAGCAGTTCGTGGAAGAGGTTGATACACAATCTTTCCCATACCACGATCTCGAAAAGGCTGTGCTATCTGATGGTAGGGAAGATACTAGAGTGAGAAACTGTCAACTGACTACCTTTCCTACATTTCATTGGTTCTCTGGTTTCTTGTGGCATTATATCGCAAGAGCCAATAGAGAAAGCTTTCTGTATGATATTACATGCATTGAGAATGAAGCAGTATCCTATATTGAATATACACAAGGAAACTTCTACACTTGGCACATGGATCATGACATCAACTGTATGTTAGGTTTCAATGTAAAACACAATAGGAATACTAATCTCGCTCACGAAAAAGCAATAATCAATGGAGAGGTAGTAAGGAAACTATCATTTACATTACAACTGTCATCACCAGATGATTATGAAGGTGGAGAACTACAACTACTAAGACAAGGATCATCATTACAAGCAGGCAAATGTTCTTCTATGTTTACTGTACCAAAAGAACTAGGATTACTGACTGTATTTGATAGTAGAATAGCACATAGAGTAAGAAAGGTTAAGTCTGGTAAACGTAAATCATTAGTAGGTTGGGTAATGGGTCCAAGATGGAAATAAGAGTTTTCCACAGGGTTGCGGAAAACTTGTATAGTTTTTCCACAGATTTAAATGTGTAAAAAAATAGGTTTGGGTGATTTATAAGGGTCACACAAATAGTTCACAGAATACCCTGTAAGGGTTGCGAACGCTTGAGAATGTGTGAGAATGTGTGAGGTTGTTGTAGTCTTAGCCCGCGACGTACCGTTTGTCAAGCCTTTGTCACGAAACCCAAAAATCTCAGAAATCTCAAAAATCTCAAAAACGCCAAATCCGAGAATCCTGTGATTCCAAGGGTTTTCGAGGTTTTTGAGTTTTTTGAAATCTTAAAACTTGTACTTTTTGAGATTTCTGATGTTTTTTGAGATTTATGATTATAACTTATCTTATAACTTATCTATTATAAGGATCTCTTATCTCAAAACCCTTGACAAACCAGGAAAACACTGGTATTATTACTAAGTAAACAACCAAAACAACTGAAATGGCTGTAGAAACCTTCCAAAATCTTCCTAGTTCTGCTGTAGAATCTATTACTATTGATTCTCAGGAGAATAAAGTAGTGATTCAGTATAAGTCTTCTGAGAAGAACTATACTTATTCTACTGAAGATGCTGCTGTATTCCAACAGCAGTTTATGGCAGAGTTTGATGAGAACAACGAAGAAGCTTCTGTTGGTCGATTCATCAATCAAAGTGTCAACAATGGCACTCTGCAACTGCTTGTTGACTGACCCTACCACAGATAAATAGTCTTGTCAAGGGGTGAAGATACCTAACTTGATATCAACATCCCTCACAGACGATTCTAGACACCTCTCAGAGAACATTTCAAATCAATGGCTAAGCAGAAAAGCAACTACAAAGATCAGTTCTATAACGACTACGATAACTTCGATGAACAAGAGTTGGAAATGCAATATGGTGTGAAGGTACAAAACAAGGGTCGAACGCCGAAGAAACAGAAAAAGATTAAGTTTGACGGTGATACTATAGAATGGTGAAGTAAATAGTTTTCCACAGATATACTAAAACCTGTGGAAAACTCTCAATAGTTTTCCACAGGGTTGTGGAAAACTCTCATAAGCCCCCCTAATCAGACTCATAAGCAAGGGTAATGGTTAGGGGGGTTGACTTTTGCCCCGATCTGATCCATACTACATGAGTCGTCGGGAATTCCCCATGAAAACTGTTCGGATTCAGGTTGAGACTTGGGACGGTTGCCGTACTATCTGGTATGAAGTCTCTCGCCTCAAAGAACCGACTGAGTTTATCAGCAAGCGTGTAAACTCGCAACTGGCTGGGCTGAACCTGAGACGTATTGAAGTTTCTTTGGCACCTGCCACCGTCTGATAAGCAACACTAATCACTCAGGGGGTTGACATTCCCCCTGATATCGTCCATACTACCTAAGTCAACAGCAAACGACCCATGCGCCTCATCGAACGCCAAATGAACGCCGCCATCACCGCTGGCACCAACTGGCAGAAAGACAACACCAAAGTTGTTACTAACGATGGTGTGAGCGAAGTGTTCCTGCATGGTAACAAGATCGCTGAGATTGGCGAGTGCTTTGTTACTCTCTTTGATGGTGGTTGGCAAACTAACACCACCAAGTCTCGCCTGAATGCTATCCTGCGTGAGCATGGTGTGCCTGGTGAGAGTGTGTTTCAGCACAAGTTTCAGTGGTTTGTGAATCAGGAAGGTGGCGCGATTCCTTTCTTTTCTGGAATGCGCCTGAACTGAAGATTCCTGAGGTTTCTAAGTTTTTCAAGTTTTGTAGAGTTTCAGAAAACATGAAAACTTTGAAAACTTGAAAAACTTAGAAACCTCAAAAGTTTAAAAAGTTTAACATTTATAACTTTAAGATATAAATTAAAGTTATAACTACTAACAATCAAAGGAGTTAACTAATGACTGTTTCTGAAATGTATACTGAAATCGTTGAACAAGAAATGGCTGATATCTTCCTAGATGAAGATGCTTATATCATCGATGATTATGTTATCGAAGATGTAATGAATATTGAATATGATATCTAATCATATTCAATACTAACTCCTAAGTATACCCTACCACACTCTAATCATGACCAAAACTGTGATGCTTTCCCTGCTCAATCGTGCCGCTAATGGTAGCGAACTGCTGGCAGTTCTTGACACTTTGACCGACGATGTTGTGGTCGAAAGTGACACTAACTACATGCCGATTCTTGATCAGAATGTACCTACCCTTGAAGCTATCGCATTCTGATATCGATGTCAAGTGACCCTGTGCCACTTTGAGAACTGGCACAGTGTTCTCCCATTGCCCCTGATTTGGTGCAATACTAACAGAGTCAAACAAACAAAGCAAATGACTGACACCCGCGATTTGTATTACACTGACGCCAAAGATGGTAAAGAGCGTATGATTCAAGTGCCCGAGAATCTGGCATGGATTATGGTTCAATCTATGCACATTGCTGGCGTTGAAGCATACATTGATCTCACCCCTGCTGATGTCGTCGCTGCCTGAATCTGACATGCAAACTCTCACTTTCGAGCAAATTGATTGTCTGATTTCTCTCATCGAGTTCCATGATGATTGGGATGAGGTGAGTGAACTGATGGGCACCGATGTTGAACTGCTACATGAAATCCTAACTGAGATGCGTGATGATGCCTGATTCCTACACTTTCACTGGTGACGCTGTAACCTACCTCGGTTTGGTTGGTGTCATCTCCACCGCTATCATTGTGATTTCGGTGTTTCGTTCCTACTACAACTCTCCCCTTCGCAAATGATGGATCGCAAAACTCTTCAGGATCAACTTGTCCAGCAAATGTTGGATGACATGGATCTTAAGACCATGACATGTTTGTGCTACGATTATCTCATGGAGGGATACGATAAGTATAATGATGAAGAGCTAAATGAAGAGGTAGCACAATACTATCCTGAACTGCTGGAGGATGTGACAGTTTAGGAAGTGGCACAAGGGGGGTTGCAATGCTCCCCCACCCCTGATACATTACTCTCAGATCAAACAAATCACATGCACCACACTACATTCAAAGGCGGCATTCAACCTGGCACGACTGCATTTGATGAGCAGTCTAAGGCGATGGATGATAACGCCAAATCGGCAATGTTTCATGTGGCAAACATTCTCAGCAGCACCTATCCTGATCTGATTGTACAATCCAAACTCGATCAATCTCAGATCCCTGGTGGCATCGGATCGTGTGCCCCTGATGGTGGGGTTTGGTTCTACAAAGGTGAACTGATTGCCTGCTTTGAGAGTAAGAAACAAAACGATAAAGGCAACGCAATCGAACGCTGGTACAAAAACAATTTCATCGTTCGTGCTATCAATCCCACTGCAACTTACGTTACGTTTGCATCTGGCACTGGTGTAACTGCTGGCAATCCGATTCATCGTATCTTGCACATTGCACACCAGGGACTGTTTGGTGTGATGGGTGAAGTTCAGGTGGGCGTTAACAACCTGCATTGTAAAGTTGACGGTTTCAGTGTTGACGAGATGAGCGACATTATGATCGAAACTATCACTAACATCATCGAGGGTTAGTAACACAAACTCGGCGGCCGCGAGTAGTTCACCCATACTACTCGCTGTCTGCCTGTGCTTCCCTCCCCTCCCGCCCTCTAGGTTAATCGCCTAGGGGGCGTTTGTCTAGGTGGCCGCGGCCAGTACCCAAGGTGGCACACTAGCACCCGCCGCGGCCACCCCCTGCCTGTAGACTGATCTCAGTTCAGACAACCACATGACCAAGACCGAAGCAACCGCCCTCGCTATCGCCATCGTTCACGGCAACTGCCCAAACGCTGCTGATGGGCACGTCCGTATGCTCCACCAGTCCACCGAGGGTGCTGAGATGCTCCGCCTGATCGTTCGGGATGACCTGGCAGGTGCTGGCGAGATCGTAGCATCCGCTCTGATGGGCAATCTCTGAACTGTCCACTGGGGGTCGCCGCGGCCCCCTCTCCACCCTATACTGATCTCAGTTCAAACGAAACGACATGACCGACACTCCCCGCGCCTACGCTGTCATCGGCGGATGGGATTATGAAGGTGAGGATTTCGATTCCCTGCGCCTGTTCGATTATCACTCCGCTGCTGTGGCATACATGAAAGAATTGGAATCTCAGGGTTACGATTACTCTAAGTGTGAGATGCGCTGGATTGAACAGATCCCTGCACTTGAGGAGATCCAAGCGAAGGCGCGACTCGCTGAGCGTCTGGCGATGCTGCCCTGACCAGTTGGCAAGGTGGCACACACCGCCTCGCACCCTGACCCCTGACCCTGTAGACTAACAGCATGAACAAAAACAACCCCTACGTGCAACAGATCCTCTCCCAGGGCAAGGAGCCCAGCAACGCTCCCGCCCCTGAGGCAGAGTACCCCCGTACTATCTACGGTCGGACCTTTGAGACCAAAGCCCAGTATCTCGAAGCCCTTGCCGATTTCATGAACGGCATGTGACACTCTGACAAGTGGCACAGGGGTCGCCACAGACCCCACCCTGACCCTGTAGACTGATTCCATCAACCAAACAAAGCAAATGTCCGTCACCTTGACTGCCAACTACAAAGAAGTTCTCGCTGCTGCTACTGTTGAGAAGATCGACGAATTGCTCGATGAGAACTATGCTCTGGATGACATGCTGGAGTTCATCGACAACCACAACGAGAGCGATTTCGTTGCACATTATGAAGACTATTGCACCGCTGGTGAGGCAATCGGTTACGATGCCGTTGATGCCCTGATCGAAGAGATGGGCGACGTTTGCTATGTTGAGGGTTGCGAAGAACGCTACCGTGGCAACTACGATTCGACTGCAGACTTCGCTGAGCAGTATTATGATGAACTGTACGATGTGCCCTCTGCTTTGGTTGTAGATTGGGAGGCAACTTACGATTCTTCCCTGCGTTACGATTTCACTGCCTGTGAGAAGGGTTACCGTAACGTCTACATCTTCAGCGACTACTAGGACAGTTGAGGGGGTGGCACACGCTGCCCCCGATCCCCCATCCCGACCCTGTAGACTAACAGCATCAACCACAGACAAGCAATGCGCTACCCCATCAACACCTTCGGCAGCACCGCTATCGATGAGATGAGCGTCAATCCTATCACGGGCACTGTTCGGGTGACCTTCCAACGCTACTATGGGGTGCGCTATCGCCTCAAGGCGTCCCGTCGTGCCATCCTGTCGCTGATGTGGAACAGCGACCGCTCGCTGGGACAGTGGGTGAACTGTCACTGCCTGCAGCGCCACGAGACCGTCTGCCTGTAGACTAACAGCATGAAAAACAAAACCTTCACCCTCTCGCTTCGTGATCGCTGCCTCGCCCTCGCTGAGGCACAGGCATGGGAGATCAATGGTGACATCGACCGCATCGACCCCGATGATCTGGAAGCCTGCCTGGCTGGTCTGACCGAGGCGACCTTAGAGGAGACGGCTGGCGAAGTGGCACACCTTGCCGCCTGGTGCAACTGAGCACCCTGTAGACTAACAGCATCAACCAAACGAAACGACCCATGACCGCTACCGCTCGCATCCGTGCCATCGCTTCCCTGCTCGCCATGTTCAAGGCAGAGCATGGTAGCACCCCCCAGTGGTTGATCGATCTTCACCACCGTGCCGATGATGAGACCCTGGTGGCTCGCCTCGCCAACTGGCGCACCAACTATCCCGCTCTCTATGCTGCCCACGGTCTCTATGTGATGTGACAGTCAGCAGGGTGGCCGCGGCGACCGTCAACGCCACCCCTGACCCTGTAGACTAACAGCATCGAAACGAACCGACCATGACCCGCCTGATCTTCCCCCTCGGCACTCTCGCCCTCTGCCTCTGGGTTGGTGGCAACGCCCTCTCTGCTGGTCTGCAGATCACCAAGGCACACGCCGACCGCCTCGCTGTGACAATGTGCCAAGTGTCCGAGACTGACTGCCGCTGACCCCCTGACCCTGTAGACTAAGATCAATCAAACGAAACGACCCATGACCGACTTCGACACCTGCTTCACCGAGATTCAAGACGCCCCTGGCGAGATCTTCGACATGGACTTCGACGACCGCTGGGATGCCGACGACTTCGACCGCCGCCGTATGGAGCGGGACGGTTGGGCGACTGTCTGCTGGGATGGGCGCTGAGGCGCTGACCCTGTAGACTAAGATCAATCAACACCCCCCCCCTACCATGCGCTTCCCCCTCGCCCAGTGCTCTGACCTTGAGACCCGCCAGATCAAATGGATCAGCAGGGCGGATCAACTGAAGAACGGCAGCCGCCCCTCTCAGTTCATCCACTGGGGACTGCCCGCCTCTGTGCTCGCCGCCCAGTACGCCGAGACCCATCATGATGAGGCAATCGCCAAGATCCCCACGTTTGAGCACTGACCCCCCCCCCCTACGGGGGCACCCCCTGCAGACGACCCATCATCCTAGCACCATGCCATCACCCCTCAAGTGGAAGCAAGCAGAGCGAGATCTGAGAGCGAGCGGCGCTGTGCTCAAGCGCACGACAGCATCGCATCAGATCTGGAATCACCCCGCCTGGCAGACTGATGTGATCTTGCCGACCCATGGCAGCAAGGGGCGCAGCACCATCAGCCCTGGCATGTCCGCCGTGGTTCGCAAGGCACTGGCCGCGGCGACTGCATGACCCACCATCCTAGCACAGTCGCACCTGAGGACAGTCCAACGGTGCGACGCCCGTGCGACGGGCGCGGCCGAGCGAAAACCCATAGATACTATAAACCTACAAAACTTTGAAAACGCGAGAGTGATTACGCTTTCATTTTAAAATTTTTTCTCCAACAAAAATGCTCAAAAAACCTCACAGGACTCTAACGACTCAAACGACAAAAGCAGAGGAACTCTCATACATTTGGATGACTTTGAAAGAACTCGTTAAGATCTTGACAACCCGCACGTCCCGTGCTAAGATTCAACCAGAAAACGACAACCCGATTTAATCATGAAAACACTCCCAGTACTTTTGAGTTTGGCGCTTCTGCCATCTGCAAGTTTTGCTGCAGGTCTCTATCCTGGATACGAAGTAGCCTCCAGACCGAGAGGAGGTGTAGTCACCGATAAGAACGGTGGTACATACAAAATCTCTCCTGGTGAAGGATATCTTCGTAATCTTTATAATGCCGAAGTATCTGCAGGTAAAGCGACTAGTCTGAGTTGGATTGAGCAGTCTTCGATTGGTGTATACAAAAAAGAACAGAAAGTTGCACAATATCAGAGTACTGTACAATATCAACCCCCCTCGTTCTTTCAGGGTGCCAGCGGCGCTCCTGTGGTCGTTCCACCGACTGTGATTAATACTCCTGGTGCTATTCCTCGTGAATGTCGCAAGAAGAGCGTTAGTTTGTTTATCTTCTTTGACGTTCGTAGTGAAGACTGTTGATGGAAGGACTTAGAGCTGTGGTAATATACAGACACGAAGGAAAGATAGAATGCCACAGCACTCACGGTAGAGTTGTAACGATATCGTTCAGCTCCACCGTTTTTCCATCAGTGATGCATCACATAAGCAATAGAGTTTTGCCCCAAGACATTTACTGGGTTCAATAGTGATATATAATGTAAACTGATTATATAACAATGACTGCAAACGTATACGAATCTACCGTAGAATATAACGAAGATTTTGGTGAATACTACCTCACCATTCCTGACGAGCTTTTAGGGCATGTTGGTTGGGAAGAGGGTGATGTGATAGAATGGCACATGAACAAAGATGGCACGGTCTTACTTGAGCGTGTCGATGAGTTTTTTGATGGAGAAGAAAATGAGTGAAGATAGTGTACTCGGATACCGTTTGATTGGTAAAGATGGTCAAGTCATTGACAATAAAATGTTTGATGACTTTGATTCCCTCGCAGACTTCATGATGGAGCAAGCCGACAAATATTATCAAGGATTAGTCGATCCAGACACTACTGTTGAAATGACGACTTTTGATAATACAGGTAAGATTCTTTATCAAGATCAAGCGAGTTTTAAGCAAGATGACAACACAGAACTTGAAACCCTTCTCACAGAGTTGGTTGACGACGGATCAGAAGATTCAGATGGTAATGAATGATATCGAGGATATCAAAACTCGTTTGAGAGTTTTGGAGAATCGAATCAGCAAGATTCCAGATCCTTTCGTGATTTACTATAAAGAACCAGGCAAAGAGGAGTATTCTAAGCTTAACGAGGCTTTGGATAATCTGTATCACGAAGTAGAGAAACTCAAAGATGGTAACAGTCAGTCCAATAACTAACTACAATACAGCGTATCCATTTGCCGATTTTTCGTTAGCAGGTAGAATCCCTCCTGGTTATCAACCACCTGACTTTCCTCTGCCATTTTTTAATGTTCCGCAGTTTCAGATGCGTCCGAACCTTCTGAATCCTAGGAAGTTGATTGAAAACAGGAAGTACTCCGACAATCCTATTCAACCGTATGTCAGTACCTACGATATATTTACTGTGCCGATTACATTTGAAGTTGATGAGCTGGATTGGTTAGCGGCGGCGCAGTTATACGGACCCAATGGAGTACCAGTTATAACTGGGGTACGGTGTCGTTTGTTATGTTGTGAGTTTGAATCTCCGTTACCTACAGATGGTAAGTTGCAAGTAGATTGGCAAGCAGGCAATCCTAAACTAAAAGGATTGAAGTTAAATCCGTTGGGATTACCTATTTGGAGGATTGGTGCATTACAAGAACCACATGTATATGGTGCCAGTCCTATAGTATCATTAACTGCATCAAATCCTTTGGGTGATTATACATCTATCAGTCAACCTAGTTTTTCAACTCCAGAAGATACTGCTGGAGAAAGTTTTACTTATAAAGTACAAGGTTACTTTACGGAGAGAAACTTCTTTGATCGTGAGTGGATTACTCAATGGGGCCCATTTAGAATCAAGCTTGATGCTTTTGGTGCATATTTTCAGAATCCATTAACATATGCTATTCCTCCTTTAGAGTTAACTCCATTTAACTGGATTCCATTTAGAAATTGGACTCCTGATTTATTCTACCAACCAAATATTGGGTTAGCGAGTAAGATTGATGCTCCTATAATAGAACAGTTTATCAAAGGTGCTACAAGTATTTTACAGTATAAACCTTCTGAGATAGGTAGTTTGAGATACTATTTCTACTTTCAGACCACAACAAACGTTGATATTAGTCCGATAACAACTAATAACTTTTTTGGTACAATGACTGTTAAATATAATCAGGACGTTGGAACAGAACGTCTTAAGTGGGCTCAAAGATTTCAGAATCCCAAACAAGACACTTGCCCCTTCTTAGATGAGGACAGTGTTGACTTTCAACTAGAATAGTACTATAATGGCAAAACCAGCGGTTCTCCACCCATCAAACATGTGTAATCACACTATGTTTACACCAACAGGATCAGTGCCTATTCCTGGCGTTGGTTTTTCTCTCAACGTCTTTATTGAGGGTAGACCTGCTATACCAGCAGGAAGTAAGTTTATCGTTCATGACATTCCCACTGATGTGGTAAGTTTGGCGATTAGACCTCCCCATAATGATGAAGTTGCGGAAGGTTGCCCAAATGTTTGGTGTAATGGTCAACCCATGGGTAGAGTTGGCGATGCAATACGTGCTCCTAAAACGTTTTACCCCGCACCTCTAGCGCCTGCTGGGACGCTAAGAGCAGGAGCGTTCACCGTCAATGTCTCTGATTTACCAGCAATACCTCTTGTATCCATTTAATTTTCATAAATAAGATTATGGCAAAAGCACCTAGTTTTAATAAGTCTAGTTATGTTCCTGGCAAACCCAAGTGTACTCGCCAGGGTCGCTCAAAAAACACAAACCTAGCGGCATCTAGTCGCAACGGTCGTAAAAAACGTTACAGAGGACAAGGAAATGGCTAAAAGACGCGCAAGGAACGAAGATGGAACATTCGTTGCTGACGATCCAAATACCCCAGAAAACGAAGCATGGGAAGAAGTACCCGAAAACGAGGTAACTCCTAGAGTGTTTGGATGGGTTGCAGGCAGAAATGCAAACCGTCAGATTCACCCAGACACCAATCCAGAAGTCCCAGCATGATCTGAGTACATGTCAATGCTCCAACTTGACCCCCAAATACCCGTCCTGACTCCCAAGGGGTCTGGATGGGCATTTTTTTTAATCGATAGAAGTCAAGAACATGACCTAGAATGGGTAGTTTTCTTGGATGAGGGAGGATATTGCTGGACCTTTCGCAACTCTGATGTTAGAATACAGAAAAATATCACATTTAGGCGCGAAAATATTGAAAAATTCGGGATAGCAACCCCGTAAAAAGTTCTGTTTTCACTCATTTTAGGAGAAAAACAGATGGCTAAGTACCAAGTAGACCGAGATACGGATTACATGCAGAAAAATTGGGGCACAACTCGCCTAATCACCGATTATGGTGCGTTGTCTCCGACAAAATTAAAGAAAAACGAACCCCCAAAGAATAGACTGGAAAAACACTGCGGTGGTAAAGAAGGATTTGATGATTATGTGGAGTGGTGGGTATAAATAATACTATAAATACGGTCTTTTTATGCCAGTCAGCAGAGCATTCCGAGATATTAATATTACTTTCGGTAAGCATCCTGTTACTGATGATCTACTTATAGTGAAGGATTTTAATGCGATTAAAAATTCTGTCATGAGTTTAATCCTTACAGTCCCTGGCGAAAGATTTTTCAATCCAAATATCGGGAGTAAAATCTACACTTTACTCTTTGAACCAATGGATTTCATTACATCATCAAGTATCAAATCCGAAATTGAATATACTATTCGTGCTTTTGAGCCTAGAGTTGACTTAAAGAATGTTTTAGTGAATGAAGATTACGATAATAATGCTTACGATATAGAGATTGAGTACTCTGTTATTGGATTACCTGAAAAACTTGATACTATTCAGCTTACTCTAGAGAGAACAAGAGCATAAAATGCCATACAATCAACTTACAAATCTAGATTACTTTGATATAAAAGCTGCCCTCAGAGATTATCTGAGGGCTAACTCGGATTTTACTGATTATGACTTCGAAGGTTCCGCTTTAGGTCATATTATTGATTTATTGGCGTATAATACCTATTACACGGCATTTAATGCCAACATGATTGCGAACGAGATGTTTCTCGATTCCGCTACTCTTCGTGATAACGTTGTTTCTTTGGCAAAGCAACTAGGATATACTCCTAGATCTGCTGTTGCTTCGTCTGCCGCTTTAAACATAACATTTTCTGTTAATGGAGCTAATACTCCCAATAGTATAACGCTGAAGAAAGGATTGGCGTTTTTAACTATAGTAAATGATTCTTTATATCAATATAACGTTTTAGAAGATATCACTGCTCCAGTAAACAGTGAAAATCAGGTAACTTTCTCAAATGTTAAAATATATGAAGGTTCTTTAGTAACTGATAGATATCCAGTAACTCAAGAAAATACTTCCATAGTTTTATCTAACCCAGGAATAGATATTAGCAACCTTACTATCAAAGTATTTGAAAGCGGAAGTTCAAGTACTTTTGAAAAATACGTTTTAACTGATAATATATTAAATGTTTCTCCGACATCTGCCGTTTTTTATGTTAATGAGATAGAAGACGAGAACTACAAAATTGTATTTGGGGATGGTATATTTGGTAAAAAACTACAGGTTGGGCAAGTTGTCGAAGTTTCTTATCTGGTCTGCAATGGTCCATCTACAAATAATGCATCAAACTTTACTTTTAATGGAGTATTAGTTGATACTTCTAACGGTTCTAGTACATTTTTAACGGGAGTTGAAAATATTACTTTATTAGTCAAATCTTTTGGTGGCAGTGATATCGAAAGTATTGATAGTATTAAAGTCAATGCTCCTGCGATGTATGGCACTCAAAATAGAGCGGTGACATCATCAGATTACACATCTATAATAAGAAGAGTTTATCCAGCTGCGGCAGATGTCATAACATACGGAGGAGAAGAAGCAGATCCCCCAGAATATGGAAAAGTAAAGATAGCGATTAAACCAAGAAATCTCTCTTTCCTGTCTTCTTATTCAAAAAGATTAATCATTGAAGAACTTAAAAAATATTCTGTCGGATCAGTTACTCCAGAGATTGTAGATCCATCAATAATTTTTATAGAGTTAAATAGTAGAGTGTTTTATTCTCTAAATGCAACTACATTAACTCCAGATGATATTAAAACTAAAGTGATAAACAATATCACTAGTTACAGTTTATCTAGTGATACCGAAAAGTTTGGGGGAAAGTTTAGATATAGTAAGTTCACTTCCGTAATAGATAACTCTGATAGATCCATAAAATCTAACCTAACTTCCGTTAAGATGAGAAAGGATTTTTATCCTTCATTAAATAACTCAACATATTATGAGTTGTGTTTTAGTAATCAGTTTGAATATGATGCAGAAACACCTTCTATTGTTTCTACTGGGTTTGTTGTTCAAAAATATCCTTCATATATTTGTTATCTTGAAGATAGAAATGGTGTTATTGTTTTATACCGACTTGATTCACAAACTAACGATAAAATAGTTTTGAATAGCAATCAAGGAAGTGTTGATTATTTGAAAGGTGAAATAAAAATCAATGATCTTACTATCATACAAGGATCATTTTCAGATAACAAGATAGAAATACGAGTAAAACCAAGATTCAATGATATTATTGCTAAGAGAGAAATCTTCTTAGATGTTGATATTGACAAGAGTACTATTACTGCTATCCAAGAGTAAGTTAAATGGCATCAAAGATACGCAATCTTTCATACCTGATAGATCATCAGCTACCAGCATTTATCAACACAGAATATCCTAGATTTTCTGCTTTTTTGCAGAAATACTATGAGTATCTTGAGTTGCCAGGCAACCCCATACATATTATTAATAACTTAGACAAATATCGTGATGTAGACTCGTATGATAAAGAGAGTCTAACAGAATCTACGGTTTTTGTTTCATTATCTCAGCAGAACAACAGTATTAGCATTACGGTTGAAGATGCTTCTTCGTTTCCAGATGCCAATGGGTATATTTTAATCAATGACGAAGCAATCTTCTATAAAGAAAAACAAGGAAATGTATTTCTAGATTGCTATAGAAATATCAACGCAACTACTAATCTTGGCGATTTGTATGCCGAGAGTACAAACACAGATGTAGATTATAAAGATTCTGGAAATAGCACTGATGCTATTTCTTTTGGTTCTATTGTAAAAAACATCAGTAACCTATTTTTATACGCATTAGTCAAAAATTTTGAAAAAGAATATTTGGGATCTTTCCCCGAATCAAGTCTGAAATCTTCTGTAAATAAAAATCTGATTATAAAAAACATCAAAGATTTTTATAAAGTAAAAGGAACAGAAAAATCAGTACAGTTTATTTTTAATGCAATTGTTGCAAAGGAGCCTAATGATGTTCCTTCTGTATATTATCCAAAAGATTTCACATTTAAATCATCTAATGGTACTTGGATCTCAAAATACGGTCTAAAAGTTAGAGTTTTATCTGGTGATACAAATCGTATCGTTGGAACAAAGTTGATTCAGAAAAAACGTTTTTCTGACGAAGTACAATCATTTGGTGTGATTGATAATATCATTGATATTGGTGAAGGATTTTATGAGATTGTACTAGCAACAAATACTATAGTCGGTGAGTTTGAGATTGCGTCACAAACTTACTTAACTGATGAAGTGCTGAGCACAGAAACTAATATCATTAATGTGTTCTCTACTCTTGGTTGGGAAAATTTTGGTAGTTTTTTCATTGATAACGAAAAGATAACTTTTGAAAACAAAAATGTAAATCAGTTTCAATCTCTCACAAGACTTTCTCCAGTTTACCATACAGAAAAAAGCTTAGTATATGATGAAACTTTGATTACTGCTGATTACGAAGATATTTCTGGAAATATTCAAACATTTTCCGCCGTTCCTCTTGGTGTAGTTTATAACTTAGATATTAAAGAAAATGTTCCTTATTTATCTGAAAATGACAGAATACAAGTAACTTCTTCTGGTAGTATTGTATCTGATGTTAAAGTAATCGATAAAAATACTGGTAGTATTAGGTGGAGAATAAATGAGTCTCTTGCTGCTCCTTCTTCGTCAAATACCAGTATTGCAAATGATTTATCTAGAGTAATATCTGATGTTTCTGCTGTTTTTGAAGATTCGCAGTATTTTTACATTACATCTTCTGGATATCCATCCCATAGTATTGGAGAGAGTTTTTGGAATGTAGAGTTAGATGATCAAAAACATTTAAAGATAATCAAAAAACAGTCTTCCGTAAGCACTGATGTAACTACTATCGGAAGTCATGAAACTGGAGTTCTTCTCAATGGCGTGACTATCATGAGTCACAAAGATGAAGAACAAATCGTTTTTGGCGAAATACAAGAAATTTTTGTAACTAATCAAGGATCTGGTTACTTAGATCCACCATTTGTTTTAGTAGAAGATAGTACTGGTATAGGTGTAGCTGATGCACGAGCTGTTTTATCTGGAGAAGTTGTAGAAACTATCGAAGTTGTAAATCCTGGTGCAGGATTTTTCCCACCTGTTCCTGTAGTAACTATTACCTCTGGCAGAAACGCATCTGCATCACCTGTTATCACGAGTGGTAAAATAACATCCATACAGATTGATAATCCAGGTGAGTATTATTCAACTCCACCCAAAGTTTTTATCAGGGACGCTTCTGGAAAAGGAAAGTATGCAGAGTACATTTCACAAATATCTGATGACGGCAAAATAGTTGGGTTTAAAAAAATAAATGAAGGTAGAGATTATAATCCAGAAGAAACTACAGTAACGTTAGAGTCTGTTGGTAGCGGAGCTACTGCTATTTCTAATGTAAGAACTTGGACAAGAAACCGTTTCTACAAATATCAGTCATCTGTTGATGATCACAATGGATATTACTTTTTAAATAAAAAAGAGGGTATTGGATATGGATATTCTTACTTAGCAAATCCAAAGGGTCTCAGAGTTCAACTGAATGATAATATAGACTCAAATTATATTGTACCTAATGTATTGAGACATTCTCCTATTATTGGGTTTGCTTTTGATGGATACCCCATTTATGGTGCATATGGATATTCAAATCCAGTGAACAAGAGTTCTTCTATTGTTAGAATGTCCAGTTCATATTCACTGAAAAGCTCTAGACCATTTGGACCATCGACATTAACATATCCATTGGGATATTTCGTAGAAGACTATGAATATATTCATAGATCTGGTAGTTTGGACGAAAATAACGGAAGGTACTGTGTTACTCCTGAATATCCAGAAGGAACATATGCATATTTCATCACTATTGGTGAAAATCAAAATCCAATATATCCATATCTACTTGGTGATAAGTTTTATGGAGTTCCTGTAGATTCAAACTACAAAAAAATAACTCAACTGGATATTCCAAGAAATATCAAAAGAATAAAAACTGATGGCATTTCACAGAATGGAGAACCAATAGAAGCAGTTATTGAAGAAATCAATACTGGTACGATTAGTGAAATTGAATGCGTAGATTCAAATGCTATTTTTAGTCCTGGAAATAAAATCGTATTTGATTACGCAGATCAAGATTTCACGAAAGAAATATCATCCGTCGTAAAAGAAGTAGAAGGAAAATCTATTACATCTATTCAATCACAACAAGATAAAGCAATAAAGATTTCAACTATTAACACAGCATATTTGTTTGCGGATTCTACTTTATACCAAGAAAACACAAATGCATATGGTACTGTGCTTGGCAATGTTATAAATGATACTAATATTGTTTTAAAAGAAGTAAACGGAACATTTACTTCTACTGATAAACTATTCAGTAATATTGTAGTAGCATCTTTATTGTTGGATAGATCTTCGTCGTTTGCTTCTGGATCTATTGTAACTTTATCCAATGGTAAACAGGCTGGTGTTGAAAAAGTAGAGAATAACAAAGTAGTATTGGCAAGAAATCCATTTGAAAATGGAGAAAGAGTTATTTTCACCAAATCTTTTAGTAATATTTTATTAGACACGCCATATTTTGTTGTGAATGCAGAAGCAACCACATTCCAAGTATCTCAAACAGAAAATGGAACACCAGTATCTTTATCTACTGTATTAACTCCCCCTGGATCATTGATTTTAAGTGAGCAAGCTAAAGGAGAAGTTCTGCAATCACTAATCGATGGGAATACTTTAATAGTTAAAGTTTTGCGAGGAGAGTTTATCGTTGATCAGGAATATTTGATAAGAAGTTCTAATGTATTTGACACTTCTAACTCAAAAATATCGGTTATTAGATATTTACATAATAACATAGAGATATCAGAAATAAATGATAAGATCGCAATCGTAACAACTGATGAAAATCACCTTCTCACGGAAGGAGATACTGTAATAGTAGATATAAATCCAAATGACACTCAGACCACAACTACGTATCAAGTAAGAAGAAGAATATACCAAAAAGTAAAGTTACCATCATTAAATATAACCAAAAATATTAAAGATAGTGGAGTTGGTTCGCTAAAACTATTAAATGGCGGTGGGTACTATGTTTATGATCAGAACGGAAATGCAAATCCAGAAGGAGATTATGCTAATGGAGGAAATGCGTCATACAACAATGTTGAGTTAATATTTGCCGATCAATCCTTATGTAGACAACTCGAAGGAAAAATATTGGTGGGGAGTCCAAACAATGAAAATAACGCAAAGGCGACAGTTAATATAACAAATGGAATAGTGACTTCTGTAGTTATAACTTCAAAAGGAAAAAACTATAAAAAAGGAGATATTTTAACCATAAATGCGTCCGCAATAGGCAGACCTATAAATTCTTCTAATACAAGATCATTTCTGGGTGAAGTGGATCATGTTGGATTGCATCTTTCTAATACAAAAGTATTTTTAACTGATGTAGAGTCGTTATCAGTAAATGATACGATAAAAATTAATGATGAACTAATGAAAGTGTTGACAATCAATGCCAATGAAAGCTCAGTAACAGTTGAAAGATCTGTAGATGATACTATTTTACAAAATCATTCGGATCTTTCCGTAGTCACTGTAAATCAATCTGCTTTTACTCTGAATCAAGGATACCGTGTAGGATTTCAGACAGGATCTCCTTTTGTTAATGTATATGATAAAAAAACACAAACATTAGAAGTATATTTTGATATAAACATTCCATTATCTGCTATCAACAAACTGATGTCAGATATGACATTTTTTGACCAAAGTTCTCCTGCAAAAATTGTAACAGTATCGGACATCATCGAAGAACCATCTTATAGATTTGAGTTCTCTTTAGATGGGATCAACTGGATAAAGAATCCTGTTATAGATGCCCAGACATATTATACTTACAAGTTTACAACCGATCATTTTTCGATGATTGGGTCTTCGTTGGAGTTTTCTCCTAGTGGAAACTATAATATTATTGCAAATAATGTAACAAAAAATAATATCCTTCCTGGATATCCAGGTTCTTATTTGATAATAAAAACTGGATATGGTGAACAGTTAGATCCAAACAATACTTCAACTAAAAAACCAGTAGAATACGGAAATTATTTTTATTTTGATAAATCTGGACTTACAGTTACTGATAATGGGTTTGTCAAGTTAGTACCAGATCCTTTACAGGGATCTAAAGTTGTCACATATGTGACAGACACAAGTTTTGTGTATGATTTAAATACAGTTCCATTATATGATGGTTCTGGATTTATGAAATACATAACATCTTCTAGAACTGCTGTCGGAAAAATAAAATCTGTAAATATTACAAACTCTGGATCTGGATTTTCTTTACTACCAACAGTTGTTGGTGTTGCACCTAATTCTGCATATGAGTGTGTTGTTGATGTGAACTGGAGTTCAGTTTCTAAAAACGTCGCTTCATTGATAATAACAAATCCTGGAAAAGGTTACGTGAATCCGATTGCTGTTGTAACGAATGGTGATGGTAGATTTGCTTCGTTTAAAATAACCACAGATAATAATGGATCTATTGCTTCGATTGTTGTTGAAAATAGAGGTGTTGATTATACCTTTAAACCAGAAGTAAAAATTATTGAATCAGATGTTGAAATGTATTGCTATAGTAATGATATTGGTACTATAAAGAGTTTAAAAATATCAAATAATGGAAAATCTTTCAATAATGATAAATCCATTCAAAGATCATTCTATACACCAGCATTCTTGATTCTAAAAGATTTTGATGGAGGATTCTTAGAAAACGAAACTATCATTCAATATGATGGTGAGATAGAAGTTGCGAGAGGTTTAGTATCTAAACTTGGTTGGAAATCAGGATCAAATATTTTGAAGGTAGAAAACATAGATGGAACATTTATTTCAGGATTGTCTATCATTGGAAGCATTAGAAAATCTGAAGCTATAGTTTCTAAAGTTTTTAGAGGAACATTAGAACCAAACATCAAGTCTTATTATAATAATATTGGTTATTATTCGTCTGATAGGTCTAAGTTAGGATCTTTGTCTCAGAGATTGGCAGATTCATATTTCTATCAAGATTATTCGTATGTGATTGAATCGAATAGTCAAATAAATGATTGGCGTAACACCATCAAAGAAACTACACATCCAGCTGGTTTTATAAGTTTTGGAGAACTCAATATTATATCAACTGGCAATGCTTCGTTCATCCAAAATCCAACTTCCATTAGTTCGGTTAGATTACTGCAGTTATGGGACGACGAATCTTTAGACCGCAGAGTTACTCTACAAAGTAGCACAACTAAAGTTACAGAGATTATCGCACAAACTACAAATATAAATCAGTTCCGTGGAAAAGGATCTATCGTACCTCTTCAATATGATTCTTCAGAAACTTTATCGTATGATTTTTACTTAACTCCAGATTTTAACGGATATTTTGATGCCAACGGTAATCGTTCTGGAACAAAAACATTTACAATGAAGTTGCGTAGTTCTAATCTACCATTGAATGTTTCTAATGTACACAACTTGATTGTAACTTTAGATGGTATCTTACAAGAGCCAGGATTAGCATATACTGTTTCTGGAACTCAGATTACATTTAGTCAGGCACCGCTGGGATATAGAGATGTTTTTGGAGATCCAATTTCTCTGTCCCAGTATCGAGAAGGTGTTGATACTAAGTCTCAGTTTTTTATTGGTAGATATGTTGGATTTAAAGATTCGCAACTAAACACACAATATTTCAAGAAAATAAAGAGTATTTCTACTCAGTTTAATGGAGTGCAAACAGAATTTGATCTCTATTATGAAGATAATACTCCTGTTGTTTTAGATGCAAATGACAATCTTTTCGTTTCTTTAGATGGTGTCTTACAGGTTCCTGGTGTTACTCCATTAATACCACTCAAGAGATCTTATTATATAAGAAAAACAGTCACACCAAATGTTATTGTATTTACAGAACCACCATTAATACAAGAAGGTGTTCCACAATCATTCTTTGCGTATAGAGTTGGTAACTATCTACCACTTGGGATTGATCAATATTTAATCGAATCTAAAAAAACGGGTCCATTTATTTTAAGATCAGTTGTCGATAGAAAAAGTGTTTTTATTGATGATGATAGAAATCTATTTGTTTTTGTGGATAATGTCTTGCAGAGAAGATTAAAATCTTATGACGTTAATGGTTCTACAATCACATTTAAAGAATCATTGAAACCAGATAGCAAAATTGACATAGTTTACTTATATGGCAGAGATTTTCAAAAGTTTGCAACAGCTTTCGGATTTGAAGATACTCCATTTTTTAATCGATATAATATAACAGTTAACGCATTTCAAGTTGACTTGAACTATGGTTATGGTCAATATGTAAATGCTGTCATAGATGCCGTAGACGAACAGTTTAATGTGATATCTAGCGGAAGAGTTGCTAAAATTAGCAAAGAAAATACAAACTATGTAATAACAGTTGAATCTTCTATCAATAAAAAGATAGAATCTGGTTACGCCTTGATAGTGAGACAGATTAGAGGAAACTATGGTGATATTGATGTTTATATTTCTGATTTTAAAGTTTTATCTGTAGATGAGTTTAGAGAAAATGATCAAACTTTAGAAATCATCGATAAATCTAAACCAGGATGGTTACAAGGTACTTCCTTAAAACCAATATATGATGACAATATTGAAGTAGATGATTTAATAAAAATTGATGGAGAAGAAGACTTTAGAACCGTCAGATCTACTCCAACAGAAGCGTATAAAACACAATACAGAGATAATGATGATGTAAACACTAGTTATTACGGAAAGATTGAGGTATCATCTTACAATAAACCACAGCGAGGTGAGGGTTTAACTATCCTACCAGAAGTTGACACAGATCCCACATCCCCCACATATGGTCAAATTATTTCTTTGACATGGAACAAAAAAGATTACAATGATTATGTTCAAACTAAAGTGTTCCCACAACCAAATGCATATGGTTACGAGGATTTACCTGAGTTGATGTTTGTTCCTCAACCAGTTTTAGATGAAGGTGGATCTATTACATCCCCATCCCAAGGTGGTGGTGCTAGAGCTTTTGCTATCCTTCACAATGGAGAAGTTATAGATTTAGTTCTTCTTTCTGGTGGCAGTGGATACTTAACGCCTCCAAAGGTATATGTTACTTATGGATATGATATTCTTAAATCCGAAAAAAATCTAACTACAGCATACTTCAAACTGGGGTTAGAAACCTATCTAGTTCCAGGTCTCAAGTTATCAAATACTGTAACAGTAATAATCCCAACATTAAAACCAAATATTTACAATACATCAATACCTTTTGTTTCTCCACTATCAACTGCACACTTAGGAACTAATATTATACAACCTAAGGTCGATACTGGAAATGAGTTTGGGTGGAAAGAGACAAGAGTAAACGTAATAATGAATCTCAGTGCGGATATTTCTTCGTATAGTGATATCTATTCTATTATCAGAATACATCTAGAAACTCCATTGCAAGACGTTACAAGTATTTCTTCTTACGAAACTTCTTGCATAAAAACCGCTAATATAATAAGTGGAGCTGTTGATTCTTATGGAGATGAAAACTATTCTGTAGAATACACTCAATATCAGTTAGGCGCTCCATTGGGTTATTATGATTTCAATGGTTTGCAAAATGCTGCAGTTGGGTATAATACTTCATCCGCATTGACTTTGGAAATGCTGGAAAATGCTCACCCAACTTTAACTATTGAAGATTTTGAAATCAACTCAGAATCTAACTACTCACAATCTAAAGAATACTGGATGTTTGGTAGAGATAGTGTAACTGAATATGGAGCATTTTTGGGCATCTCTATAAATGAAACTGATTCTGTAGTTTATATTTCAGGTGAAAATAATCCAACCACACCATTTCCCGATAGCGGAGCATTGTTGATAGGAGATGAAGTTGTATTTTATGCAAGTAAGTTATCAGATCGTTTCTTAAATATTACTAGAGGTATGAATGGCACTATGCCTCAACAACATACTGCTGGAGATTATTTGAGGACATTTACAGAAGACATGGAGTTTTATTTCACCACTATTATTGATTCTGTATCATATTCACTTCCAGGTTATTTTTACACTTTCCAGAACACATATTCAGATATCACAACAAACCTTGTTTTAACAAGAACAGGCAGTTTTGTTGTGGAATAGCAGTATAAATATAAATAAACAGAACCTACCAACTTACGAGAGATTAGCAAGAAATGGCACCAATTATTTCTGATAAGTTTAGAATATTTAACGCGAAGCAGTTTTTAGAATCTCTTTCCGAGGGAACTACAGATTCTTCTTCAGACCGCTCAAAAATGTACTTCTTTTTGGGCAGACCAGAAAGATGGTATTCATACTTAGAGATTTATTCTCAAAATTCTTCCAGTTTTGAAGTAAACGAGTTTGTTTATATAGATGGAGTTACTCCAGGATTAGCAAATGCCGTCTTCAAAGCAAAAGTAGCCGCAGTTTATCAAAACAGTCTATTACTTTATAATATTGGTCCAACTGTCAATGCTCTTCCCGTAAATGCTTCTACACTAAAAGGTGCTACTTCAGGAGCTCAGTGTAAAACTGGTGTTTATCGTTTTGCAACTGACGAGATTCCTATCCTTCCATTTGATAACCAGGAAGATAAGTATACTGTATATGATGATATGATTGCAATGAAGAGAATCACCTCTTCATATGGTAGACCTGTAATCAGAAGATATGATTATGATCCAATCGTAAATCCAATTTTTGATATTTGGAGACCTGACTATTCCGTAAAAAATCCATCTGCTACTGGCGCAACTGCTCTCAAGGATGCAAAATATTTCTGTAAAAATAGACACTATGAAGTTTTTGTTTGCCTAACAAATGGTAGTGGCGCGAATGTCACCTACGAACCAAAAACCAGTGCATTCTTACAACAAGGTGAAGGTACATATAATGGAACTACTGGTGTTTATACCGAACCAAATGGCAACTATTCTTGGAAATATCTATATACTATCCCAACAGATGATGTAATCCGTTTCTTATCTACAGATTTCATGCCTATCTGTACATATAATGGACCAGCAGTTGTTGATGGCGGTATTTCAACTGTTTTAGTTAGAGATGCTGGGTCTGGATGGCCACAATCTTCCACTTTCTACTCCCCTGTTCGCGGAGATGGTACTGGCGGAAAAGTAAAGATAATGACAAATGCTTCTGCCGCAATTTCATCGGTAGAAGTAGTGGCATCTGGATCTGACTATTCATATGCAAGCGTTATTATTGATCCCGCATTTATTTACACTTCCCAAGATTTATCGACTCTCGCAACTGGCGTAAGTAACGTTCAAGGCGATTTAGATGTTATTATCCCTCCTCAGGGTGGACATGGAGCAGATTTAATCAATGAGTTGAACTCGAAGAGAGTTATGCTCAATGTTCGTTTGACTTATGCTGAAGGGCAAGGCGATTTCCCAATCGATAATGATTTTAGAAGAATTGGTATTGTTGCTGATCCTAAAGTTTATCAATCATCTTCTACACTATTAGCAGATACTGCTCAATGCCTATATGCAGTTAAGTTGACTAATGTTTCTGGTGATTTTATTCAAGATGAAACTATCCAGCAAACTGTTACTGGTGGAACTGCTTATGGAACCGTTGTTTCATGGGTTCTGGATGAAAATAGTACAACTTCTGGTGTGTTGAAATATTTCCAAAGTTCCGATTTCCACAGAGATTCTACTGGTGTAGTGAGAAGATTTGCTTCTAACGGAGCAAACGCCGTTTCAGCTCCAGTTGAGCTGGGGGGTTCGGGTATTTCAGGTACAGTAGATACATCATATGACACTGATGTTTTAGGTGTTAACTTTGAGAATGGCATTGCTTTACCAGAAGTTCAACCTCGTTCTGGTGAGATTCTATACTTAGAAAACAGAAGAACTATTTCAAGAGCTCCAGACCAAATTGAAGATATTAAACTAGTTATTGAGTTTTGATATATTATTCAACTATACTATTAACCGTTAGAAGTTTGTAAAATGCCTCAGAATATTAATCTCAACAATAAAGTATATAATGATGATTTTGCGTCAGAAAAAGGGTTTTATAGAGTCTTATTCCGACCAGGATATTCTATACAAACAAGAGAGTTAAATAACCTACAGTCAATACTACAAAATCAGATTGAAAATTTTGGAAGACATATTTTCAAACAAGGTGATCTTGTAGTACCTGGAGAGGTATCCTACAATAATAGATTAAACTATGTAAAGTTATCATCTGTTTCTGAAGTTGCTGTTAACATCAATGGTGTTATAACATTTCAGAAATATGATATTTCTTTACTAAGAAATGCTACTATTCAAGGATTAACTTCTGGCGTTCAGGCAACAGTTATTGCCACTGAATATGGGAATGAGTTAGAATCTGATATTCTTTATGTAAAATATTTAACTAGCGGAAATAGTAATAACGAGGAAACTTTTAGACAAGGAGAAACCCTAGAAGTGGTAGGAGTATCTGATACTCCTACTTTAGTTGTTGGTACGGATGGAAGTGCTCTTCCTAATCGTATTGGGGTTTTAGATTATGATACTAAAACTATCACGGAAATAGATAGTCCTGCAATGGGATTTGCCTCTGCAGTTCAAGTACAGCAGGGAGTTTATTTCGTAAACGGATTTTTTGTTACAAATCAAGAACAACTAGTTATTGTAGATAAGTATTATAACTCACCTTCAGTGAAGGTGGGATTTGAAATATTAGAATCTATCATAACTCCAAATGAAGATGTGACGCTTTATGATAATGCTCGTGGATTCTCGAATGAATCTGCTCCAGGAGCTCATAGACTAAAAATAGATTTACAACTAAAAGTTTATTCATACGATGATACTTTAGATCCCAACTTCATTCAGTTAGTTTCATTAAGAAATGGTAATATTGAAAGATTAGTTAAAGCTAATGATTATAGCATCATCGAAGAAACTTTAGCAAGAAGAACGTTCGATGAATCTGGGGATTATGTTGTAGAAAACTTCCCAGTTGATTTGAGAGAGTATTATAAAAAGAATGATAATGGCGGCATTTATCCTTTAAACACTGAAACAAACCTAGTTTCTGGACCATTAGATCCAGAAACAAACGAAACTGTATCTAGAACGATCGATGAAGCTTCTAGATTGATGGTTGCTGGCATTGGTTCTGGAAAAGCATATGTTAAGGGATTTGAGATAGTAAATAAAAACACAAAATATATTGAAGTAAGTAAAGCAAGAGATACGTTAAAGAAAGAAGATAATAGAATAAAAATTAATCCATTGTCTTCCTATAAGATTACCAATGTTTATAACAGTGTTCCCTTAAACTCAGAGGGAGAAGATCTAACTGCATATCCAACCATTTATCTAAACTCTGTTTTTAATGATGGTAGTTTAGGATTTAACTCCACAGAATCATTGACTGATGGTGCGCTAGAAAAGCAAACATTAATCCGTAGAGGGAAATATTTTACTCCTGATATTGGAGTAATGACCATTTATCTTAAAAAAGAACATCCTTCAGTGAGTTTTCCTAATAATGGAGACTTTGGTTTGGTTGGTGGAAACTTTGAGAAGTTTTGGTACATTCAATCAAAACAAACTACAGCAGTAGATACATTAGTTTCTAGTGTTCAGTTATTAGCATATTCTATAGTTGCTAGACCAGATATCGCAGATTCTGTGGATGAAGATGGTGAGTACAATCAACTATTTTTGGAGTTAACTGTTGCTGGAAATAAAAGTGATTTGCAACAACTGATTAAAGAATATGATGAATCTGATGTTACGAAAAGAAGAAGATTTTTCCTTTCTGAGTCTGATGCAAGACAATATTCTTTCCAGACCACAACGCCACAAACTATTTTCCCATATGGTTATGTGGTAGATTATAATCCTGTTATATCACCAGTAGTAGGAATAGCAAAACCAAAAGATTTTAAGTTTGTTAAATCTGGGGTTGGATTTAATCCAGATAGTGATATTATTTTATCAAAAGGAAGATCTTCTGCTAATGCTGGTTTAACTTCTATTGTTGTTACTAACGGTGGCAATGGTTATTCATCATCGAATCCCCCAGGAATAACGTTCACGGGTGGAGGTGGTGCTAATGCCGCTGGAGAGGCGATTATTGCCGATGGTAAAATAATCTCCATCAAAGTAACCAATCCTGGATCTGGATATATAACCGCACCAACCATAGCATTTACAGGAACTACTGGGTCTGGAGCTACTGCTACCGCTCTGTTATCACAACCAACTTACAATACTACATTTCAGTTATCTTATTTCAACCCAGTTTTCTTCACCAAGATTATTGTTGATGAACCTATCACAGCGGATGTTTTTGAACCAGGCAAGTATATAGTTGGATTAAGCAGCGGAGCCTATGGTATTATCGAGGGTTCTTCTTCGTATGGAATGTCTTCTGTGGAAACTTTATTTGTAAGAACCTTATCTGGACAGTTTAGACCAGGAGAAACTATTACCGATGAGATTGGTAACTCCAGGAGAATTGCCAGAGAAAATACACTTTCTCATATTATCGTTAAAGAGAGGGGAGGTGGATATTCTTCAAATTCCACAGTTCTATTAAATGGTGTTCAGTATAGTGATAATGCTATTCGCATTAGTTTACTTGGAAGTAGTGTTTATAAGATTAATGTTTTAGATAGAAATCTAGTTTCCGAAACTTATACTTCCCCACCAATATTAAATATTAATAGTTCTACTACACCAACTACATATGCCAAGTTGACGCCAGTATTATATAGAAACACTGTTGTCAACTATTCTGCAGAAAACGTAAAATCAATACATTCAACATTTGGTGTAGGAAACAGTAATACATTTACATGTGATGTTGTTAATCAAGATATAAGTTATTTTGTTCCAAAAACTTTAACTGATTTCACATTTTTTGGTTCAAAGGGATCTCAATACATAGAGTGTTCTGGATTTTCTGGCGACCCATCAAATGATTTGATTCAAGGAGATATCATTCAGTTTACAGATTCAAACAACAAACTAGTAAGATCTGTAGTTCAATACGTCACCAAACCAGGAAGTTTGATTCGTTCGAGAGTGTATCTAGATGGAGTTTTGACAGAAAATGTCACCGCATCGAACGTTATTAGAATCCGACCAAAAATTGATAATGCTACTAACTCTTCCTTGATTATTCCAGCTGGTGCAAAGAACCTCAAATCAATAGAAGAAACTTCGGCTGATTCTAAAATAAAATATTACTTTAGAAGAGATTTTGTAACAACCGCTTCCACTTCAGGTGGTGGTTTGACATTTGCTGCTCAACTCCCATTTGGAACACAGAGATTTGTCTCTTTCTCACAAGAAGCATTCTTATTAACAGTCCTAGACAAAAGAGGAGCAACTACAGTCGAGACTGGCGATATTATTTACTTAACTTCTGACAAGGTTGTTATTGCTAACTCAACCGATGACAGTACAGGATTAACTGCTGGTAGCGTTACTGTAAATCTTCCATTAAACTTCTTTGGAACTAGCACAAACTTCCCAAAGATAAAACTCACCGCAACGGTAGAAGTTTCTAAGGCAAGAGCTAGACTTAAAACTGCTGTAAAAAATAGAAGAATCGTCATTGCTTCTCCAGGAGATAGAGTTATTCCTTTAAGAGGATATGATTATGATTCTGATAGTAATGACATTCTCACATACTCAGATGCATATCGTTTGATAAAAATCTATGAGGGTTCTATTACTGCACCTCCATCTGTAGATTCCGCTGGAAATCTAGTATCAGGTATCGACATAACAGATAGATTTACTTTTGATGATGGTCAAAGAGATACATTATATGATGTTTCTAGGATTGTCTTAAAACCAGGATTTGATCCCCCAAATGGTCAACTGTTAGTTACATTTGATTATTTTGAGCATTCCCAAGGAGATTTCTGTACGATCGATTCTTATACCCACGAGTCTGGGTTACCTCTTGACGAAATCCCATACTTCAACTCCACCGTTTATGGAAGAGTGGCTTTAAGAGATGTTATTGATTTTAGACCAAAAGTAGATAGCACTGCTATCATCTCTGGTTATCAAGATACTTCTCTTCTTTCCGTTGAAGACTCCACTAGTTTTATTCGTTCTGGTGGTATTATTTCAAGCACCCCTGCAGTAGATTCCAATATTGAATATACAATATCTTTTAACACGAATCAGTATTTGGATAGAATCGATGGCATCTATTTAAACAAGAAGGGAGACTTTTTCGTTAAAGAAGGAAACTCATCACTAAACCCAACAAAACCTTCGGATATTGAAGACTCTATACCTCTTTATTATGCGTACATCCCAGCCTATACATTATCACCCGTAGATGTTCGCATCATTCCTGTTGATAATCGTCGCTATACTATGCGAGATATTGGCAAACTAGAGAAGAGGATCGAAAGACTAGAAGAGTATACTTTATTGAGTATGCTTGAGCAGCAAGCATTAAATATGCAGATAAAGGATGATTTAGGTCTCGATAGATTTAAGAGTGGATTTGCAGTTGACAATTTCCAGAACCATGCTTTTGGAAATGTTGCTTCTTTATCATATAAATGTGCTATTGATACTCAGCAATCTGTTTTGAGAGCAACGTCCAGAGAAACATCATTACGATTGAAAGAAGTCAACACCAGAGAAGATCAAAGATTCTTCAGTGGTTATAAAAAATCTGGAGATGTTTTAACTTTACCATATTCAGATACATCTTTCATCGGAAATAATTTTGCAACCACAACAACAAATATTAATCCATTTGTTGTTCTTCAGTATGTTGGTGATGCATTTATTAGTCCTTCTGCAGATCAATGGTATGATGAAAAATCCCAACCAATAATCTTGGATAATGATTCAAAAATATTCTCCGTCTTCTATTCAAAGAATGATTCTAGACTTGGTTATGAAAGTATTTACAATAATTTTATTGTTAACTGGATCGGAGCAAATAGAGTATTTTTCACCACAAACGCTTTATCTTCATTAAGCAGCGAAACATCTTTAGCAAATACAGTTTCTGCAACTGTTGCCACTTCCTCTAATATTAGTCCTCAGAATAATGAATCTGGCAGAGGCACTGGAAGTACATACATCAATCCTATTTGTAGATCAAATGCAATATTCTTTGTTCTACAAAGAATGAAGCCAAACTCCCAGTTCTATGTTTTCATGGATAATAAAAACATAGATAGATGGGTAGCACAAGATTATGATTTTACTGGAATAGGAGGAAATTCTGTAGGTCCATTCACAGATGTTGCGTTCCCCAGTATTACTACAGACGCAAATGGAAATGCTAGTGGATTGTTGATTATTCCAAATGGATTGCCCCCACAACCATTGTCTTCATGGGGCGGTTCATTAGATAGTATTGTTTATGATACTTCAGAGCAAACTGGAGTGCCAAACTCACTGAAGTTTACTACAGGTATCAAAACTATCAGATTTACTACTAGTGTAGATGGAAAAAATGATAGTAGTGTTGATTCTTATACCGAAGTCAACTATTATGCAACTGGTGCATTACCACAACAACCATCTTCAATAGTTTCTACATATCCAGCTAAGTTTAGATCAGATGAAGGAGTGCAGACTGTAGGTGGAGCTTCTGTAAAACCAAATCCAATCTCACAATCATTTAAGATAGAGAATACTCCTGGTGGAGTATTTGTTACTGGAATGGATCTGTTCTTCAACAAAAAAAGTAGTAGCATACCAGTAAAAGTTTATCTAACTAACATTGAATCTGGGAAACCTGGAAACTATGTTGTTCCTGGTTCGGAATCTGTTTTACTGCCAGACACCTATATTAAAGTTTACACCAACGGTGTTCTCAAGATCACAAAAGGAGAAAATGCAGTTGGTCAAGTGTCTGGAGCTTCTGGACCACTCAAGACCGTTATTGATAGAAATGGTGCTGAACTACCCGTAGACACTCAAAATAGATTTACATTAAATAATGATCAGGTTTACACTGTAGTTTTAAGTAATCACAATGGAGTTGATTTTAAACAGAATGAAAATCTATTGTTTACATCTCTCACTAGTTTCAATGCTACTTCAAATACTGATTTGAAAGTAACTACAGCAAAAGATTCTGGAAGAATAACTGGATTGTATATTAAAAATATGGGATCTGGATATGAAACTGTCAATCTAACTATAGAAAGTCCACAACTTCCTGGTGGAGCAGTTGCAACTGCATCTGGAAAATGCTACGACGGAAACGTTTTTGAAAGTTCTTTGATAATCAATGGTTCTGGATACACCGAAGCACCATCAGTTATCATCACTGGCACAGGCACTGCTCCAAGTGGGGCTGTAATAGAATCTATCCTTACTATCGATACACCTGCTATAAGAATGGGTGTTGCCGTTGATCCTGGTTCGGATATTGCTACAGATTCTACTACCCCAACCAAGTTTAAGTTTGAATATCCAGTCTATTTGCAAAATAATACAGAATATGCTTTCGTAGTAGAAAGTGATTCTATTGATTATAGTATTTGGACTTCTGAACTAGGGCAAACCGAAGTTTCAACAAACTCTGCGGTAACTTCACAACCACTATTGGGATCTGTATTCCGTTCGCAAAATATCAATACTTGGGTAGAAGATATTTTTGAAGATATTAAGTTTACTATTTACAGAGCTCAATTTGATACTTCAAAAACTGCTATTATTGAGTTAACTAACGAAGATTTAGGGTATGAGTTATTAGACCCAAATCCAATCGAAACGGATTCATCTGCTTCAACAAATGCAACTTCCGAGCTATTCAAGAACAACAAATCTATTGTAAAAATAAATCATAGACATAATGGATTTGAAGATAGTGGTAAATCATATGTTTCGTTCAAGAATGCACAGACTATTGCTGGAATATCGGATGATTACTTGAATAATAGCTTCTTCAAAGTTTATAACAGTGGATCTAACTTCTATAACATCAAATCAGAAATCCCAGCAACTTCTACGTTATTTGGTGGTGGATCAACTGTTAAAGCATCTTACAATAAGAAGTTTGAAAAATCATATGCACAAATAGGTTTCTTATCTTTTGACAATACCACTGTTCTATCAAGTATTAAGACAACAAATATTGTTCCTGTAGATTCTGGTTCTGTAACTTATTCGACATACTCACAATCACTAGATAATAATGGATACGAGAGAACTTTCTTAAACGAAGAGCATTTCTTCGATAACCAAAAGGTTGTAATGTCTAGGTTGAATGAGTTAAAGAACCAAACAATAACTGAAAAATCATTGTCATATAAGATTGAGATGTCTTCTACATCATCATTCCTATCACCAGTTGTTGATTTACGTCTTTGCTCAGTGAAACTAATCAATAATATTATCGAAAAACCTTCTGGATATGAAAATAGATATGGGAGACGAGATCAAGTACTGAAATTCTATCCAGTATATAGATTCCAGATTACTTCACAAAATCCTTTAAATATTGATGTTGGAAGTCCATCGGTGCCTGCTATAGTAACTGGGTTTACCAGTAAAGCTGTAGGAACTATAGTTAAACTAGATTCTGGTCAACTTTATGTGAAGATGTCAACCGACACTTTATTCCAACCTTCTGAAAATCTTATCTTTAGAAACAACCCAACTGATACATCAGTTTTTGTTGGGTCTGCATCACCAATCGAAGTTGTTCCAGAATTTGTAGTTGGTACAGATGTGGTTGCAATAGAAAAAACAGATGTAGAAAAAACATACACTGGTCTCATTCAAGGAAAAATTATTAACTGGGATTCTTCTAGAAGAGAGTTAACAGTTTCTAATAACAAAAAACCATTGAATGATAACTACACAAGTGCAGCGACATTTGGATCAATCTACGCTAGAAAAGATACTTCTGTTGCTACACAGGAGGCAGATATTTTCCGTGTTGGTGATTTACTGTCTTATCAAGGTATTGTATCTGGAACAGAATCTTTCACCGAAATAAAACAGATTGATTATACTCCTGGTGTATTATATGTGCCAGACACTTCTACTAATAACACTTCTTCTTTAGCGGAATATACCACCAAAGAAATAGTTATAGAAAATGGTTCTACATCAGTAGATGTAAGATTGACCGCGAATGTATTTAATAGTGATGATATTTTAGTGTATTATAAAACTAAAGATGTATCATCACAATACAACTTTGATGATTTAGATTGGACCCCATTTAATCAATCTGGGGAACCAGATGTACCAGTGTTACCTTCTTCGGATAACACTATTGCTGCGTATCTAGAATCTCAATCTTCTTATAAAGAATATAAGTATAGCGTATCTGGTCTAAATGAGTTTTCTTCATATGGAGTAAAAATTGTAATGAGAAGTTCTCAACCCGTTTTTGTGCCCAAGGTTCAAGATGTGAGAATCGTTGCTTCATACTAAAATGAAAGATTATATACCAGTAGAAGGTTACGACAACCTTTATCGTGACAGGCATACAGGAGCGATTATAAATACTGATAAAGAAGTATTTGAACAGTCTAGACGTATCAGAAGAAATAATCTGAATCTTTCTCAGATGAACTCTGATATCGAGGTATTGAAAAATGAAATGCTAGAATTAAAATCCCTTCTACGAGAGTTTATAAAAGAACATGGCACTTAGAGAAGTCTTAAAAAACTATACGTTTGAGCAGCAACGTCAAGTAATCAACAATATTGGTCAAGATCTTGGTGATCTCAGTTTACTAAATACTGCTCAAACTGATATAGTATCGGCTATCAACGCCATTGGAAACTCTCTCGACCCAACATCGGGATTGCTTCTAAATGGAACAACTGACCCAGAAAATACTACTGGCACCAATGGTGATTTTTATATTAACACAACTACAGAAGAGTTGTTTGGTCCCAAAGAAAACAATGTTTGGCCAACTGAACCAATAAACTTCAAAGGTCTTTTATTTGGGGAAACAAATCCATCTCCTTCTGATGGCGTTCTTGGTAGTTTTTACATTAAAACGACTACACAAGATCTATTTGGACCAAAAACAGAATCTGGGTGGAGTTTAACTGCCACTTCATTATCTCCACAACTTCTTTCTGGGTCAGGAGAACCAAGTTCTTCTTTAGGGAAAAATAACGATTATTATCTTGATTTAACCTCAAGAGATTTATATGGTCCAAAAACAGAAGGTGATTGGGCAGAACCTATTTCATTGTCGGAACAGTTCTTATCTGGATCAGGAGCTCCCCTTAGCACTCTAGGAAAAATAAACGATTTCTATATCGATACTACATCTAGAAATCTTTATGGACCAAAAACGTCAGGTGGGTGGGGCATTCCCATTCCTCTCAGCGAAGAAGAAGTTGGCACTGTTATTTTTGTGAATGGAAATGGCAGTGATGATAGAAGTGGGTTATCAGTACGAAATGCAGTAAAAACTCTCAAAAAAGCATGTGAGATTGCCAGAAATACTAATGGTAACATTACTATTAGAATGTTCTCTGGAGAGTATTATGAAGATAATCCTATCTATGTTCCCAAAGGTACATCTATAGTTGGAGATAACCTAAGAGAGACTATCGTTAGACCTCTAAATGACGGCAAAGATTTTCTTTGGGTAACTAGTGGATCTTATATTAACTATCTTGTTTTTAGAGATAACTATGGTGATGTTTCTAACCCATCGGATGCATCTAGAGGGGTTGGTGTTTTAAATACTGGAGCAGATAGAGAAATAAGTCCCTCAGAAACAGTAATCAATCTATTTCCTGGACATACACTCAAAAGAGTTGATGGGATATTTAAAGATGGAGCGAATATATTAACTTTCCGTCGTCAAGAAATCATTGATTATGCTTTTAATCAGATGGTCCTGGAATATCCAGATCTAGTTATTCCAGATGGCATAGATCAAGGTGGAGACGCAACATGTAAAAGAGATATTGGGTATTTTATTGATGGATTGATCAACGATCTAAAATATGGCGGTAACATGCATTCGATCGATGTTGGTCAGTCTTATTTCGATGCTTTAGGAAATTTAGATCACATTGTTGGCGAGTTTGAAGAAACTAAGTTTGCTTTCAACCGAGCTTCATTTGCTGCTAAAGCATATGTTCAAGACGCCGCAACAGTTAACAATAATCCAGAGTTTGTAGAAGATTATGGAACTATTATTGAAGGAGACTGCTCCAATGTTGTAACTAACATTGATAACTTAACTTCCATAGTCATATCTATTCTTGATGGAAATGATGCACCCAGAATCAATCCTGGTCCAGGATATGTTCTGGTGAATCAAGAATGGATGGAAGTTGATGATCTCGATGGAAATGTTCTTACTATTAAAACAAGAAACATAAACAACCCTCTTACAGGTGAACAAGCACTTGTAGAACCTGCTAGACATATTAGTGGTTCTGTTGTTACACAGGGCGCAAGAACATGGAGATACGCTGTAGCATATCCAGATCAAGATGGTATTGTTTGTAAAGGCAGAGTTTCTTTACAAACCAGCACGCCCACAGTAACAGGAACAAATACTAAGTTTACCGAACAATGTTTTGCTGGTGGTTTTATTAGATTTGATGATTTAGATTCTAATCCATCAAATGATACTACATATAAAATTTTATCGGTAACGAACGACACTCAACTAGTATTAGTAACCACACCCACAGCAAACTTAAGTGCCAGAAAGTTTAGATTTATTCCACCAAAAGAAAGAATTTTCTTATCTCCATACACACAAAACTGCTCTGCCATTTCTGTTTTAGGAGACAGTTATAGTGAAGTTATCAATGGAGTGGAAACCTATGATGCTAGAAAAACTAGAGCTGGTGGTATATTAGTTGATGGCGATCAACTAGAACCAAATACTCCTATCAAATCTATGGTGTGTGATGCTTTCACACAAGTTGTTTCTGGTGGCATCGGTTTCCACTTAAAAAATGATGGATATGCACAGTTGGTTTCGGTGTTTGAAGTTTTTGAAGATGTTGGTGTATTATGTGAAAGTGGAGCATACACATCGATTACAAACTCAGCAACCAACTTTGGCAATGAAGGTCTAAAAGCTATTGGATATAGCAACAATCCATATCCATTCTTTATTGGTAACGTTTCTGAGATCAATAACCTCACTAAGACAAACTTTAACTCTTCTCCATCTAATATCATAATGACATCTTTTGAAGAAGATGCCACTAAAGTTAGAATGTTTTTGAAAGTTTCTTCTACAGATATTGGTAAGTTTGAACCCAATCAATCATTAAACATTGATTCTCATATACTTCCTAATCCAGCAAGCAGTGCCGCTATAACAGCATTACAATCATATATTAATGGAACTGCCTTAGAAGTTAACAGAATAGTATTATCTGATAATATTGTAGAAATATTATTAAATATTTCATGGAACTCTGTATATGAAACTTTAAGTGGAAGTCAAACAGGAGAAGTAATAGTTACTGGTGGTGCAACTTATACTGAAATAGAGATAACTGGGTTTGATGCAAAAGCACTTCCAAACTATGTTATTAAGTTTCCTGCTATAAATCTACCACCACACCCAAGTGGTGTTGAATATGTTGTGGATATTGTTAGTAGATTTGAAGAAGATACAGATATTACGGTTCTCACAACACAACCTAAAATACCAGATTCTGATTTAGGTTTGATTGTAAGTAATACTGCTATTCAACTACGAGCTCCATCTACTGTAAATAGTTCAGGGCACACTTTTGAATATGTTGGTGCTGGTATTAACTATACTGCTTTACCACAAAATGGTGGCAGATCTAGAGCAGAGTTTCAATCAGTAGAATCTTCCAGTGGAAAATCATATGTAAGTGCCACCGATCAAGATGGTAACTTCTTTGTTGGTCCTTTCTTCCGAGTAGATTTAAGAACTGGTAAAGCTACTTTTAGTGGAGCAGTTGCTCTTGGCGTTCTTGATGAACTACAGTTAAAGGCATCTCCTGGTGTTCCAATCTATGAGTTCTCTACAGATGACACATTAGGTGGTGGCACTGGTTCAAAAAATACTGCTCTACCCACACAGAAAGCGGTAAGAGATTACATCAATAAACCCTCAGTACTAGGAAATCTGATTGGATTAAATAAAACAACTAGTCGTGCTCCAGGTCAACTTGTTCTTCTCGATAGCAACGGAAGAATCAACTCAGAGTTGCTACCACCTGCAAACCCAGTAAACGTTTTTACAGTAGCAAATGAAGAAGAAAGACTAGGATTGACTATCGCAATACCTGGAGATGTTGCGTATCAGACTGACACAGAAATAGCATATATTCTTCTCGACGAACCAGTAAACAATCCAGATAACTGGAATGTGTTTAGTGGTACTAACATCAATGCTAATAATATTGTTTCTGGTATCATTTCTCCAGCAAGATTGGGAACTGGTATTTCAAATGAATCAGTATTTTTGTCTGGAATTAGCAAGTATTCTCCAGTAACACAGGGTCTTGTTCCATCAACAAACTCCCCAGTTCTTATAAGTGGAAATAGACTAAATGTTCTAAAAACAGGAAGCACAACAAACGTGAGTTCTGCTGTGTGGGATGGTAACACATTAAAAGTAACGTTAACCACAACAACTGCACATGGATTAACAAATAATCAATGGGTAGAAGTGGAATCTATTTTCCCATATGGTTACAATGGATTTTTCCAAGTTACTGTAACATCACCGACTGCATTTACATATGATTTGGCATCAGATCCAGGAGAATATGTTTCGGAAGGATTTGTGACATCTGGTGTTAGATATGATGCTGGATTCACAGAACTGGATATAAGAAGAGCTAGTTTCTTCAGTGGTCAAACATCTGGAAGCAGTGATGTAGGCGTAGTTAAGTATGATTGGAGAACATTTGAGATTGATTCGTCGTCAGTTTTAGCACTAAGAGAAAAAGGTGTAACTTTAGGAAAACTAGAAAATATCAAGAGAAGAACATTACTAGGAAACAACGAGTTCCCAACTTTATCAAACGACGAAGGAAACGTTCTTGAACTTGGATTGGGCGAAGATGTAGAACAAGTTACAGTTTTTAATGTATCCTTATTAAACGGTCAGTATAGAATAGTTGATAGAATCATTGATAAAAATCTAGGTGCATTACCAACACTACACTTAGTTCCTGGAAAATCTTATAAGTTCAATCTGTCTGTTGCAGGTGAACCATTCTTTATTACAACCGAACCAAAAGATATTTTAGAACCCCTAGAAACCACGCCATCATCAAACTATTCAGACGGAGTAAGAGTAACTAACAGAGAATCTGGTATTTTATATTTTACTGTTCCGTTTGATTCTCCAACCATTCTATATTACCAGTCTGGAAATACTGAAGATAACTATGGTATTATTGTTGTTGGTTCATACGAAAAGCCAGGTGTTGATTTTATAACTGCATATGCTCCACATGTTATTGATTCGTTCAATAAAGATAAAACTAACACATGCAAGTATTTGATTCAAGTTACTGAAAATGAAGAAGGTCTTAGAGTTCACTCCACAGAAATCATGTTAGTCCATGATAATGTAGATGTTTTGATGACTGAATATGCAACTCTAGTGAGTGATGTTTATCTCGGTTCATTCAGTGCTGAAATAAATAATAATGAAGTTAGATTGCTGTTTACTGCAAACAATCTACTTACAACTGCAAATCTAAAGGTTAAAGTTATAAAAACACAAATGTTCTGATTTAGATTCATGGAAAACATTATTACTAGCACGAAACAAAACTTTGAAAATCAAATTAAAGAAGTTGATGAAAAAATCGACACACTTCAATCTGATTTAGAAAAACTCAAAGAATACAAACTCAAACTGCAAGGTGGATTGGAAACCTTAGAGATCATTATTAAAGAAACCACAAACATAGAGGAAACATCCTCAGAGGATTAATGTCTGCATATTCTATTAATCTACCAGTAGAAAAAAACGCAAATTTTGATACTACATTAACTATTGCTGATGAAGATAATGGATTGCCTCTAAATCTGACAGGATTTACTGCCGAGGCAAAAATGAAGCGTTCATTTGCTTCCGCAACATCTCATTCAATGAATGTAGAGTTTGTGGATAGACTAGCTGGTGTTATTAGACTATCTCTTACACCTCAACAGTCATCAGTTCTTACTGCAAAGAGATATGTTTACGATGTTGTAATCACTTCTCCCTCTGGAGTTAAAACTAGAGTTGTAGAAGGCATAGTAGAAGTTTCTCCAGGAGTAACCTAATGACTGATTATAGAGTTACTGTAGGTGGAAGAAAGCAATATAAAGTAGGGATAAGTTATCAGATTCCTTCAAAATCATTGCAGTATCTAAATGAGATACTTGATGATTTTAGTTTGCTCTTCAACAACTCAACGACATCATTTTCTCTAACTTTAGATGATGAACCATATTATCCTATAAATGAGCAACAAATATTGGTATCTTTAAATAATATTATTTTAGAACCAAAAGTTGATTATTTAATATCTGGGAATACTATTGTTTTCACTTCTCCGCCAGCACAAGGTTCTGATTTTTTCTGTGTTGCTATGGCAACAACAGCAGATTTAACAAGAACAATAAACTATGTTGTTGAAAGTGGTTCATTTGATATGGAACCAGGAATAAAAGGAGAAATAACTTTAGATGTCACTGGCACTATTGATTCGTGGACAATAGTTGCGGATCAACCTGGAACTTTATTATTAGACATCAAAAAATCTTCATATCAAAATTACCCAGATATGGTTTCTATCACAGGAACAGAAAAACCATATCTAGGTGTTATAAATGGATCTCAGCAAAGAAAAAATAAAGATGAAGATTTGACTAGTTGGAATAGAGTATTAAACGCTAGCGATGTTCTTCAATATGAGGTCATTGCGGTATCAAATATAAAAAGATTTTTAATAGCATTGAAGGTTCATTTGTGATAAATACATGTATGCAACTTTGCTATTCTTATAAATAAAAGAAAAAGAGAAATCCCTGGAGGAAATTTAAATGGCACTTCTAGTTCCAAATATTGGTGAATTAGACTCACTACGTTATCTCATCAACCAAAGCAATCACGTTGCTGACAGAGAAGATACCGCACCTAGAGATCTTGTTCTAAAACTATTCTCATCAGATACAACTCCCGCTGAGAACGACGTACCTTCTCAGTCTGCTTATTACGAGCCTTATCAGAATGATGGCAGCTTCGGTTACGGTTCATCTATTGAAACTGGTTATCCAACTTGCGTCAACAACCGTACAGAAGCCCGTTACGACTATGATTCACAGTACGGTATTCTTCTAAACGGTTCGCGTTGGGCGATTACTCAGTCTGGTGGAACTACAACTGCTACCTACCCAGAGCAAACCTTTACGTTCACTGCTGCTGCAGGTAACGTTTACGGTTACTACATCACCCGCGCCAACAACATGCCACTAGCACTTCAGGGTGTACTTGATGGTGCTACTGCTTCTGCTGGTACTACAATCACCAAAGGTGAAGCAGGTGCTGCTGGTACTAAGGATTGTATTGGTCTTATCAACACCAACTTCATCACCGTTCCTACTACTGCTAACAGTGCTTCATTTGGTGGTGTAGACGATCTAACAATCGGCATGATTGCTGGTGGTAACGCTGCTATCCCTGCAAACACCAAGGTTATCGGTATTGAGAGAACCACTGCAACCGATTCTCCTTATAACGGTCACAGAGTATACCTCAGTGCTAACCTAACTGCTAACATTCAGAACGCTACCGATCCTACCGTTGAGTTCTCATTCGGTAAAGTTGTAACTGACACTGCTCACCAACTACAACCTGGCGACGTAATCTACGTTGCTGGTGGTACTTCAACTGCTGGTGGTACTGTTGCTGCTAACACATACACCGTTTATAAGACACCTTCGGCAACTGAGTTCACAACTACACCTTCACTTCTAACCTCGGGTGGTACTGCTTTCACTGGTAACAGTGACGTAACTCTCTACAGCGCCATTATGTACGCTGAGAGATTCACAAACGGTCCTTACGAGATTCAGAACAACGGTGACCAGATTAAGATCACCCTCAACATCAGCCTTGACTGATATCTCCTAGAAAAGAATACTTTTCTATATTATTTGGGGATTGCTGCCTTGGCAATCCCCTTTTTTACTAAAAGAGGGCTTGGTAATACATGGCGTCATACGTTTACGATAGTACTGACAGTTATCCTTTTTCCTCAGTAGATAACGGGTTTACATATACACCCGCTACGTCTACTGAGGATTTTGGTGCAGTAAACGTAGCATCAACTTCACAGGAATCATACGATACCGTTACAGTGCGTCAGGGAAACGATACTCCCTATGGTTTTGCCACTGTAAATGGTTCAGCAACATACTGGAAACCAAAAAGATATAGATACTCATCGACTTCCGATAATCTCTACACTTCGGAAGATTATGGTGATATTGTATTAATAGAAAGATATGGAACTATTGACACCCAATCTGCAGAAACTCAGGATTGGGGTCTGTTAGGAGACACAGCAACAAATGAAGATCTAGGTGTTGTAACTACATTTACAGCGACAACACCAGATAGTTCAGAAGATTATGGCACTTTAACAGCTGGTGATGGCATAACCACCAGAGAAGATCGTTACCTAATCATACAGAACCAAAGTGTTCTTGCAATGGAAACTGCTTATACCTACGCTTCAAATGAAGCACTGGTTAAGTTTGTTACAAAAGAAGATGCAGAAACAACATTATTTTATTTTTATGGCGCTTCTTCGTCAACATCATTGTCTTATTGGGTTGGCAGCGGAACGCCATTTGAGATTGGTGGATCTGCTAATGAAATAGAAAAAGCATTTTCTACTGTTGGAACTTCTGGTCCCCTGCGATTGGATATCACCTCCTCGGAGGTGCATGTTAGAAGTTATGATTTTGAAAACGCATTACCATTTAATATATTAGATTATGGATCTCTTTCTTCTCCAATAAATCCAGATATTGATTTTGGATTTGTAGTTCAACAGAATAATGATGGAGAGAAAGATTATGGTCTAATCACAAATAATTCCGAAGTAACTCCATTTGGTCTCTACGAAACAAATGGTACTGGATTAGAGTCATTTAATAAGAAAACAATAACTACTGGAACTCAGATTGCGATATCTGGTTTTAGTATTGTTCCAGTTAATGCTGTTATTATTGGCAGTGGATCTATTTCTACTAATGTCACTCATATTGAAAAAAATACAGAATCTTATATAGGAACTGGTGGTCTCTTCACTGCATTTGGAGCATCGCAATCAACTAGTTCAGTTATACCAAGCAGTGTTGAAATATTCTCTTATATTGGTTCTGCAGTAGAAAAGAATACTGACACATATGTAGGTAATAGTATTGTTACCACAACTTTATCCACATATTCAAATAAACTTAATACAAATAGTTTTATTAATGTAGCAATATCTAACTCAGGCACTGGAGTTGGTGATGATGGCGGATTTAATATTGGTAGGCATATTAAATTCAATGGATTAGGTTCAAGAAGTTTTCTATTAACACCCCTTGATACTACAACTTACGACAGCATTTCATTCAGTGCAATAAGAGGAAACGATAATAACGGCGGTGAAGATCCAGATACATCATCAGAAAATTTAATATTAGAATACAGTATAAATGGCGGAACTACATTTACTATTATTGGTCCTATAGTATCATACAATGATACGTCTTTTAACACACTAAAAAATGTATCATTAACTATACCAAGTGCTGCTAAAACATCTTCCACTATTTTCAAAATACTACAAGCATCTTCAAGTGGAACTGGTTTTGATAACTACGGCATTACCGAGATCAGATTAACTTCTAATCAACCAAGAAGTATTGTTTTTGCTGGCGAATATACTGACCTGAAGTTCACCAGTGGTGCTGGAGAAACCACGCAACTCTTCGCTCTAAGCGGCGCTGCGGTGGAGAAGAACACCGAGGACTATGTAGGTACTGGAAGCGCCTCAATCAACGTTATAAGCGTTGAGAAGAACACTGAAACGTATGTAGCGGAACTATCTGATGTCACCGATCTATTCGCTTCCTACGGCGATCTGACGGCAGTAACAGAGTCTGAAGATTATGGTCTCATCACGCAGTCTGCAACTAATATAGATTATCGTTATCTCACTAGCGATTACTATGATATTGCTGGATCTGCAGTTGAGAAGTTTATTGCTCAGACACCAGAAGACTTCTCGCTCTTCACATTCTCTGGTGCTGCCACCGAATCCTTTGTTGCTCAGACGCCAGAAGACACTCAAATATTCCAGTTCACTGGAGCAGCGGTTGAGAAGAACACTGAGGTTTATATTGGTGATGGCACATTCTCTTCGTTCTCTGGTGCTGCAGAGTCTGTAACTTATCGCTACAGCTTTGATTCGTTTGTTCCATTCTTTGAGTTTGATTATGGTAGTGTCACTCAATCTCCAACAAATGATATTGATCTTGGTAGCGTAAGTGCTCCTAATACAGGTGGCGAACAAGATTATGGTATAATCACATTTAATAATGAAGTAGTCCCTTATGGATTGTGGACGACTTCTGGTTTTGCTGTTGAACTATTCAGCAAGAACATCGTTGATAATGGCGGAACAATCACATTAAGTGGTGCTGTTGTTCTACCTCTTGCGGTAAGCATCATTGGTGTTGGTTCTGTAAATCTCACTGGATCTGCTGTAGAGAAGAATACAGAATCTTATGTAGGTACTGGTAACCTCTTCAACACTTCTGGTGCAGCTGAAGCATTTGGTGCTAATCCGTCCGAAGACTTCTCGCTATATGACATTAGCGGAACAGCAACAGAGAAGTTCAGAGCAAATCCACCAGAAGACTTTGCTCAGTTTACTCTTTCTGGTAGTCATATTATTAAGTTCACTACACAAGGCGGTGAGACAACTCAACTCTTCACATTCTCTGGTGCTGGTGTAGAGAAGAATACAGAAGACTACGTTGGTACTGGTAGCACTTCTATTGATGTTACTAAGGTTGAGAAGAACACTGAGTCTTACACAGTTGCTCAAGCATCTATTCATGTTCTCTCTGATTATGGTGATCTCAGAGAGTCTGCTGGATCTACAGAAGACTTCGGATTGATCACGTCTGCTGCTACTGAGTTTGAGACTGCTGGTAGCGTAGTAAGAGATTACCTCAAACTCTATGGTTATGCGATAGAAAAACTATCCGCTCAGACACCAGAAGATACACAACTATTTGATACTAATGGTACTGCGGTTGAGAAGTTTGTTGCTCAAACACCAGAACAGACAGTAACCTTTACATATACTGGCAGTGGCGTAGAGAAGAATACTGAGTCTTATGTTGGTACTGGTCAGGCAACATTAGATGTATTCTCAGAACTCAGAAAACTCATACCAGCATATGTTGGATTTGGTTTCGCTTTCACAACCAATGGTTCTGCAGAAGCGTTTGGTGCAAACCCACCAGAGAATACACAACTATTCCAAGTATCTGGTGCTGCTATAGTCAAGGTCAATCCAAAATGGAATGGTTCGGGTACTATCAATATTGATATTACATCGGTTGAGAAGCACACCGAATCCTATGTTGGCACAGGTACTCTATTTGAGTTCATTGATTCGGATGAAAGCAGAACCTATGTCTATGATCTAAACGACGTAGTACCGTTCCTAGATGTTGATTATGGTTCTATCAGTGCTGCCGCATTTATAGAGATTGATTATGGTACTGTTGCTGGTGCATTCTCTGGTGGCGAAGTAGATTATGGCACAGTAATCTTCACCGAATCTGTACTACCATTCGGTTCAATCAACCTAAGTGGTGCTGCGATTGAAGCATTCTCTCCAAATACCCCAGAGAATACTCAGATCTTTGTTATCTCGGGCGCAGCTGTTGAGAAGAATACGGAATCTTACGTTGGTGTTGGAACTGAATCTATTACTGGTAGTGCAGTTGAGAAGAACACCGAAGATTATATTGGTGTTGGCAATCTCTTCAATGCTTCTGGTGCAGCAGAATCTACTGGTGCCAACCCACCAGAAAATATCCAACTCTTCGCTACTAGTGGCAATGCAGTTGAGAAGTTCAGAGCGAACCCACCAGAAGATTTTGCACAGTTTATATTCTCTGGTGTTGCGGTAGAGAAGTTTACTACTCAAGGTGGCGAAGATACTCAGCTCTTTACTCTCAGTGGATCTGCAGTTGAAAGGAATACTGAATCTTATGTTGGTACTGGAACTCTATTTGAGATTGTTGATAAGATTGAAAGTAGAACGTATGACTACACTGTATCTCAATCCAATCTACTAAGTGTAGATGATTATGGATTGATTACTGATGCCATTACTTCTTCCGAAGATTATGGCACTGTTGACATAGCATTCACACAAACTGAATCATATGGTGCAGTAGACTTTGATTTCTTATTCCTAAGAGGAACTGCCTCAGAATCTTTTGGAGAAGGATTATATACTGCTTCTGGTACTATTACTATCAGTGGTTTTGGCAAGGTACGCGAGATTCCACGTTGGGTCAGCAAGGATGGCACAATCACTATCAGTGGCACTGGTACAGTACCTGTATCCGTTGCTGAAATCGGATCTGGTAATCTATTTACATCATCTGGTGCTGCTGAAGTATTTGGTGCGAACCCACCAGAAAATATTCAGCTATTCCAAACAAGCGGAACAGCAACAGAGAAGTTCAGAGCAAACCCACCAGAAGACTTTGCTCAGTTTACATTCTCTGGTGTTGCTATCGAGTCTGCTGGATTCAATCCACCAGAGAATACACAAAATATTTCCGTAACTGGTGTTGCTGTTGATGTAACTTCTGTATCTGAGATTGGCACTGGATCTCTATTCACTGCATTTGGTGCTGCTGAAGTATTTGGTGCAAATCCACCAGAATCCACACAACTCTTTGTCTACTCAGGTGTTGCTACCGAGAAGAACACAGAGTCTTATATTGGCGCAGGAACAACTGAGATTGACGTTACACACACAATGCGTTTCGTTCCAAACTGGATCGGTAATGGAACAATCAATATTGATGTCGAATCTACTGAAAAGAATACCGAATCTTATGTTGGTTCTGGTAACGCATTCACATTTATTGATTCTGAAGAGAGAAGAACTTACGATTACACAGTTGAAACTGTCGAAGTTGTCAATGAGTATAGAAATCTTATTAAGGATGCTACAACATCCACAGAAGATTATGGTCTGATTTCTTCTATTGCCAGTGAGTTTATTGATAACGGCACTACAGTAAGAAACTACATTGAGATTATTCCAACTTCTATTGTTCGCTCAACTCCCAGAGAGATTGCTTCTGGTTCTCTATTTGCAACATCTGGTGCTGCAGAAGTCTTTGGAGTCAACCCACCAGAGAATACACAGCTATTCACATACACTGGTGCTGCTTCTGACATCAAGCACACTGAGTCCTGGGTCGGTACTGGATCTCAAACTCTCACAGGTGAAGGTGACGAAGATCTCGTCAAGTCCTTCGTTGGATCTGGTGTTCTCGTTAGCATCAGTGGATCAATCTTCTTCATTGGTTACTTCCCATATACTGATTATATTACATTCTTCACATCTGGTGCTGCTTCTTATAAGGAAGTCAACGCCTTCAATGGAACTGGCACAACAACCACATCTGGTTCTGCTGTAGTTACAAACACAGAATCTTATGTCGGTACTGGATCTCTATTCGGATTTAGTGGTGCTGCTGAGTCTGTAACTTATGTTTACAATATTGATGTTGTTATCGGATTTAATGAAGTTGATTATGAGTTTGTTACTGAGATTCCATCTATTGACATTGATTATGGATCTGTCGCTCTACCACCAACTAGCGGCATATTTGATTATGGATATATTCGTTACGAAGAAACTATTATTGGTGCGACAGGTCAGTTTACTTTCGGTGGTTCTGCAGTTGAAAGCAACACAGAAAGATACATTGGTACTGGCAGCACTTCTATTGATGTATTCTCAACCGAAAGAAACACAGAAAGCTTCAACGGTTCTGGTAACCTATTCACCGCATCTGGATCTGCTGAAGTATTCGGCGCTAATCCCCCAGAAAACACTCAACTCTTCTCTGTATCTGGCGTTGGCAATACTAGAGAGATTGCAGTCTACACAGCATCTGCATCTGGCACAACCACTCTCAGTGGAGCAGCGGTTGAGAGAAATACCGAAGATTATGTTGGTGATAATCCAATCTTTACGATTGATGTATTCTCCACAGAGAAGAACACTGAAGCATTTGCTGGCACAGGAACAGAGACACTCAGCGGTGTTGGCGCAGAGAAGAACACCGAGTCCTACGTTGGAACTGGCACCTTCTCTGTTCTGTCTGGCGCAGTGGAAGCATTTGGTGCTAATCCACCAGAGAACACTCAACTATTCACTTACACTGGAGCTGCTACAGAGAAGAACACTGAGTCTTATGTTGGTGTTGGAACTGAATCTATTACTGGAACAGCAGTTGAAAAGAACACCGAAGCATTCGTTGGTTCTGGCACAGAGACTTTAAGTGGTGCTGGTATTTACAATACCACCGAAGTTTACATCGGTACTGGTGTTGTTTCTACAATCTCTGGTGCTGCTGAAGCATTTGGTGCCAACCCACCAGAAGATATTACACTATTCACCTACACTGGAGCTGCGGTAGAGAAGAACACCGAGTCCTACGTTGGCACAGGATCCACAACTGCAAGCGGTGTCTGTGTAGAGAAGAATACGGAAGCGTTTGTTGGATCTGGTTCCTTATCCACTGTTTCTGGTGCGGCAGAATCTTTCACTGTCAATCCACCAGAAAATACACACCTCTTCGTCTCTTCTGGTGTCGCAGAAACTAGAGTTATCTATCTCTACAGATTTGAAACAGACGGTCAAGGAACATACACAATCTCCGTATCTCATGTTGAGAGAAATACAGAAGCATATGTTGGTACTGGTTCTACCACTGCTTCTGGTGTTGCCATTGAGAAGAACACAGAGACATTCACTGGATCTGGCGAACTCTTCACATTCAATGGTGCTGCAGAAAGCAGAACAATCAACCCAGACGAAGATACTCTACTATACACATTCGCTGGCACAGCAACAGAGAAGAATACAGAATCTTGGGTTGGTACTGGAACAGAGACACTATCTGGTACTGCCAAGGAAAGAAATACCGAAGCATATGTTGGTACTGGAACTACCACTGCTTCTGGTGTTGGCGTGGAGAAGAACACCGAAGTTTACATCGGTACTGGTTCTGTTTCAACTCTATCTGGTGCTGCCGAAGCATTCGGTGTCAATCCACCAGAGAATACTCATCTATTTGTTTACTCTGGTGCTGCTACAGAAAGAAATACAGAGGCATATGTCGGCACTGGTACAGAGACACTCAGCGGCACAGCAGTAGAGAAGAACACAGAGTCCTATATTGGAACTGGATTAATCACTGCTCTATCTGGTGCAGCAGAGGCATTCTCTGCTCAGACCCCAGAGAATACAGTTCTCTTCACATTCTCTAGCTCTGCTGCTGAAGCATTCGTTGCTCAACCACCAGAGAATACTCATCTCTTCATTATCAGCGGTGCAGCAGTTGAGAGAAATACTGAAGCACACTTTGCTACTGGCACTGCAACTCTCAGTGGCACGGCAGTTGAGAAGAACACTGAAGCATACAATGGCACAGGAACTCTCACTGCTTCTGGTGTTGGACTTGAAAGCTTCTCGCCTGTTTATGTTGGTTCTGGTCAACTATTTACATACACTGGAGCAGCAGAAGCATTTGGTGCAAATCCACCAGAAGATATTGCACTATTTACGTTTGTTGGATCTTCTGTTGTTCTCAATACATACAAAGAAGTCGGCACTGGCACAGAGTTTGTTACTGGCAGTGCAGTTGAGAAGAATACCGAGTCCTATGTTGGTACTGGTCAACTCTTCAACTACAACGGTGCTGCAGAGTCCTTCACTGTTCAACCAACAGAGGATACAGTTCTCTTCACGTTCGTTGGATCTGCCACAGAATCCTTCACATCTCAAGGCGGAGAAACAACACAACTCTTTACTATCAGTGGAGAAGCAGTTGAGAGAAATACAGAAGCATATGATTCTAGTGGATCTTTAACAGTATTTGGCGATGCATATGCACCAATATTTAAATCTTATGTTGGCACTGGATCTATATCTACAGCATCTGGTGCAGCAGAGGCATTTGGCACAAATCCACCAGAGAACATTCAACTCTTTAATCTTTCTGGTGTTGCTACAGAGAAAAATACCGAAAAATATTATCCAGAAGGATATATTCATATTAACGTTGATTCTGAATCGACTAAAACAAATGTATATAACGGTTCTGGTTCTATCTCCAACTTCAGTGGTGCAGCGGAAGCATTCGGTGCAAATCCACCAGAAAACATTCAACTCTTCACATACAGTGGAGCAGCTACCGAGAAGAACACCGAGTCTTATGTCGGTCTATGTGACATCTCTGTTGATGTATTCTCTGTTGAGAGAAACACCGAGGCATACAACGGAACTGGAACAGCAACCATCACTGGCACTGCAGACCAGAGCAATACAGAATCTTATGTAGCATCTGGCTCGCTATTTGCTATAAGTGGTGCTGCCGAGGCGTTCGGTGTCAACCCACCAGAAGATACAGTTCTTTACACATTCACTGGTGCTGCAACCGAGAAGAATACAGAATCCTACGAGGGTTCTGGTTCACTTTACAATGTTGGAAGTGGTGCTGTTACCGCGACTGTAGTGATTGATACTACTGTATTCATTACAGTTAGTGGTTACTCTGATGACACAAGATCTAGAGTATTCAATGGAGATGTTACTGCAGTAATCACTGGTTTCTCCGTTGAGGAGTTTATTCCTGGATCTTACCGAGGAAAAGGAACAGCAACGGTAGATGTATTCTCATCAGAATCACACACCATTGTGTTTTCTGCTTCTGGTTCCCTGTTTGGATTTGGCGAAGCGGCAGAAACAACTACAAATGTTGCTGAAAGTGATATCTTCACAACTATTTCTGGTGCAGCAGTTACAATTAAATCCAATATTGTTATTGGATCTGGATCTGTTCTTGCATTTAGTGGTGCTGCAGAATCTATAAGTAGAAATCCAGAAGAAGACACAAATATATTTGTCGTTACTGGTAATGCAAATACTGTTAACAATCCATATCGTCCAGGAAGAACATATGTCTCCATTATCTAATCTTATAAATAAGAAAAGAAAGCACTAGGATAGGTATCTCTATGACTACCAGAGTCAAACTCAGAAGAGGAACTACCGCTGAGCACGCTGCTTTTACTGGAGCCGAAGCGGAAATCACATTTGACACTGATAAGAATACAGTAATCATGCACGATGGAGCAACTCAAGGTGGGTTTGAAGTAGCAAAACAGAGTACCTCACTTGCCCTATCAATCGCCCTAGGTGGTTAATCAGTAAAAAATATTCAGAGATATAAAAAATGGCAAAACGATTAGTTTTCAAATCCACATTTTCTCCCTCAACCAATCAAGTAACTATTGAGGGCAACATTCGTAGAAGAAGACTTCTTCTTATTACTAATGTAACTGAAAATATTATTATCTATAACTTTGCTGAACCAACTCTAGGTGCAACATCATTTGATTTCGACACAGATACCGAAGAGACAACTATTACTCTTGTAAAAGATTGCAGTGGCATGAGTGCTACTGATACTCTACAAATCTTTTACGAAGAAGATGCTGTTGCTTTTGAACCAGATGAAGCGTATACTGACCCCGTATCAAAGTTCAGAATCTCCGAAGCACAGACTCTGATTGACACAGACTTTGAATATGGTCTTCAGTCAACCAAGTGGGAAACGCTGGAAATGTTAAACAACATTCCATCGTTCTTCAGTAGAAGTGGTGATAGTCCTCTAGTAGTAACTGAAGTTGCTGTAACTAATGACAACGATACTATTATCGTAACAGCTCCTTCACACGGACTTTCAGTAGGTACACCTATTGACGTTCGTGGTCTTAGTGTAACTACACTAGAGGGTAGCTACATTATCAAAAACGTACTAGACACAGATCGTTTTACTTTTGTTGCCAGAGAGAAAGCAACATTTACTGGTTCTGTTTTTGGATCTTACACAACCATTACTCCTGGACAGTTTTATCAGGGTTCGCAAGTTCAGTATAAGACAATCACAACTAATGCTGCCAACCCATCAACCATTACGATTGAAACTCCATATCCATCAGGGTTTGTTAATGGAGCTGCTTTCTATTTGACAAATACTATTGCTCTGAGCAATATTTCATTTGATGCAACTCTAGTTGATACTGCAGATACAATCACATCAACTGCAACCGTCAATCCAACAGGAACTCAGTCCGTAGGAACACTAGATTCTTACAACGTAACTATCTGGGACAAGCAAGGTGCATCTGGTATTTCTAATACTAAAGCATTCACAAGCGATGCTGTTGATGCAGCAACAAATAACATTACGCTAAGCTCACATGGATTCTCTGATAACCAAGCAGTAGTTATTTTCCCTGCTGCTGGTTCTACAATGCCTGGTGGTGTAACAGGTGGTCGTGCATATGTTCTTAGAACTATTGATGTCAATACCTTCTATCTAACAAGATACTGGAGTTCAACAACTCCTGTAGATATCACCAGCACTGGTAGCGGTCAGTTCGCTATTGTTAGAGCGCATGGCGTAAGAAGCATTAACTATAGCAACGACCAAATCAAGTTCTTTGAGAATCCTGGTTGGGCTAGTTCACAGAGATTTGTTTACTACAGAGGAGATCAAAGCCCTGCTTTGATTCAACAGTCTTCTGCTGGCACTACTGGTCCTGCTGATGCTGTTGGCACTATTGCAGACTGGTATACTGCTGATTCGGCAAACTTAACCAGTACATATTTTGTTACTGGTGGTGCTTCTGCAGATTGGACCATCAACTCAACTTCAACTGGAAACTATAATGTAACCGAAGGTCCACTTCTAGCAATCAGTCCATTAAGAAAAGAGGCTAGTGCTTTCAGTGGTACTGGTACTATCGCCACAACAACACTAACAATCTCTGCTGTTACAGATGGTCGTTTAGAGATTGGTAGTGTCATTTCTGGTACTGGTGTAACTGCTGGAACTAGAATCACTGCTTTTGGAACTGGCACTGGCGGAACTGGAACATACACAGTTAGTGCTTCGCAAACTGTTTCTACTGCAACAACTATTACTGGCAACTTACAGTATTCACCAGATTCTTTAGGTGTCAATATTTTAAACGCCACTTCTCGTAAGGGAACTTTACATGGTGCATCAAACAGCGGTATTGCCCTGGTGACACCTAACATGATTTCAGGTAACTTTATTAACTTTGGTGCTAACACTACAGTATTCACGGACCAGACTGGTGTAGCACTTATTGCTCTTCCTGGTACTACACTACCAGCTGCTCTTACGAATGGTAGAGCATACGCTATTAGAACTACAGGCGTTGCCAGTGCTACACCAGCAGCTCCTGCTCTCACATTAGTTCAAAACGGAACTACTGCACTAACTTTATCTGGTTTGAGTGGACCTGGATTCCTACTTGTTGCTGGTATGTGTATCAACTCTGTTACGAATGGTGTTGCCACCATCACTATGCAAGCAACTGATGTTAACAACAGTGACGCTGGTAGAGGATTCGCAATCAGCGGAAATACCGATCAAAAGTTTGTTTATTACAAAGGTCCAGCATTAGCCAACCTCTCATCCACTGGTAACGTATTACAAGGTGCTGAAGCAAACACTGCTCAATGGTATAGCAGCGGCGCACATGCAACTACATTTATTGGATCAGTCAGCACAACAAATGGAAGTGCTAGTATTACTGTTAGCGGATCTCCAACTGCAATCAGTGGAGCACTAGAAATCGGTTCTGCCGTTTCTGGTCCTGGTATTCCTGCTGGTGCATTTATTATTGCTTTTGGAACTGGTGCTGGTGGTGCTGGTACTTATACCTTAAACACAGCAGCTAACGCAACAACCAGTGGTGTTATCACGGCAGTAAATACTAATCTAGGAACTACATTCTTCTCAAGGTCTTATCCTGCTGCCACTCAAATGACTCTTGCTACAACAAGAGGTGGTACGGCATTCACATTCAGTGCTGGATATACATTTGCTGCGGGTGGTCAGATTCATCTACTCGTTCCTTATCGTTCACTAGAAACTGCTTGGACTATCTATCAAGCAAACCACGGATATAATGATAACGATGAGGTAAATTATGATTCTAATGGAAACACTGCTATCACTGGTCTCACAACAAATACGAAGTACTTCGTAAGACGTTATGATGCAAACAGATTTGGATTATCTCTAACTTCTAGTGGAGTTAGAATCAACTTAACTGATTACGGCACTCAATCATTTACACATAGTTTCTCACAAACAAGTGGTATTCATGCATTCGTTCCTTACCAAGAATATGCAGCAAGAAACCTAATCAACTTCTCAAGCGCACATGGATTTGCTGACAATGATATTGTTACATATTCAAATGGTGGCGGAACATCTATTGCTGGCATAACCCAAAACTCTGCTGTTACTATTACTGCCATCACTTCAACCGCATCCAACTTTACAGTAACAACTAACTCTTCATCGTGGTCTGTTGGAGAAGGTGTTGTTATCAGTGGTGTAACACCATCTGCATACAATGGAAGCTGGACGATTGCTACGACTAACGGAAGTACTCAGTTTACTGTTACATCAACCGCAAATCCTGGAACTGGATCTGCATTTGGTTCTGTAACTAAGGGTTACTATATTGACTTAAGTTCGCCAACTAAGTTTGGTCTCAAAACAACTTCTGTAGGTAATCGTTTAGACCTTGAGAGTTTTGGTACTGGTTCTGCCCATGTCTTCACTAAGACTGTTACCAACCCAACTGCTGACACTATCTTCAAGGCAAACCACGGTCTAGTACCTGGCACAGAACTTGTTTATGATGATGGTGGCAATACTACAATCGGTGGTTTAACTGACCTTCAAACGTATTATGTAAAGGAAGTTATTGGATTAGATAGATTCACTGTCGCTGCTTCCAGCAATGGAACTAGAATCAATCTAACCTCTGCTGGTACTGGAACACAGTCATTAAACATTCAAACTGCTGGATCGTTTGATGGTGCTTACACTGTAACCAACGTAGCTTCACCTACTCAATATACATTTGACGTTTCTGCTCAGATTCCAAAGATTCAAAGATCTCTAAACCCAACAACTCAGTTGAATACTACTACAGATGTATTCACTATCACAAACCACCGTTTTGCATCTGGTACTTCTGTTGAGTATAGTAATAATGGCAATACTTCTTTAGGAAACTTAACTAACAATGCTACATACTTTATTATCAGACTTGATAAAGATACATTCAAGTTGGCAGATAGTTACGAAAATGCTTTAGGGGGATCGGCAAGAGACATTACCAGTATTGGAACAGGAACTTCGCACATCTTTACGTCATCTAGTGTTGTAGGCGAAGTTGCTGGAACAGGTACTGTTGCCATCAGTAGTGGTTTAACAACTGTCACTGGAACGAATACTACTTTCCTTTCAACATTCCGTGTTGGTGATACGATTATCATCAATCTAGGAACAGGTTCTGTACTTGCTTCTGAGATTATTGCTATCAAGTCCAACACCTCACTAACGATTGCAGATGCTGCAGCTTCAACTACTTCTGGTCTAACATATCTGATTCCTTCTGGTCTTTATGTACGTCCTGGTGCATTCAGTCTTCACAGACCATTTGACGGTGGTGTTGAGATTAATGCTGGATACGGTGCTGACTCACAAATCATTCGTCAGACTCGTAGATACTTCCGTTACCAGTCAGGTAAAGGTCTAGCGTGTCAGTTCGCTATTAACTTCAATCCATCTATTGAGATTCAGTCAATCACAGCAAGTGGCAACGTTGCTACTGTAACCACACTTCTTCCACATGGTCTAGTTGCAAACAAAACATTCACAGTTGCAGAAGCAGAAGTTAGCTCGGGTGTAAACTATTACAACGGGACTTTCCCAGTTCAAAGCGTTCCTTCACAAACAACATTTACTTACGTTATGGATGGAGAACCATCTGACACTTCGGCAAATGGATTCCCTAAACTACAAATCAGAAACTGGAATGGTTCTGCTATTCGTTGTGGTATGTTTGATATGCAGAACGGTATGTTCTGGGAATATGATGGCACAACCCTATATGCAGTTAGAAGAAATAGCACTCAGCAAGTTGCTGGTACTATTAACGCAACAAACAATAGTCCTGTTATTTCTGGTCAAGGTACTCGTTTCCTTGAGCAGTTATCCGCTGGTGATTATGTAGCAATCAGAGGGCAATCTTATAAGATCGTTAATATTGCTTCAAACAGCACAATGTATGTTTCTCCTTCTTATAAAGGAGTTACAACAACTCGTGCAGTTATCACCAAAACTATTGACATTAAAGTTCCACAGCATGAGTTCAGCATTGACAAGTGCGACGGTACTGGTCCAACTGGATATGTCTTAAATATTGGCAAGATTCAGATGGCCTACATTGACTACTCGTGGTACGGTGCAGGTAAGATTCGTTTTGGATTCAAGGATCAGAACGGTCATGTTAAGTACATGCACGAGTTCAAGCATAACAACAAAGAGTACGAAGCATACCTACGTTCTGGTAACTTACCTGCTCGTTATGAGATTCTCAACACTGGTGTACCAGCTTTTGCTCCTTCACTAGCACACTGGGGTACTACCATTCAGATGGATGGTAAGTATGATGATGACGGTTCATACCTATTCACTGGTTCTTCATCTCTACTTTCATTCTCTGGTAGTTCAACAACTACAACTGGTACTGCTGGAAACTATACTTATGTAAACACTGATGGTTCTACCACAACTGCTCCAACTACTTCTTCATCTACTTCTGTCATTCCAACCGCAAACGTTAACGTCACAACAAATAGAATCACTATTACTGCACATGGTTTCTCTAATGGAACTCTGTTGAGATATGACTCTGGTGGTGGTGCTGTTATTGCACCATTGGTAAATGGAAACTACTATTATGTTGTTGGTTCAGCAACGAACGATTTCCAACTTTCTAATACTCTTAATGGCACTGCTATTGACTTTACAACTCAAGGTAATGCTTTACAGTTCTTCCGTTTTAACTTCCGTTATAACGTAACTCTAACATCTGTTCCTGGTTATGGTAACAGAATCATTCATAGATTCAGAACAGACGCTTCTGGTTTTGCTGCGATTGGTTCAGTTTCATTCGGTACGCAGATTGCCTCAACTGCTATCAATGCAGTAACTGCCGTTGCTGGTGGTCAGGCAAGAATCTATCGTGTTCTCAACACTGGTGGTGGTAGTGCTGATATTGACTTCTTCTTCACCGCTGCAGCTGCCTCACAAACTACAAATCCACCTGGAACATCTGGTTTTATTGCTGCCACCACATCAGCAGCATTAACACATACAGTTGGTACGGATACTCCAATCCCTTCACTGATTCCAATGCTTTCCATTCGTCTTGCTCCTTCTGTTGATAGTGGTTTGATTGGTGACGTTGGCGTTAGGGATATCATCAACCGAATGCAACTTGCTTTACAAACGGTTGGTATGCTTACCACACATGATATTGAGATTCGTTTGATTCTAAACGGAGCATTGAGTCAGTATAACTGGCAGAACATCGGAAGACCTTCACTATGTCAGTATATTTCTCACGTCAACGACGATACTGTAACTGGTGGAACAACCGTGTTCACCTTCCGTGCTTCTGGTGGATCTACTGAGTCAAGTGGTAAGAAACTATCTAACGTGTTTAACCAAGCTATTGATAACCTACTATCACTCGGCAACTCTATTCTAGGTGGTGATGGTGTATTCCCTGATGGACCAGACGTACTAACAGTTGCTGTTGCTCCTTTGAATACTTCGGGTATTACGGTTAACTCTCCTCTATCTCTGTCCTCAAGGATCACTTGGTCTGAATCACAGGCATAATCATAAATATCTAATAAAGGTAACATAGAAAAATGACAAAAGAAGTTCAGTTTAGAAGGGGCACTACAACTCAGCATAGCTCCTTTACGGGTGCTCTTGCTGAAGTAACTGTAGATACTGACCTAGATGTAGTCGTTGTCCATGATGGTGTGACTGCTGGAGGACAGCAGATGGTAGGCAGAACTGCCACCCAAACTCTAACCAATAAAACACTCACATCTCCAGCAATCAATGGAGGTACAATCAATAATGCTTCCATTGGAGCTACCACTAGAAACAGTGGTGCTTTCACATCCTTAGATGCAAATGGTAACGTTATCCTCGGAAGCGATTCTGCAGACACTGTTACTATCAATGGTACTATTAACCAGAGTATTATTCTTGGAACTGGCGCTCAGATTCAAGGTCCATCAACTCTTGTTATTGATCCAGCTGTAGTTGGTAATGATACTGGCACTGTTCAGATTAAAGGTAACTTAGAAGTTCTTGGAACTACTACTACCATTGATTCTACCACAATGACAATCAATGATCCTTTGATTGTTTTAGGTGATGGGCAAACAACTGCTGCTGGTGTAGATACTGGTGGATTCACACTAGGTACTACTGGTATTGGTATTCAGTATAATAATACTGGTGCGAGATTTGATTCCACAGAAGATTTCAACCTTGCTAGCGGTAAAGCATACGAAATCAATGGTTCTGTAGTTCTTTCTTCATCTGCTGTTTTAGGTAAAACAATCGGTGGAACAAACGCTGGTGATATTGTTTCTATTGATGGATCACAAATACTATCTGGCAAAACATTAACTGCTCCTCGTTTTGTAAACGATGGATTTATTGCAGATAGTAATGGTGCAGAACTTTTAAAGTTTGGTGTCACTGCAAGTGCTGTCAATGAAGTTAAGATTACTAATGCTGCTACTGGTCTTACTGGACCTCTGATTGAATCTGTTGGAGAAACCAATGTTAACCTAAGACTTGGCGCAGCTGGTACTGGAGATATTGTTATTGATGCAGATACTTCTTTCAAACCAGCAGCAGGTACTACATCAAAAGCTCCTATTCATTTTACGAATGGATCTCTATTGTCATCTCCAGCAGCAGGTTGCGTTGAATATGATGGGGACTTGTGGTATTTAACAAACGGTGATACTACCAACGGTAGAAAGTACGCAGAAGTTCTCACACGTCATCAAGTAACAGCAAATAACACTACTATTACTGGTACTGCTATTATTGATGCGTTTCCTGCAAATAGTAGTTTTCCTTTCCTTGCTGGTGCATACTATGAGATTGAATATCACATGTATTGGATTCGCACCACTACTGCTGGCACACATACATACACATTAGTCAGTACACAAAACTGGCAATATGCTGCATTAAGCTCTATTGGTTTACAAAACGCTGGTACGGTTGGTCAGCACATTAGCACTGGTGCTGCTGCTTCTCTAGCACTTCCAGCATCCCCCTCAATGAACATTGGTAACCACTACCATGTTGTGAGAGCTTACTTCCATGCAAATGCAACCACTGCTGGAAACATTCGTCTGCGTGTCACTTCTTCTGCTAACGGTATTACACTGCAGAGAGGCAGTTTCTACACTGTAAGAAGATTACCTGCTGGAAGTATTGGAACTTTTGTTGCGTGATATTTTTTCACATATTTTCCAATCCCTCCTCACGGGGGGATTTTTTTTATAAATATCTATGAAACCTTATGTGGGGGGGAAAGTGAACCTTCATGGCACTAGAAAACAAAAACTTTTCTGTTAAAAATGGTTTATCCATTGTTAATACTGAAGTTATCAGTATTGACCGAAAGCTAAGAAATCTCACATTTGATAGCGCAGATTCTAATACGTTAAAGTTAAGTGGCAATCAACTTGTCGCTACTGCTGGTTCTGCAACCATTACGATACCAAACTCTACTGATACTTTAGTAGCAAGAAATACCACAGATACCCTAAAAAATAAAACTTTAGACGATTTTTATGCCATCGGCACAATGATCGTAAATGGTTCTGGTGGTACATCAGGTCAAATCCTCAAAGCCACTGGTGATGGGATGACGTGGGCAGACACATTTAATGGTCTTCCTAGATATGTTCCATATGATTCTGATTTTAATGCAGAATCACAAGGATTATATTTGGTAGATACATCAGATAATGTCGTAGAAATAACACTACCAAGCACAACGGAGATTGATTCTTCCACTGGATTGTTAGTTGTAGAAGATGGTGAAGGTATAGAGTTTATAGATTCCAAAGGAACCTGGGGTATAAATTTTGTCAGATTGATTCCTGGAGATGTTAATGCATCTTTTATAAACTCAGCAAATATTGAAGACACTGAATATGTTTTTGATGTTTCTAATGCTATCGTTAGAATAGTTTGGGATGGTCAATATTGGAGAGTATTCCCAAGATAGGAGAAAAATAAATGGCACTATATTTAAGTAGTGATTTATCTGGTTCTGGTAGTGGCGGCGGCGGTGGCGGAAGTGGAGATATTAGTAGTGTAATAAGAACTACTACTAGTTGGTATTTTCATGCACTTAGAAGAGATTCCGAGGGTATGTTGTATTACAACACACTAAGACCTACCGATGAAGGAACCATTGATGTTTTCAACGAAGAAAACACTCAGTTGTCTGATTTACTCGATGGAATAGATAATGTTGACGCAAAAGCACCTGTTCTTAGACTGAAACTTATTGCAGGAGGAACTAAGTTAACGTCAGAAGCTAATGAAACATATGTAGTTAATGGATTAGTATCCAATAAAAAAGGAAAAAATTTATCAGTTTCTATAACAAGAGATTCTGATGGAGTTATTAGCGAAATTAATGTAACTGACGGTGGCAAAGATTTTGCCGTGGGCGATGAGATTATTGTTTCTTCCACTTTTATAAAAGAAGAATCATCTCAATCAGATTTACATTTATATGTTGATGAGTTGGTAAAAACATATTCAAACTCCCCATCTGATAAATATCAACAGTATAGATTTGATGCGAGAAAAATCTCTTACTATATCGATGATCAAGGTTATTTGGTTGCCAAGTTCGGAAACCATGATTATTCACAATCACCACGTTAATCTCAGGAAGTATAAAAATGGCTGAATTTAGATTAGGTAGACTAAAGTTCAACTGGACTGGCGAATGGCAACCAAACCGCGCCTATGTTCTGGACGACATTATCTCATTCAGAGGTAATACTTACGTTTGTGTGGTTAACCACACTTCTACTGGTTCAGTAGAGCAATGGGAAGATGTTGATCTCAACGCAAGTACACCAAGATGGGAACTATATGTTCCTGGTATTAGAAATGCTGGTTCTTGGCAACCAAATACTTTCTATGCTAAAAATGATCTTGTGCGTTATGGTGGTAATATTTACATTTGTAAAGACAACCACACTTCACCATCCGACCAAAATCTTTTTTACCTAACAAACTTTGCTGGTAACTGGGATCTTTTTTATAACGGCACAGAAAACAAAGGAACTTGGCAGCAAAACACTTGGTATAAAGTCAATGATCTTGTTAAATATGGAAACAACATTTACCTATGCAATCTAGGTCATACTTCAACGACAGCATTTGATATTACTAAGTTTACTCTTTACTTAGAATCAGTAAAGTTTGAAGATAGTTGGGATTCGAGTACGGAATATCAACCTGGGGACATCGTTCTTTTTGGTGGTTATTCATATACCGCAAAAACTATTAATACTAACAAGCAACCAAACAACTATGTTAGTACTGATTGGGAAGTAATCAGTATTGGTTTTGATTCAAAAGGTGTTTATAATCCAGCAACCATTTACGTTCCTGGAGATGTAGTTCGTTTTGGCGGAAACACATTCGTTAAAATGCTTACGAGTGTAGCTGGGATTGCTCCAAATGAATCAGGAGATGGTGCGTTAAAATGGAGTTTAATCTCCGAAGGTTTATCTTACAAAGGTGATTGGGATGACCAAACAACATATCAAAAGAACGATGTAATCACCCTAGCTTCTAGTACTTATGTAAGCATTGCTTACAATAACTTAGGAAGAGATCCTGGAACTAATGATGCAGATGGATTCTGGTCTGTAGTTGCGAGAGGTGATGAAGAAAGTACAATCACAACAAAAGGCGATCTTCTATACAGAGCAAATGCCACTAACGCAAGATTGCCCATTGGAGATCCTGGTCAGGTTCTTTATGCTACAGAAAATGGTATTCCTGGATGGGGTAATGCAAAAACCAGAAAAGTTTACTTCGTAAACCTAGATGGTGTTGATGATTTTTCTGATGGATATGGCGGTTCTATCGGAAGAGCTTTTAGAACAGTTAAGTACGCCACTCAGATTGCTGCACAAGAAGGTTGCGACGAACAGAACCCAGCAACGATTTATGTAAAAGCTGGTGTATACGACGAAGAGTGTCCTATTACGGTTCCGCCATATTGTTCTGTTGTTGGTGACGACAGTAGAGGAACTATTATCGAGCCAGGTCCAGGTTTAAGTAAGATTCAAAGATTAATCATTGATTCAACATGTTTATTAAAGCCAGGAGATACACTGACTGTTGATACAGTCGCAGGGGCAACCAGAACGGCAAGAGTTCTTCACTTCGCTGATACTGACGCTACCCTCGTGGGCAGTGGAGAATCAAATCGCAAAAAAATGGTTTATGTTGAAACCATTGCTGGCGGTCCTATTATCGATACAGATACTTTCTTAAACGGTACTAATTTAGGAACAGCACCAGAAGTAAATATCATTTCTGTTGAAAATCTAGATAACACCAAAGCAACTCTATTCTTCCTTTCGGAAGGTGTGATGCTCAAGGATCTTGTATTCAACAACCCAGACCCCGATGCTGGTTTTGTTATGCCAGATACAACTGGATTGACAATCGAGGAAGAAATAAGAAACAAACTTGCTGATATCACACAATGTCAGGTTGGGTTCGTTTTCTGGAGAATCAATCCATTCCTAGTATCACAGAATATTATTAAGAGTCCTTATATTTACAGTTGTGCGGCATACTCATTTAAAGGTGTTGGTGCTATTGTAGATGGTTCTGTCAATGAAGGAAAAGATCACCCATCTCACTTTGCTTCTGGTCACCAAAGCTTACTATTTGGTAACGTAACACAGTTCCCAGAAATGGGTGTTGCGATTTGGTGTAAGGACAATGGAAACTCAGAAATTGTTTCTTGCTTTACTTACTACGCTCATATTGGTTATGCTTGCTCTGGTGGTGCTCGTATGCGCTCCCTCGGCGGAAACAACTCTTGGGGTAACTATGGTTGTTCTGCAAGAGGATTTGACCCAACCGAGATTCCACTTGAAGCAACTATTCGTGGCACAGAATTAAACTTCTATAATGATGCCACAACAGCAGTTGCGACAGCGACTGTTAATGGTAACTTAGTACTAGGAACTATTGCTCAATCTGGAAAGATTAATGGAGATTTCCAAGTAGGTTCTATTATTTCTAACGAAGGATCGGCAAATAATACTAGTATTACTGGTGTTGTAGGAAATGGAACAACTGCCACTGTTTCATTTGCCACTAAACCATTTAATCCTTATGCAGTTGGTAAGCAAATTACAATCAGTGGTGTATCCAATAGTGCTTTCAATGGCACATTTACGGTTACTGGTATTGTTGGTACAGATGGTATTATTACTGGTGTGCAGTTTGCATCTACAACTACCGCTACTTTAGGTGCTGGTGGTACTGTTAGACCTGCATTGGGTAAGGCAAGAGTTCTTTATGTTCTTGCTGGTAATGATTATACTAAAGTTCTTATCGAACCAATCACAGGATTTATCGGTGACGGTCAAAGATGCGCTCAGATTACAGGAGCAGATCCAAACAATCCACCACCAGTAAATATTCCAGAAGCATCTACTGTTATTGAAAACAGCGAGTTCCCAACTGCAACCCCAAGTGAAAGTGCTGCAAACAGAGCAACAAGAGGTGCTAAGTTTGCTGTTATTAATCTACCAGAAAAACCAAAGATTACTAGTGCAGTAACATTTTCTGATAGTATTGATGGTATTAACTACGTTATTCAAGAAATTGAAAACTACAGTGATGGTCCATCAGCTACATTTAAAGTTCTTGATGTAACAAGAACAGCAAGTTTAGAAAATACTGTAGTAACTATTCCTATTGCCAAAACTGGAACATTTCCAACTGGTGTTAATAGACCAGCTGAAACACATGTAGGTGGAACTGACGTTACTCTTTATAGTTTATTGACTGGAACAAATAACCAAGTTCTTATTGATAATCCTGGTCAGTTATTAACTTCAACTTCAGCGACTAACATTAATATTTTAAATCCAGAAAGAGTAACAGCAGCTCTTGCTACATACAATACTGCATCAACAACTCTTTATCTACTAGTAGGTAATGAGTTAATGCTACCAACAGCAGTTGTTAGTGATGCTTTCAATAGTTATGTAACTGTTACTAGAGCTCAGGAAGGAACTATTGCCCAAGAACATGCTGACCAAGATTCACCTAACTTCCCAGCAAACGCTGTAGTAAAATTTGTAGTTAAGTACACTCCAGTAACCACACTGAGACAAGACACAACAAATCTTTCAAACGTTCTTTCATACAGTTCTTTAACTGGTAATGGCGGTCTTCCTGTTTTCGCATTCACAGATCAAGAAGGAATAGCAACAAAAACAATCAATGAAAATGATTTTATTAAGGTTGACAATGAGTTCTTTAGAGTAGATCTCAAGACCTCAACAAATCCTGGAACTGCAATCCTAACATTCTTCCCAGTTAAATCTGTTGCAGAAGGAAGCGGAAATCGTCTCCAGATTCGTTATCGTTACAGTCAGATTCGTCTAACTGGTCACGACATGCTTGAGATTGGTACTGGCGGTATCGCTACAACCAACTTCCCAGATGAACCTATAATAAGACCAGATGAAACTAAGGAAACTAACTTCATCGCTCCTGCTAGAATTTATTATGTAACTACTAACCAAGATGGTAACTTTAAGGTAGGTCAGTTCTTTAAGATTGACCAAGCAACTGGTAAGTCAACCATTGATGCATCAGCATTTGACTTGACAGGTCTATCCAATCTACAGTTTGCACTAGCAGATGGAACTAAAGTTGGTGTTCAGATCACTAAGTTTGATTCCGATGCTACATTAGGAGGTTCGGAAAGTAGCGATTCATTTGTCCCAACACAAAAAGCAGTTAAGACATATGTTGATACTAACTTCATTAGTTCAAATGAAGATATTACAGTTGGATCAGAAGCCGTAAACAAAAACTTGACTGTTAATGGAAACAGCAATGTTACTGGTGATATGATTGTTGGAGGAAGTTTACAAGTTAGTGGAACGACAACCAGTATCAATACCACTGAACTAATCGTAGAAGATGTAAACGTCATTCTTGCAGGAGGAAATGTCACTGGTGATTCTGCTATTCAGGGTGCTGGTTTGACTATCAAAGGAACCACAGATAAAACTATATCATATGATGGTTCTTCAACTACTGGTAGATTTAATATTAGTGAAAACCTTTTACTTGCCCCTGGAAAATATATTGCTTCGAAACCAGCAGCTGCCGATGGAACAGGTGCTCTAGTAACTGAAGAAATCATGATCGATACTAATGTCAGTGGTTCGACTGGTATTGGTTTAGTATTTCCAACCATTTCTCAGTTGGATATCGGCAACGCATCAACTGCTTTAACTATCGGTGCTACAACAGGAACGACTACAGTAAGAAATAGTTTGATTGTTCCTGCTGGTACTACCACATTAGCCCCTCTTAGATTCACACCATCATCAGCGGCACTATTAACATCTCCGCTTCAAGGTGGTTTTGAGTATAACCAGATTGCTTTCTATGCTTCTGCAACTACTGAAGGTGGAAGAGGTATTATCCTCGCGCCACAAATCTTAAGAGCTGCTGCTGACTTCGCTCAGACTGGAACCACAAACACAGTCAGAAACGTATTCTCAGGAACAACTCAAGATGCCGCTCCACTAAGAGCAAACACATTATATAAATTTAGTGGATGTTATTATCTTTCCAAGTCAACTACTACAAGTGGTACTTGGAACCTACTCTTTACATTCTCAAACGCTCCAACGAACTTTAGATATAACTCAATAGGAGCAAATGGACCTTCCGCAACTGCATTGTTATTCCAAAATACAACTGCAACTGGATCAACTGCTGTTACTCAAGCAGTAACTGTCACAACTGATTGTGCGATAAGATTTGAAGGTTACTTCGTATCAAACTCAACAACTGGTGGAACATTAACTCCTCAGTTTAACAAGAGTGATACTGCTAACGCAACTGTAAATACTCGTACCAACTCATACTTTGAGATTCAAGCTATGGGTCCATCTAACCCATCGATTATTGCTGGTACTTGGAGTTGATAAATAAATAACATGATTTATAAATACCTCTAGGAAACTAGAGGTATTTTTTTATGGCTAAACCAGCCACAAGAGAAGAGTTAAAAGAGTATTGCCTCAGAAAACTTGGTGCTCCTGTATTAGAAATCAATGTAGATGATGATCAACTAGAAGATCTAATCGATGATGCTTTACAGTATTTTAATGAACGTCATTTTGACGGCATGGAAAAACTTTACTTAAAGCATAAGTTTACTGCGGAAGAACTAGAAAGATTTAGAGAAGGTAATACTATTCACACTTCAGAAGATGGTAGTGAATGGGAAGAAAGAAATAACTATATTGAACTTCCAGATCATATTATAGGAATCGAGAGAGTATTTTCTTTATCGATGACTGCTTTGCGTTCTGATTTTTTTGGTTTTGGAAACCAATATTTTCTAATGGACATGTTTTCTTTGAACTCTGGATATTCTCTAGGTAATGTTGACCTAGTTAACTATTACATGTTTAAGCAATATTTTGAAACTTTGGATATGGTTTTAAACAGCGGGGCGATTATTCAATGTCGTTTCACAAAAAGAAACGGAAAACTTTTTATTGATTACAACCCAAAAGTTTTACAACAAGATAACTATTTTATTGTCGAATGCCATCGTCTTTTAAATCCAACCGATTCTCCAAAGATATGGAATGATTGGTTCTTGAAAAGATATATCACTGCATTATTCAAGAGACAGTGGGGACAGAATCTAATCAAGTTTAATAATGTTCAACTTCCTGGTGGAGTACAGATAAACGGTCGCCAGATATACGAGGATGCTATCCGAGAAATAGATGAAATAGAATCTAAGATGATTAGCGATTACGAACTTCCACCTCTCGATGCAATAGGATAATATGTCTAAGAGCGTATATTTTCCCCAATATGGTGGTGTAAATACCGAACAGAATCTTGTACAAGATTTGGTAGACGAACAAATACATCTGTTCGGTATGGATATTTTTTATGTTCCAAAGGAAATGTTGATCGACAGATCTCTTAATGATGTTATTTTAAATGAGTTTAAAGAAGCTCATCTGATAGAAATGATGCTAATCAATGTAGAAGGTTTTGGTGGATCTGGTGCTGTTGCCATGAGTAAGTTTGGATTGAAACTTTCTGATGAAGTTACGTTTGCTGTATCAAAAAGAAAGTGGTCTCTCAAACCAGATTTGATGTCATCAACTACAGTTCCTGGTAGACCAAATGAAGGTGATTTACTGTACGTTCCTATGACTAAAAACATCTACGAAATCAAGTTTGTAGAAAGAGAAGTTCCTTTTTATCAGTTAGGTAAAAACTATATCTTTGCTCTAACTTGCGAGTTGTTGGAAAATGCTGATAATATGTTTGACACTGGCAACCCAGAAATCGATGACCCAAAAAAAGAAAACTATGTATTTCCAGTTTATTTAAAAACTGGTGGTGTTGGCAACTATACGATTGGCGAAGAAGTTGAACAAACATACATAGTAGACGGCACTCCTGTTATGGTAAAAGCAACGGTTGCTGCATGGGATGCGCCATCTAGAAAACTAGATTTAACTTATGTTAATGGCGTGTTTAGACAAAACGAAGAACTGATAGGAGTTGATAGCGGTGCATCCTGGGAAGTGGATACATTCTCTACTATTGATTTTGACATTGAAGATTTTGATAATGCACAGAATAAATATTACGAAGATAAAGCCGATGAGATTCTTGACTTTAGTGAAGGAAATCCATTTGGTGAATATGGAGATATGGGAGTATTCTAATGTTAGGTCAATATTATTATCACGAGATTATAAAGAAAAACGTCAAAGCATTTGGCACACTTTTTAATAATATTCAAATTGTTAAACGTGATCCAGATACAGGAGAAGTTATACGTCAAGAAAAAGTTCCTCTCGCGTATGGTCCTAAGAGTAAGTTTCTAGCTCGTTTAGAACAGGATCCAAACACAGAAAGAAAAGTCAGCGTTACTATGCCTCGCATCTCATTTGAGATGACTGACATTACATATGACGCCCAAAGAAAAACTTCACCTATTCAAAAATATAAAGTAAATGATGATGGAGAGAATGTAAAAGTTCAGTTTATGCCTGTTCCATATAATCTTCGTTTTGAACTAGGTATTCTATCAAAAACTCAGGATGATGCTCTACAGATTCTAGAGCAGATTCTACCATTTTTTCAACCATCATTCAACGTTACTGTTATGATGATTCCAGAAATGGAAGAGAAAAAAGATTTACCAGTTATTTTAAATGGCATTTCATATGAAGATGACTATGAAGATGATATGATGAGAAGAAGAAGTATAACATATACTTTAGATTTCACATTAAAAACTTACATGTACGGTCCAGTTACTGATGCCGCTATCATCAGAAAAGCAACGGTATTTGAAAGTCTCGGTGATTACCAAGAGCATAGAAGGATTCTTCGTTATGACGTGGAAGCGTCAGCACTAGAAGATAAAAATAATGATGGTGTTGTTGATAACTTAGATGATCAACTATTAATGCCAGACGATGACTTTGGATTTAATGAAGGTATTGAACTACTATGAGCAAGTTTGAAGATAACATGGAAGAGATTTTTGATATAGCACCGATTGAACAAACAACTGAAATGATTACACAAGCAAACAGTGAAGTCAGTGTTGATGCCAACAAGGATTATGAATACACCAGGGGTGAGCTGTATAGACTCATATCACAGGGTCAGGAGGCGGTGCAAGGTGCCTTAGAGGTCGCGCAGGAGTCGGGGCACCCTAGAGCGTATGAGGTCGCTGTGAACGCTATGAAGCAGGTCTCAGACATGACTGATAAGTTGATCGACCTTCAGCACAAGATGAAAAATCTGGGTAAAGAAGATAAAAAATCAACCCCAACAACAGTCAATAACACAATGTTTATTGGCACCACGGCAGATCTTCAAAAGATGATTAAAGATGCTGCCAAGAATAAATAGAAAATAAACGGTAAATAAGATGAGGATTAAGATTCTTGCTGAAGCGGAAACGCTTACAACAACTCCAAGTGATATTAGTAAAGCAACCGATGTGTATCTTTACAACACACATTCAGATTTAACCGCAGAAGCTTCAACCAGAACAGTTTCTCTATATGAATCAGATGGCACTACGGTGGTTGGTAGTTTTGCTTTAACTGTTGGCATTCCTGTTATTATTAATAAAGATGCTGCTCAAAAGATTAAAGTTGACAGCACTGATAATGTCTCAGCTACTAAAGTTGCGTACCTAGGATAATGGCACAGTATAGTAAGCATTACGAAGATTTTCTACCACAGGAAAAAACAAATTTTGAAGTAGTTATGCTTGCCGATAACTTCGGCAATCTTACTGCTGGTACTGGTTCTACAGCTTCCGATGCTTTCGGCAGATCGAGGACTTCTAGTTTATTTACTCTCGGTGATTACAAGCACATCTATGCTGTTGATCCAAACTTCTTAGATAAGTTGGAGAATGGTGGCACTATCACATTCCCAGCAAATCAAGCAATGGGAACGTTAGCAACATCTTCAAACCCTGCTTCTCGTGCTGTTCATCAATCAAAATTTTACCACCATTATCAGCCAGGTAAATCTCAACTGATTTTTAGTTCCATTACTTTCGGTTACGCTCAGCAGAATGTAACTAAAAGAACTGGATACTTTGATGACAGAGATGGTATCTACTTTGAGCAAGTTGGTGGTCCTACTTCTAACGGCACAGATAATGGCACGCTAAACTTCGTGATTCGTTCTTATGTTAGTGGTAGTGTTAGTGAAGCGAATGTAGGGGATTACAAGAGAAGAGTTCCACAATCAGAATGGAACATTGATCCTTGTGATGGCACTGGTCCTTCCAAGTTTAACATCAATACTTCAAAAACTCAACTCATTTATATTGACTTCCAGTGGCTTGGAGTTGGTAGAGTTCGTTGTGGATTTGTTCATAATGGACAAATTGTTTTGGCACACGAATATTACCACTCAAATGTACTTGACGAAGTTTATATTTCAAGTCCCAATCTACCTGTAAGATGTGAGATTAAAAATACTGGAGCTACATCAGGTGGTTCAATGAAACAAGTTTGTGCTACTGTAATGTCAGAAGGTGGATATGTTGAAAGTGGTATTGACTGGGCAACCAGCTCTGGTGCTACTAGGACTACTTCTACTTCTTCGGGAACAAGATTGCCTCTGTTGGCAATCCGTTTAAAAAATACTTTCCAAGGTTATCCAAATAGAATTACAGTAAGACCAAATAATATTAGCATGTATGTTGCTACTAATGATGTTTATTATGAGTTAATCAAAGTTCCTGGAGCATCTTCATTAGCAACAACAGATGTTGGTGGTCTTGTATGGACCCCTGTTGATGATAGTAGCGGTGTTGAGTATTGTAGAAATTCAACATCATTTGCTGTTGGAGCTAATTTGGATATCTTTGCTGCTGGTATTGTTGTAGCAGGATCTTCACAGAACTCACTATCACCTGTCAGTTCTGGTGAACTTACACAAGCAAAGAAAAATACTATTGTTCAAAATTTTGATTCAACGGATTCTGAAATATTTGTAGTATCAATAAGAACAATTTCTACTGCTAATAATGCTACTGCTACCGCTGCTGCTACTCTTCAATGGAGGGAGATTTACTAATGAAAAAGAAAGTTCCCACTGAAAAAGAAATCGCCAAGAAGCATGGTGTGTCTGTTGAAAGTATTATCAAACAGGCAGAAGTTGGTTCAACTGTAGAACGCGAGCATGTGACTACCCACGAGGAAGCATATGGTATTGCACTTCAGCATTTAGATGAGTTCCCAGATTACTATACCCACTTACTTAAGATGGAAAAAGAACTAAAAACACAACACAAAAAGAAAAGAACCGTTAAGGAGATGCGAGAGATTTGTGAAAATCATATCGCTATCGCCATGGGAAAGGAAATGGATGATGAAGGTTCAATGATTATGAACCAACTTGATGAGATTGAAATGCACTGCAAAAGACTTAGAGAAGTTATTAAAAATCCCCAGATGCAAATCCCAGCATGGGTTCAGTCTAAAGTGACGCTCGCTACAGATTATATGGATGCATCAGCAAACTATATGTCAAGCAAGAACGAAGAGTATGTTGCTGAGGGGGCTGCCTGGACAAAAAAGTCTGGTAAGAGTTCCAGTGGAGGACTCAACGAAAAGGGGCGTAAATCTTATGAACGCGAAAATCCTGGAAGCGACCTTAAGGCACCTTCAAAAAAGGTTGGAAATCCCCGCAGGGCGTCGTTTTGTGCCAGAATGAAAGGCATGAAAAAGAAGTTAACATCTAAAAAAACAGCAAACGATAAAGATTCACGTATCAATAAGTCATTAAGAGCTTGGAATTGCTAATAAAATATGTGTAAACTGTAACTTGACGATACACGATTTACCTATATAATAGCATTACCGTCTCAAGGTAAGACACATGGATACTAAAACCTGCCCCAAATGCGGGGCTTGCTGGATTGGTGGACAGCACTATTGGGTTGGCACAAACAAGAAGGGAAATGAAACTGAACTCGCTTCTTTAGTTTGTGACAAGTTTGGAGATGACACCTGTATCAATCCAGCACAAGGAACTACAAAAGGTGATGGGTGGGAAAAGAGATTAAATAGTATGGACGATATAGAAAAGGATATTAGAAGAGCAAATGAGTGATAATGTATATCTTGGTAATCCCAATCTAAAGAAAGCTAATACCGCTATTAGTTTTACAAAGGATCAAGTAGAAGAGTTTATTAAATGCAAAGATGATCCCGTTTACTTTGCAAAAAACTATGTGAAGATTATTTCACTTGATGAAGGTCTTGTTCCTTTTGAGATGTATGATTTCCAAGAGAAACTCATCGAAAACTTTCATAATAATAGATTCAACATCGCCAAACTCCCCAGACAGACTGGAAAATCAACCACAGTTATTTCATACCTACTGCACTACGCAGTATTCAACGACAACATCAAGATTGCTATTCTAGCAAACAAAGCAGAAACTTCAAGAGAACTTCTGTCTCGTTTGCAACTTGCGTATGAGAACCTTCCCAAGTGGATGCAGCAAGGCATTGTAGCATGGAACAAAGGTTCGATGGAGCTCGATAACGGTTCTAAGATCATCGCTGCCTCAACGTCTTCTAGCGCCGTTAGAGGGAACTCTTTTAACATCATCTTCCTTGACGAGTTTGCGTTCGTTCCTAACCACATGGCGGAACAGTTCTTCTCGTCTGTATATCCTACTATCTCGTCTGGTAAGACCACAAAGGTTATTATCATTTCTACCCCACAGGGTATGAATATGTTCTACAAGCTGTGGCATGACGCAGAGCGCGGCAGGAACGGCTACGTGCCCCTAGAAGTGCATTGGAGTGCAGTTCCTGGTAGAGATGAGAAGTGGAAAGAAGAGACCATTAGGAACACCTCAGAGAGGCAGTTCACGCAGGAGTTTGAATGTGAGTTCCTAGGATCAGTTGATACACTTATCTCGGCTGCTAAGTTGCGTTCAATGGTCTTTGAAGACCCTATACAAGATAACAGCAAAGGATTAAAGGTATACGAGGAAGCGAAGAAGGATCACGACTACATCATGACAGTCGATGTATCCCGTGGAACCAACAATGATTACTCTGCTTTTGTTGTATTTGATATTACCACACTACCTTGGAAGATAGTTGCTAAGTATAGAAACAACGAAATCAAACCAATCCTATTCCCCAACATTATTGAACAGGTTGGCAAGAACTACAACAAAGCATATATCCTTGCTGAAGTCAATGACATCGGTGAGCAGGTAACTAATATTCTTCATTACGATTTAGAGTATCCAAATATTCTAATGTGTGCCATGCGTGGTAGAGCTGGTCAGATTGTTGGTCAGGGATTCTCTGGCACCAAATCTCAACTTGGTCTGAAGATGTCAAAGGTGACTAAGAAAGTTGGGTGCTCAAACTTAAAGACATTGATTGAAGACGATAAACTATTAATCTCAGACTATGAGATTATCAGTGAACTCACTACATTTATTCAAAAGAATCAATCGTTTGAAGCTGACGATGGATATAACGATGACCTTGTGATGTGTCTAGTTCTATTCTCGTGGTTGGCGGTTCAACCTTACTTCAGGGAGATGACTGATAACGATGTTCGCAAACGAATCTACGAAGAACAGAAGAATCAGATTGAACAAGACATGGCACCGTTCGGGTTTATATCAGACGGCATAATCGACGAAGAAGAAAAATTTGTTGATGAAGATGGGAACGTTTGGTACACAGATGGATATGGTAATCCGTTTGCAGATGTAGAGTATATGTTGGGTTACTAATGGACATCGAAGATCAGTTTTCACTAGAGCATTTATTGTTTAAAGAAAGAACATGTAGATGTTGTGGAGAGATCAAAGATCTTTTAGATGATTATTATATTATAAGAAAATCAAAGAGACATTTACCTTCGTCATACTCTTATGAGTGTAAAGATTGTACCATCAAGAGACTGATGGCAAATAAAAAATCCCCAAATACATGGGAATATCCTGACTGGTAACTAGTTCATGCACTGTTCATGCATATTTTTTGGATTTGAAATAACCATTTTCATAAATACTTTTAGATTAAAATGAACTACTTTTCACGAGGAGAAAAACATGGCAGGTCAAGTATCACCTGGAATTGTTCTTAGAGAGCGTGATCTAACAGCACAAACTATTGTCAATACTCAAGCAAACACTGCAGCACTTGTTGGATTGTTTGAGAAGGGACCAGTTGGTGTTATTACAAATATAACTTCAGAAAGAGAACTTCTAGATACGTTTGGTGGTCCAAACGATAATAACTTTCAAGATTGGTTTACCGCAACTGCATTTTTAGCATATGGTGGTCAACTCCAGATTGTTCGCATTGCTCCAGATGACGGAGATGCAGAAAATGCTACCGCAGATTTAGATGAAACTGTTGGTACTGGTCAACTAATCTCGACTACATCACAGTATGAAGCAAGCTATTCTACTTATACCTGGGCATTTGCAGCAAGAACTGCAGGTCAATGGGGAAATGATTTAAAAGTTTGCTACATCGATGCGGATGCTAGTTACAGTACAGCAGTTATCCACGAAGACAGCGAAGGTAACGACGTTCTTTGGTCTGCTTACGCTCCAGATTTCACTTTTGCTCCTGCAAATAGCTGCCACATTGCAGTTCTAGATGGAGATAACAATGTTTTAGAACTCTATCAATATCTATCAACATCATCAAACGCTGTAGATAACGAAGGTGCTTCTCTATACTACGTGAATGTTTTGAGAAACAGATCGAGATATGTATATGCTGGCGCTTCAGTTGGTTCAGAAATCGGTCAAAAAACTTACATCTTTGGTGGTGGATCTGATGATTATGGCGCATCAGTAGCAGATTACAACTCAGCATATGATTTATTTGCTGACACAGAATCTATCGATGTAAACTTTATTTTAGTTGGTGGTTCCTTATCTAATCAAAACAACACTGTAACAAAAGCACAGGCTGCCATAAACATTGCCACTTCCAGAAAAGATTGCATCGCTTTCGTTTCTCCTTACAATAACTTTATTTCTCTATCTTCCGTATCTGCTCAAAGAGATGCAATCATTGCTTTCTTCGATCAACTAGGAACAAGCAACTCATACACTGTGTTTGATTCTGGTTACAAATATATCTACGATAGATACAATGATGTTTATCGTTATGTACCATGCTGCGGAGATGTAGCAGGTTTATGTGTAGAGACCTCATTAAATGCAGAGGATTGGTTCTCACCTGCTGGAACTCAAAGAGGAAACTTAAAGAACGTTGTTAAACTAGCATACGTTCCAGGAAAAACTGATAGAGATAAACTCTATCTAAAGAGAATCAACCCAATCACCTCTTTCCCAGGTCAAGGTGTAGTTCTTTTTGGAGACAAAACTGCATTAGCAACTCCAAGTGCTTTTGATAGAATCAACGTTCGTCGTTTATTCCTTGCTATCGAAAAGAGAATCGGTAGCTTAGCAAAGAATGTTCTATTTGAACTTAACGATGAAGCAACAAGATCTACATTCACAAATGCAGTTAACTCTTATATGACAGAGGTAAGAGCTAAGCGTGGTGTAACTGACTTCTTAGTAGTTTGCGATGAGTCAAATAACACACCCGATGTTATTGACAGAAATGAGTTTGTTGCTGAGATTTATGTAAAACCAGCTAGATCTATTAACTTTATCACCATTACATTTGTTGCCACTCGCACTGGCGTATCTTTCTCTGAAGTTGTTGGTAGATAATAAAAATTTATTCACTTAAAGAGGTAACAAAAAATGGCAATCACAAGTAGCATTAATGCTTTCTTACAAAACGTACAGAACGGTGTACGTCCAAACCTTTATCTAGTTGATTTTGCTTTTCCAAGTGGAGTTGATATTGAAAATGCACAGGCAGTGGATGATCTAAGTGGTCTTCTATGTAAAGCTGCTGCTCTACCAGCTTCCAACTTAGGTGTTATTGAAGTTCCTTTCAGAGGAAGAACAGTAAAGATTGCTGGGGATAGAACCTTCGATACCTGGACTGCTACTTTCATCAACGACAGAAACTTCGCTATTCGCGGAGCTATGGAAAAGTGGATGGAAGCTATCAACAGACACGAACAAAATAGTGCTGGTTTAGTCCTACCAAACTCAACCGATGGATATCTCAGAGATATTTTAGTTAAGCAACTAGAAAGAAATGACAGTGCTGGAGGTGCAACCAAAACAGTTTATAAACTAGTTGGATGTTTCCCAACCAACATTTCTCAGATTGATCTTGCTTATGATAGCAATGACCAGATTGAAGATTTCACCGTAGAGTTTCAGATTCAATACTGGACTCGTGGTGATGATGATGCTGCAGAAAATGTTATTGCAGGCGCTGGTTCTGAGAGCTAATAAATAGTTATATCATGAAACCATTTAACAATGAGTCAACTATTTGGATTTTCTATTAAGCAGGAGGGGGGATTAAAAGGTCAATCCCCCATCCCACCAAATGCAGACGATGGAGTAACCGCTGTAGCAGGCGGTTACTTTGGTTCGTATGTAGACATCGAAGGTGTCGCTCGCAATGAGTTTGAACTCATTCGCAGATACAGAGACATGGCACTACATCCAGAAGTCGATTCTGCTATTGACGAAATCGTTAATGAAACTATAGCATCTGATTTGGATGATAGTCCAGTTCAAATAGAACTATCTAACTTGCAAGTTAGTGAAAGTATTAAAAATAAAATCAGAGAAGAGTTTAACTACATCAAACGTTTATTAAATTTTGATTCTCGTTCACACGAGATTTTCAGAAACTGGTATATTGATGGAAGACTATATTACCACAAAGTAATAGATTTGAACAATCCCAAATCTGGTATTCTTGAACTGAGATATATTGACCCGATGAAAATCAAAAAGGTCAAAGTTCAAAATAAAGACCAGAAAGAAGTAATGAGTCAGGAGACTCGCGGCACAGCACTCCAATATAACTTTGGTGAGTTTATTGAGTACTTCCTTTATAATCCAAAAGGATATATTACAAGCGCAAACTTTGATGGTAATGCCATGGCAAATGGCATGAAGATTGCTGCTGATGCTATTACATATGTTCCTTCGGGCATCCAAGATCTCAACAAAAAAATGACGTTGAGTTTCTTACATAAAGCAATCAAAGCACTCAACCAGCTTCGCATGATTGAAGATGCGCTGGTTATCTACAGACTTTCACGCGCACCAGAACGCCGTATCTTTTACATCGACGTAGGCAATCTCCCTAAAGTAAAAGCGGAGCAATACCTTAGAGAGGTAATGGCACGTTACCGCAACAAACTTGTGTACGATGCTGCCACTGGAGAAATCCGCGACGACAAAAAGCATATGAGTATGCTTGAAGACTTTTGGCTCCCTCGTCGTGAAGGTGGCAGAGGAACTGAAATCACAACTCTGCCTGGTGGTCAAAATCTGGGCGAACTGAAAGACGTTGAGTATTTTAAAAAGAAACTATACAACTCACTCAACCTTCCACCATCACGTTTAGATGATGCCAACCAAGGATTCTCACTTGGTCGTTCATCTGAGATTCTAAGAGATGAACTTAAGTTTTCTAAGTGGATCGGAAGACTTCGTAAAAGATTTAGCACTATATTTCACGACACTTTAAGAACACAACTTATTTTAAAAGGAATCATTGCTCCAGAAGATTGGGAGCAAATGCAAGAGCACATTCAGTATGACTATCAGTTTGATAATCATTTTGAAGAACTCAAGCAAGCAGAACTAATGGGCAATCGCCTACAAGTTGCAACTGCTTTAGATCCTTTCTTAGGAAAGTATTATTCGATTGAACACGTTCGTCGTCAAGTATTAATGCAAACTGATGCTGAGTATGACGAGATTACCAAGCAAATGGAGAATGAGATTGCGGAAGGCAAGATTCCAGATCCAATCCACACAAACCTAATGAATGCAGCAACTTTGGAAGTGGGGGCATTGCCTCCTCCACCTCCCGCTCCAGCAGCTGCACCTAAACCTAAAACATCAGAAAAATAAATAATTTATTATAGGTAAATCAAATGGATACTATTGAAGTCGTAAACGCCGTCCGTGACGGTAATAGAGTTCAAGCACTCGATAAAATTGCTGACATCCTCTACGGAAAAGCAGCAGAAGCAATGAAAGATTACAAACAAGTTGTTGCTCATTCTTTTTTCGATCAACCAGAATCTCCTGAAGAGGAGGTAGAAGAAACACCATCAGAGGAAACAGACCAATGAAACTAATCACCGAAGCAATCGAAGATATTCAAATCCTCGAAGAAGAAGCAAACGGAAAAAAACTACTATACATTGAAGGTGTATTCCTTCAGGCAGATTTGAAAAACCGAAATGGTCGTGTTTATCCATTCGGTGTTCTTGAGCGTGAAGTTGGTAGATACAATGAACAGTATGTTTCTGCTGGTCGTGCTCTCGGTGAACTAGGTCATCCTGATGGTCCCACTGTAAATCTAGATCGCGTATCTCATAAGATTGTTTCTCTCAAAGCAGAGGGTTCAAACTTCATTGGAAAAGCACAAATCTTAGATACACCAATGGGAAACATCGCCAAATCTCTCCTAAGTTCAGGAGTTAAACTTGGCGTTTCTTCGAGGGGCATGGGTTCTATCGAAGAGAAGAACGGTGCCAACTATGTCCGTGATGATTTCATGCTCGCAACTGCTGCTGATATTGTAGCAGACCCCTCCGCACCTGACGCATTTGTGAATGGTATCATGGAAGGTAAAGAGTGGGTTTGGGAAAACGGCATTATTAAGGAAGTTAATATTGCTAAATATCACAGATATATTTCTGAATCCACCAGAAAAAATCTGGAGGAGAGATCGCTGAAAGCTTTCAACGATTTCTTACAAAATTTATAATATCATAAATAATCATAGAATAAACATATAGTAAGTATTACGAGGAATCTCAAATGTCAGATAACTTAAACGAAAAGTTTGAGGAGCTTGTAACTGAGTCAGATGTAATGACGAGTGCTCTCTCCCCAGCTATTGTTCCTGGTCAATCATCTGGTATCGGTCAATACATGCAACCCGTTACTGGTCAAGTAAGTGACGCTCAGACTCGCGGTGGTCATAAAGATTCAGGATTCGAACTACCAACTTCTCTTGCTCCTGGGCAATCAGAAGAAGATAACGGTGGTTCTGATTTTGAAGATCCAGAAGGTGAAGAGAATCCTGGAGCAAAAGCTGCTAAGCACAACAAAAAAGTTGCTGATGCACAAACACGCGGTAAGCACCAAGATTCGGGCTTCTCGGTTAAGTCATCTGGTTATGGCGTTGAGAATGGTCCCAACAATACAAAAGTATTTGGTATGGAAGCAATCAACTATTCCGCTGCGGAAGATGTTGCTGCCCTTACTGAAGGCGAAGAGTTCTCAGAAGAGTTCAAAGCAAAAGCAACCACAATCTTTGAAGCTGCTGTCAAGACACGCATCGAAGAGCAAGTAACTGCTATTGCTTCAACTCTAGAGGAGCAGTTCTCCGCCAAACTCCAAGAGGAGATTGCTGCCCTTTCAGAGAAAGTTGATGAAACACTCAACTATGCAATCACCACTTGGGTAGAAGAGAACCAAGTTGCACTCGATGCAGGTCTCAAGCTTGAGATCGCTGAAGAGTTCATGGGTGGTCTCAAAAAAGTTTTTGAAGAAAACTACCTCAATCTCCCAGAAGAGAAAGTCGATGTTGTAGAAACAATGACTGAGGAGCTTTGTGAAATGGAAGGTCGCTTAAACGAACAGATTGAGCGTAATATTGATCTTAATAATAAACTCGCTGGTTATCAAAAGCAAGTTATCCTTTCTCAAATGAGCGAGGGTCTTGTTGATACTCAAAGAGAAAAACTTGCTTCTCTTGCTGAAGGGGTGGAGTTTGTTTCTGAAGAAGATTTCAAGAACAAAGTCGCAACTCTCATTGGCAGCTACTTCCCTAAGCATGTAGTGAATGAGCAAGTACTACCTGAAGTCTCAGGTGAGCAAGGAACCGAAGAAGTATCACCAGTAATGGCTGCATATCTCCAGGCTCTTTCTCGCTGGAGCAACTGATTATAATAAATAATTTTAACCCCAATAACTCAACGGAGTAAAAGCAAAATGTCTGATACAAGAATTTTGCAGGAAAAGTGGGCACCTGTTCTAAATCACGGTGGTCTTCCTGAAATCAAGGATGCATATCGTAAACAGGTTGTTGCTACCCTGCTAGAAAATCAAGAGCGTGCAGTTCGTGAAGAGTATGGAATGCTTCATGAAGTTACCTCACAGGTAAACTCATTAGGTTCCGCAACCATTTCACCTGCTGGTTCAGCTCTATCATCCAGCAACACTGCTGGTCTTGCTGGTTTCGATCCTATCCTAATCAGCCTAATCCGCCGTTCAATGCCTAACCTTGTCGCTTATGACATCGCTGGTGTTCAACCAATGAGCGGTCCTACTGGTCTTATCTTCGCAATGCGTGCTCGTTACGAGAACCAAGGCGGCGCTGAGGCTCTCTACTACGAACCAGACGAGGCATTCTCAGCTGGTTACGATGCAACCAAGGGCGCTTATAACGTTCGTGGTGCTGACGGAACTGGTGGAGATGCTGAGGGCAACAACCCTGCAGTTCTTAACGACGCTGTACCTTCTGCATATGAAGTTGCTCGTGGCATGAGCCGTGAGACTTCTGAAGTTCTAGGCGAAGCAAATACTCTATTCCGCGAGATGGCGTTCAGCATCGAGAAGACCTCGGTGACTGCTAAGACACGCGCTCTCAAGGCTGAGTACACCCTAGAACTAGCACAAGACCTCAAGGCAATCCATGGTCTTGATGCTGAGCAAGAGCTCGCCAACCTACTCTCAAGCGAGATTCTTGCTGAGATCAACCGTGAAATCATCCGTACCGTTTACACTGTTGCGCTTCCTGGTGCTCAGCAAGACGTTGCTACTCAGGGTACTTTCGACCTTGATATCGATTCAAACGGTCGTTGGATGGCAGAGAAGTTCAAGGGTCTTCTATTCCAGATTCAACGTGATGCAAACGCTATCGGTCAACTAACCCGTAGAGGTAAGGGCAACTTCATGATCTGCTCTGCAGACGTTGCTTCCGCTATGAGCATGGCTGGTATGCTTGATTACGCCCCTGCTCTCAACACTTCACTCAACGTTGATGACACTGGTAACGTATTTGCTGGTGTTCTCCAGGGTGGTATCCGTGTTTACATCGATCCATTCGGTGCTCCTGTCTACTCACAGGGTCAGGCTGCTAAGCACTACTATGTTATGGGTTATAAGGGCACCTCACCTTATGATGCAGGTCTCTTCTATTGCCCATACGTTCCTCTCCAGATGGTTCGTTCGATCAACCCTGACACCTTCCAGCCTAAGATTGGCTTCAAGACTCGTTACGGCATGGTCAGCAACCCATTCGTTTCAACCACAAACGTTAATGGTATCGCTGGTGGTACTCCAGATGGCGGCATCCTTACTCCTAATACTAACCAGTATTACAGAAGAGTTAAGGTTACCAACCTCACCTGATTTATCAGGTTCTTCTCGGACCTCCCGCAAGGGGGGTCTTTTTTTATGGAAATAAATAGTAAAAAAAGGATAAGATCATGCCAGCAAAATGGTTTGAAGAACAACCATCAAACAGAAACTTCCTTGCTCCTGCAGGATTTAAACTAGAGTTGGAACTTTTTCCAGGTGTAGATTTTTTCTGCCAGAGAGCTGGAGTACCTGATATTTCCGTTCCAACTACAGAAATTCCAACTCCATTTAGAAGTTTACCAATACCTTCTGCGGGTGGTGTAACTTATGGAGATTTTAGATTACAGTTTATTATTGATGAAGATTTAAAAAACTATCTTTCTATTTTTCATTGGATTCAAAAAAATAACCTAGCAGAAACTTATGATGATAGCGGCATAGAGTTTTGTAATGCAGAACTTCACATACTCAATAGCAACTTTAAAACTAACCGAATAGTATTTTTCGAAAGATTATTCCCAGTAGATTTATCTGGAGTCGAGTTTGATGTTGGAGATCAAGATGTGGAATACATTACTGCTAGTGTAACTTTTAAGTTTTTTAGATATTATTTTACAGATAAAAATAACAAGGAGTTGTGATTTATGAAGTTTGATGATTTGAGAACCCTTTTTAATCATGTTAAATCAGAATGGCAAGAAGATTCACATATCGACTTTCAGTTTAAAAACAAACAATACTCAGCAGACCTAGCACAAATCTCGCTAGACATTCCTTACCAGCACAATAAATATTTAAACTTTTACAACGATTTCTCTACAGAGAAGACAGCACTGGAGTTCCAGTATCGTATGAAGTTAAAAGAAAAAAGAGAATATTATCAAGGGGAAGCAGACCCCGAAGTTTACAAAGAAAAACCTTTTGGGCAATCCATAAAAACATCCGAGAAGATGAAAGTATATCTAGAAGCGGATGAGGATTTGATTAACATTGAGATGAAAATAGAGTTTATTAATAAGGCACTTTTCTTTTTGGATAATGTTCTTAAAATGATTTCCAACAGAAGTTTCCAAATTAAAAACGCTATCGAGTGGGAGAAGTTTATTAACGGTAGCACCTAATGACAAATCTGGCAGTTGCAAAAAAGAACAACATTTATCTGACCATCAAAGCAGAACCTCACGTTCATTACGAGTTAGCAGATTACTTTACGTTCGACATTCCCAACGCCAAGTTTATGCCACAGTATAGAAGTGGTGTGTGGGATGGCAAGATTAGACTTTATTCACCAGGAACAGGTGAGCTCTATTGTGGTCTAATCTCACACCTGAAGGAATGGTGTGGTATTAAAAACTATTCTATTTCTTATGAGCCCAATAAGTTCTACGGAGATGTAGAAGAAAAGAATCCGATGATCACTCTCGAAGGAGTCAAAGGATTCATGGCAGCGGTATGCCCAAACCATCAACCCAGAGATTATCAGGTTCAGGCTGTCTACGAAGCATTGCTAAACAATCGTAGGCTTCTACTCTCCCCCACTGCATCTGGTAAATCTCTAATGATTTATTCTCTGGTGCGTTATTATTATGCGTCGGAATATAGAAAGACAGGAAAGAAAACTCTTATCATTGTTCCCACTACTTCACTGGTGGAGCAGATGTATAAAGACTTCGAAGACTATGGTTGGGATGTAGAAGAACACTGCCACAAAATCTATGGTGGTAAAGATAAGAACGTAGAGAAAGCGGTCATCATTTCCACTTGGCAATCTATCTACAAGTTTCCAAAGCGTTGGTTCGATGACTTCTCCTGTGTCATTGGTGACGAGGCACACCTATTCAAATCCAAATCACTTACTGGCATCATGACTAAGTTGCATGAAGCTAAGTATCGTTTTGGTTTCACTGGAACACTAGATGGTTCTGCTACCCACAAGTGGGTGCTGGAAGGATTGTTTGGTGAGTGTAAGCATGTTACCAAGACAGAGAAACTTATTAAGGAAGGTCATCTATCTGATTTCAGAATCAAAGTTCTTTTGCTGAAGCATGAGAGAATGGAGTTCTTTGATTATCAGGGAGAGATTGATGCTATTGTTGATAATCCAAAACGCAACAGACTGATTAAAAATCTTGTGCGTGACCTTGAAGGAAACTCTCTGGTTCTTTTCAACTATGTTGAGCGTCACGGGATGCCACTTTACGAGGCGATAAATAGTGTTGTCGAAGAAGGTCGTAAAGTTTTTCTGGTCTATGGTGGTGTAGACACTGAAGAACGCGAAGAGATTAGACGCATCACTGAAACTGAAAACAACGCAGTGATTGTTGCTTCATACGGAACATTCAGCACTGGCATCAACATTCGTAATCTACACAATGTTGTATTTGCTTCACCTTCAAAATCAAGAGTAAGGAACTTACAGTCTATCGGTCGTGTATTGCGTAAGGGTAATAATAAAACTTATGCAACTCTTTATGACATTGCCGATGAGTTCTGCAGAACACCACAAAAAAACTATACGCTTAAACATCTGGATGAGCGTTTGAAAATCTATGAAGAAGAAAAGTTCAATGTAGAAATCATTAAACTGGATTTAAACTAACATGGAAGAAGATTTTTATGCATCAATGAAACTTACGTCTGGAGAAGAAATCGTAGCTAAAGTTAGTTACGATCCAGATGATGATGTTGTTATTGTCTTTAATCCTCGCCTAGTTGAAAAAATAGAAATTAAAAAACCTAATATGATTGTGGAAGGAATCGTCTTTGATGATTGGATCAACGCCACTCACGAAGATATGTTTATTATTCCTAGAAGTCATATTATAACTATGATTGAACTAGATAATAAAATCTGTGGATTTTACGAAGATCATTTAAATGATAAAAGTAAATATAGAAAATCAAGATCAAAGGAACAAAAATCAAATACAAAAAAACAAGATCCTAAAGATCATGAAGGATATCTAGGATCTATTAAAGAAGCTAAGAAGTTATTAGAAGAGATATATAATAAATCTTGAAAGCGCGACATTGCTATTATACCTAGAATATAAGGTCTTGTCAAGCCCCTTTACAAACGTTGCTTGGTGTGTTACAATACACACAGAGTAAATAAAAGCAAATGTTAGCAGCAAACAAACCCATGGCTAGAAGGGCAACCAAAGAGAACTATGTAAACAACAGGGAATTTTTGGATGCCCTTATGGTTTATCGGCAACAAGTTGCTGCCGCCAAAGAAAAGGGAAAACCAAAACCAAAAGTACCAAACTATATTGGAGAGTGTTTTCTAAAGATTGCCACTCATTTATCATACAAACCTAACTTTGTCAACTACATGTTTAGGGAAGATATGATTTGTGATGGCATCGAAAACTGCCTTCAATATATTGACAACTTTAATCCAGAAAAGTCTACTAACCCGTTTGCTTACTTTACTCAAATCATCTACTATGCTTTTCTTCGTCGTATTCAGCGTGAGAAAAAGCAACTAGAAATCAAAGCTAAGATTCTCGAACGTTCTGGTTTTGATGAAGTTTTGCATATGGACAGTCACGGTGGGGACATGTATGGTTATAGTAGCAGCAGTGCTGACATGAACAGTATCAAAGAAAACCTTGAGATTAGATCTAAACGATGACCGTAGCTCTTATTACTGACCAACATCTTGACGGGAGAAAAGGTAGTGTCGCGTTCTGGGAATACTTCAAAAAATTCTACGACGACATCTTTTTCCCAACACTGGAGAGACATGGAATCAAGACTGTTATTGACCTCGGTGATACGTTTGATAATCGTAAGGGGATTGATTTCAATGTTTGGAACCGTGTGCGTAGTTATTATTTTCAACGCCTTGAAGATATGGGTATCTTCGTTCACATGATTCTTGGTAATCACTGTACCTACTACAAGAATACTAACGAGATTAATTCCCCAGAACTTCTGCTCAAGGACTTTAGTAACATTGAAATCTATTCTCGTCCAGAGACTGTAATGATTGATGGCGCTAAGATTCTGATGCTGCCCTGGATTAACTCCTCTAACTATGAGGAAACCATGAAGCACATTGAAGATACTGGTGCTGAGATTGCTATGGGTCACCTTGAACTATCTGGTTTTGAAGTGACTCCTGGGAATACACAAGATCATGGTATGGATCCTAAGATTTTCAAAAAGTTCAAACAAGTATTCTCGGGACACTACCACCACAAATCATCCAGAGGTAACATCACCTATCTGGGTAATCCTTACCAGATGTTCTGGAATGATTATAAAGACGAGCGAGGATTTCACCTTTATGAACCAACGACAAATAAACTCAAGCGGGTCAAGAACCCTTATGAGATTTTCCAGAAAATCTATTATAATGATTCTACTGGTTCTCATCTCAGCTTCGATACCAGTGAGTGTTCAAATTCTTTTGTCAAGATTATCGTAGAAGATAAGAAAGACTATACTGAGTTTGAAAAGTTTGTAGATTCTGTGTTTGCAGTTGCTCCTCACGATGTCAAAATCATTGAAACTCTGGTCAATGATGCTTTTGTTGAAGATGATGATAATGTAGAAATCAAAGATACACTCACACTTCTTAATGAATACATTGATGAGGTGGAGATTGCCGTAGACAAAGCAAAGTTAAAGAGTATAATGAAGTCACTATATATTGAAAGTTGTGAGGTAGTATAAATGTTTTTGATCACTCTTACTGAACATCCAGACGGAGTATACTCAGTTCTTGACGAAGAGGGTGATCATGTGGTATACTTTTTTCGAGAGGAAGATGATGCAGAGCGTTATCTTGGATTGCTTGTGGCGAATCAAGATGATGACAGTCTTCCTCCACTAATGACTTATGAAGTTGATGCTAAAGCAGGTGTTGGCATGTGTGAGTTGCGAGGTATGAAATACCTCATTGTTGAACCTGACGACATTATTGTTCCCCCTAGATCTTATGATAATTTTCAAGACGATTAAATGGAAAAACTTTCTTTCTACTGGTGCTCAGTTCACGGAGATTTCTCTGACCGATAGAAAGAGTAGTTTGATTGTGGGAACCAATGGTGCTGGCAAGTCAACTATTCTAGATGCCTTGACTTTTTCTTTATTTGGTAAACCTTTCCGTAAGATTAATAAACCACAACTTCTCAACTCTATCAATCAATCTGATTGTGTTGTAGAAGTTAACTTTGATATTGGCAATAATAAATACAAAGTGATTCGTGGTATTAAACCAGCGAAGTTTGAAATCTATCAGAATGGTGCGCTACTCAACCAAGATTCATCTGCCGTAGATCAGCAGAAACATTTTGAGCAAACGATTCTGAAGATGAACTACAAATCGTTTACTCAGATTGTGGTGCTCGGGTCATCCACCTTTGTGCCATTTATGCGTCTTCCATTGGCAGCTCGCAGAGAAATCATCGAAGACATTCTTGACATTCAAATCTTCTCAACAATGAATGTCAATCTGAAAGAAAAAATCAAAGTAATCAACGACGAACTTAAAGACCACGAATATAAACTCTCACTTGTCAAAGAGAAGATTGACATGCAGAAGCAGTTTATGCTTGACATTGAAAAGAAGAATAAAGAAGACATTCAAGAAAAAGAGAATCGCAAAGAAACTCTTCTACAAGAGGCTCTAGATTATGAGACACAAATCCTCAATAACGACAAGGAAATCGACACTAAGACCGCTGCCGTTTCAGACACGCAGACGCTTAAAGCAACGATCACTAAGGTTAATACGCTCAGCAACAAAATATCATCCAAACAAAAAACATATAATAAGGAAAAAATATTCTTTGAGCAGAATGATTCGTGCCCGACATGCGGGCAGAGTATTGAGGAGCATTTTAAACAAGAGAAGATCCAAGTTCTCTCGGATAAACTTGCTGAGGTGGAGAAAGCTATGTCTGATTTGGGACAACAACTTTCTGATCTCCAAAGTAAAGAGAATACCTTTATTCTTTTGATTGATGAAATAAACGAACTCAATCTAAAGAATCGACAACTCAATAATGAAATTAAGTCACTTCATAAACGAATTGAAGAACTGGACGACGACATCAGAAAACTGCGGGATTCAGATGTCAGTCAACGGGAGCAGTTTTCAATACTTAAATCGCTCAGCGAGGACGGGAAGCGAATCCAAGAAACGATTTCTGAAACAAAAGAAGAAAAAGACTGCCTACTCACGGCGGCACAACTCCTCAAAGACTCGGGCATCAAAACGCGCATCATCAAAAAATACCTCCCAACGATGAACAAACTTATCAACGACTACCTTGATAAGATGGAGTTTCCAGCATCGTTCATGCTCAACGAAAGTTTTGAAGAGGTAATCAAATCACGTTATAGGGATGAGTTTAGTTATGAATCTTTTTCTGAAGGCGAAAAGGCTAGAATCGATATTGCTCTGCTGCTTACTTGGCGTAGTGTTGCTAAACTTAAGAATAGCGTGGATACTAATCTTCTAATCCTTGATGAAATCTTTGACGGGTCACTTGACCAATCTGGTAACAGTGACCTCGGATGGATTCTCAAAACATTCGATGACAAAACAAACGTATTTGTTATCTCCCACCGCGACAATATGGCAGACAAGTTTGACCGCTGCCTACGATTTGAGAAGCATAAAAACTTCTCATACGTCACAGACGAGACATCAGAATAACTTAACAGGGGTTGCTGCGGCGACCCCTTTGCTGTATAGTTGATTCATCAACGAAAGAGACCGATGTTCAACGCCGAAGTCAAGGGCAATCTCGCTCGCCTCCTCGCTACCGAGAATCTTATTGTAGAGCACCGCCCTGTAGAGACGGCGATGTTCAACGTGAAAGACCGTATCCTCACCCTGCCGATGTGGGAGCGGGCATCCGCCAACGTCTACGATATGCTGGTGGGGCATGAAGTCGGTCACGCTCTCTACACCCCTGACCGTTGGGGTGATGACTATGGCATTCCTCAGTCCTACCTGAACGTGTGTGAGGATGCTCGTATTGAGAAACTGATGAAGCGTAAGTTTCCTGGCCTCGCCCGTAACTTCTACGCTGGTTATAAAGAACTGCAAGATGATGATTTCTTCTGCATTGGCGACCGTGAGCTGGATAGTTATGCTCTGATTGACCGTGTGAATCTCTATTTTAAAATCGGCATTCATGCTGGTGAAGTGTTCTCTTGGAATGCTGAAGAGAAAGCTATCGTAGATGAACTTGCCAATGCCGAAACCTTTGAGCAAGTTGTAGATGTTGCTCGCAAGATTCTTGCTTATACTGAGCAACAGGAACAACAGCAGGTTGTTGAGGCGCAAGGCGACCTCCAGCAATCTACCCAAGGTGGTGGTGATTCCACTCAGGGCGAGGGTGATTCTACCGATGGTGAGGGTGAGCAACCTCAGCAAACTTCTGGTGACGGTAATCAAACCAAAGGTGCTGATTCTGATCAACCCAATGAGCAAGGTGAAGGTGCTACCAATGGTGGTGGTCAAACTAACACGCTTGAGTCTGAAACTGACAAGGCATTCACTGAGAATCAGAAACAACTGATTAGTCAGCATCCTCGCTCTCATCACCTCAACTACATTGAGCTGCCTGACCTCAAAGTAGATAACATTGTTGTCTCTAACAAGCAAGTGCAAGAAGACTGCAATACTTGCTTCAATGAGCAGACCTCCCGTGTGTTTGCTGAAGTTGACAAACAGTATCTGACTTTTCGTAGCGAGGCTCAGCGCGAGGTTAACTACCTTGTGAAAGAGTTTGAGATGCGTAAGTCTGCAGACCAGTATGCCCGTGCATCTACTGCCAAGACTGGTATCCTTGATACTGCACTGCTTCATACCTACAAGTGGAATGAAGATGTATTCAAGAAAATCAATGTGGTGCCTGACGGTAAGAATCACGGTCTGATTTTTATTCTTGACTGGTCTGGTTCTATGGGTGGTATTCTGCAGGATACTGCTAAGCAACTTTTGAATCTTGCATGGTTCTGTAAGAAAGTGCAGATTCCTTTTGACATCTATGCTTTTACCAATGACTACTGGTATCACCGAAGCTACGATTATCACACTCAAACTCGCAACAAATCTCCTCGCATTCAAACTCCTAAGGCGGGTCAAGTCAAACTGTGTGACCACTTCAACATGCTGAATCTTGTCAGCAGCAACGGTCGCAACGGCAAAGACCTTGAAGCACAACTTAAAAACTTCTGGCGTCTTGTTGTTGGCAATGGTAGCTACTCTGGTTACTCTATTCCTGCTGGTTATAGTTTGTCTGGCACTCCTCTGCATGAGGCAGCAATCTCTCTGACAGCACTTATCCCTGCCTTTCAGAAGCGTAACAAGGTTCAAAAGACCAACGTTATTATTCTGACTGACGGTGAATCTGCCAGCATCAACTACTACACTGACCAGAAGTATGGTAGCCGTATGGGCACGAATCATGTAACCAATGATTGTGTTCTGCGTGATCGTAAAACTGGTCGTGTGTATCCTCGCTTTGATGATGGTGGTTACTATGGTAACTCTGATAAAATCACCAAAGTGTTTCTTCAGAATGTGCGTGATCGTTTCCCTGATGTAAACCTTATCGGTATTCGTCTGGTGAATGGTCGTGGTCTTAACACCACCTACAATGCTGAAGATTGTAAAACTTCTTGGGATGAAGTTCAAAAGCAGTGGAAGAAAAACAAGTCCGCTGAACTGATTGAGCATCTTGGTTATCAAGCACTTTACATGATGGGCACTGATTCGCTATCTGCGAATAGCGAATTTGATGTTGAAGATGATGCTACCGAGAAAGAAATCGGCAAGGCATTTACTAAAGCACTCGCCAAGAAAGGTGTCAATAAGAAGATGCTGACCTCCTTCGCCACACTCATTAGTTGATCTGATCAATGGGGGCTTGTGCCCCCACCCCTTTTGCCCTATAATACTTACATACGAAACGACCCCACACCATGAAAAACTTTGAAGTCGCCCCCATGATTGACCGCTTCGGTCCTGTTGTGACTGCCGCTGACGTTCGTGCCTATGCTGATGAGATTGGCATGGGTTACCAAACGCTCACTAAGAAACTGGACCAGTTCAAGGTGCAGCGTGGTCTGTGGCATCTGACTGCTGCTGAGCAACTTGAGCAAACCTATAATCAACCCGCTGTTGAACCTGTGGCAGAAAACCCTGAAAACTTTATTCCTGCGAAAGATGCTTCCTTCGTCAGCTTTGGTAACTTTAGTGATATTAAGAAGATTGTTTCTTCTCGCCAGTATTATCCTATCTTCATCACTGGTCTCTCTGGTAACGGTAAAACTTTCAGTGTTGAGCAAGCTTGTGCTCAACTGAAGCGTGAACTGATTCGTGTCAACATCACCATTGAGACCGACGAGGATGACCTGATTGGTGGTTTCCGTCTCGTCAACGGTGAGACCGTATGGCACGATGGTCCTGTGGTTCAAGCACTGAATCGCGGTGCTATTCTGCTGCTGGATGAGATTGATCTTGCCTCTAACAAAATCCTCTGCCTGCAATCTGTGCTTGAGGGTAAGGGTGTCTTCCTTAAGAAGATCGGCAAGTATGTCAAACCCGCTGCTGGTTTCAACGTTGTTGCTACTGCCAACACCAAAGGTAAGGGTAGCGATGACGGTCGCTTCATTGGCACTAACGTTCTCAACGAAGCATTCCTTGAGCGTTTTCCTGTGACCTTTGAGCAGGCATATCCCACTCCTAAGGTTGAAACTGCTATCCTTAAGAAAGCTGCTGATTCGCTGAACTGCTACGATGAAGAGTTTGTGAGTCGTCTGGTTGCATGGGCGGAGATTATTCGTAAGACCTTCTACGATGGTGGTGTTGACGAAATCATTTCCACTCGTCGTCTGGTTCACGTTATCCGCGCCTTCAGTATCTTTGGCAAGCGTAAAAAAGCGATTGAGGTTTGCATCGCTCGTTTTGATGATGAGACTAAGCAATCCTTCATGGAACTCTATTCCAAGATTGACGCTTCCATTGATGCTCAACCTACTGAAACCACTCAACCCGAACTGACTGTTGAATCTGATCCCTTCTGATGTTTGATAATCTCTCCCGCCACACCCTCATTCGCAAGACGGATGGGGGTGTTTTTTTGATTAAATGTAAAATCTATCAATGGCTTGGTGGCAAGAACTCACCTTGTTACATTGGTCATCTTTATTCTGTCAATGGGGTTGACTACGAACCCGCAACGTGCTATATTACTGATATTGAATGTGTCTTGGAGGACGCTTAACTATGCAATGGAAATACAACGAAGAGGAAATCCTCAATCAACTGCGAGAATACATCGCCAATACTTACAGGCAGCATTACTCTGCTGGTGATGACAGTATTCAAACCCTTGATTTGATTGAAGCATGTGGAGATGGCGAGGCATTCTGCCGTAGTAATATTCTCAAGTATGCTTCTCGTTATGATAAGAAAGGTAGTGCTCGTATGGATATTATGAAGGTGCTGCACTATGCAGTTCTTCTTATGAACTTCAATGATAAAAATGCAACCCGTGAAGATTACAACCGATGAGCACAGTCGCACTTTCCCAAACTACTCTGAATATTTTAAAGAACTTCGCCACGATTAACAATGGCATCATCATCAAAAAGGGAAACACGCTACGGACCATTTCCAACGCCGAGAACATCCTGGCTGCGGCAAATGTGGAAGAGTCTTTTCCTCAGACCTTTGCGATTTATGATCTCAATCAGTTTCTCGCTGGTCTTAGTTTGTTTGACAATCCTTCTCTGGTCTTTGACAATGCTGATTATGTTACTATCAAAGATGGACGTAGCCGTGTCAAGTATTATTTTTCAGACCCTGAGATTACGCTCAAAACTGCACCTGACAAATCCGTAAAGTATCCTGGTTCCGATATTCAGTTCACTCTGTCTGCTGCTAACATCGCTGCCATTCAGAAAGCAACTGGTATCTACAAACTACCTGACCTGAACATCAGCTCTGATGAAGAGATTATTCTGTCAGTCCGCGACAATGAAGTGTCAACGTCTAACACGTATGATATCATTGTACCAGGCACGTTTGAAGGAACGCATTCGCTTGACCTGAAGGTTGAGAACATTCGTCTTCTTCAAGGTGATTATCAGGTTGGTGTTTCCAAGCATCATATTTCTGAGTGGAAGCATCTGAACCTTGACGTTACATATTACATTGCGCTTGAACCTTGATGAAAAACTTTTTGTGGGTGGAGGAGTATCGTCCTCGTAAGATTGAAGACTGTATCCTCCCTGATTCGTTAAAGAAAGTATTCACTGGATTTGTAGAGCAGGGGGAGATTGCTAATCTTCTTCTGTCTGGTCCTCCTGGCGTTGGTAAGACTACAGTTGCCAAAGCCCTGTGTGAAGAGATTGGTGCTTCATACATTGTTATCAACGGTTCGGATGAAGGTCGCTTCCTTGATACTATCCGAACTCGTGTCAAACAGTTCGCCAGTTCTGTCAGTTTAACTGGTGGTGGTAAGCATAAAGTCGTCATCATTGACGAAGCAGATAATACCACTCATGACGTTCAGCTATCTCTTCGCGCCTTTGTTGAAGAGTTCCATAGCAACTGTCGTTTCATTTTTACCTGCAACTTCATTAACAAAATCGTTGACCCTTTGCACTCCCGCTGCACGGTCGTTGATTTCCGCATCAAACCAGAGGAGCAGAAGAAGTTGCAGGCGGCGTTCTTCGGGCGCTTACAGGGCATCCTAGACGCCTCTGGCGTGGCGTATGAGGACAAGGTGCTGGTCAAACTGATTCAGCGTTACTACCCCGACTGGCGACGCCTGCTGAACGAAGCGCAGCGCCACTCTGCTAGCGGGTCACTGGACTCTGCTGTGCTCTGTGACATCGCTGACGTTAACCTAGACCAACTCATGCGAGCAATGAAGTCTAAGGAATACAAGGTTGTTCGTCAGTGGGTTGTGGATAATATGGATAGTGACCCTAACACTATCATTCGTAAAATCTACAATGCGTTGAATGAAGTGCTGGAAGGTTCTTCTATTCCTCCAGCTGTGTTGGTGCTTGCTAAGTATCAATATCAGATTGCCTTTGTGGCAGACCAAGAGATTAATCTTCTTGCTTGTCTAACCGAAATCATGGTGGAGTGTAAGTTCAAATGATTAAGTTTGATTTCGAAATGGTGATGGGTGTAGTACATGCTACCCGAGAACTTAGACACGGTGGTATGAGATTTAGTAGAGCGATTATTATTGAAAAGGCTATTGAAAAAACCAGCACCCTCACTTATGTTGGATTAGATTCTACTCTTGGCAGAGATTTTGAATGTCCTACTACTAATAATAGGTATGAATGTAAGGGGCAAGATAATTTATTTCAAACAAACCGCGCTAAACTCACTAAAGAAATAACATTAAAAAACTTCATGGGTAGTGTTAGTGCTCCTAAAAATACTTATGATTATATGGTATTAATAGATCAAACTAATAATGCTATTGCATATACAAGTTATGATAATAGTATTAAACGATGGAGAACTGCTACCGATGGAATAAAAATTAAAATAGATAAAAGCGATTTAATCTATCTTGCAACTGACATTAAACCTGCTACGATAGACCAAGTAAGACCTCTTTACAACTCTATTATTGACGAACTTTTTAAACTATGAAATCTTTGAAAACCCCCCTTCGCTATCCTGGCGGTAAATCTCGTGCCGTCAAGTATCTTGTTCCCAAGATGCCTAAGGATGTTACCGAATACCGTGAACCTTTTATCGGTGGTGGTAGCGTAGCAATCGCATTCACAAAAGAATACCCTGACATTCCTGTGTGGGTGAATGACCTGTATGAACCGCTGGTAAACTTCTGGCAGATGCTGCAGAAGTCACCTGATGGTCTATTCTGTTTGCTGGAAGCATACAAGAATGAATACGACACGCCAGGTAAAGCACGGGCACTGTTTGATGAAATGAAGATTCAACTGAATAGTGCTGATACACCTGACCTTCAAAAATCTGCTGCTTTTTATGTGGTCAACAAGTGTAGTTTCTCTGGTCTGACTGAATCATCATCTTTCTCTCCTCAAGCAAGTGTCTCTAACTTCTCAATGCGAGGTATTGAAAATCTCCCCAAGTATTCTGAACTGATTCAACACTGGAAGATTACTCGTGGTCCTTATTGGGATATGATGATGACATCTGCTCCCGTTGGAACGTTCTGGTTCTTCGACCCTCCTTATGATATCAAAGATAATCTCTATGGTAAGAAAGGAGAACTACACAAAGGATTCAACCATGAAGAGTTTCATGCTTGGATTACTCAGGGTAATCTAAAAGACAAGTGGATGATTACTTACAATACCAACCCAACTCTTATGGAGTGGTATGATGGTTTCTATCAAACCAAATGGGATTTGACTTATACTATGCGTTCAGTGGGTGACTACATGAATGAGCAAAAAGACCGTGCTGAACTATTGATTACTAACTATGACGAAACCATCTCTAACGGAATATTTGAACTCAATAAATCAAAACAAGAAGTCGGTAGTTATTGACGAGGAATCGGAAAAAGCATATCCACCTTTCATTGTCAACAAGTGTCTTGCTGCATTCCACGATACAGTTCTCTTTGCCAATGAGATGAACATGTATCCTCATTTGGATAAGAAGTTGCAGTATGACTTTTTTATAAATAGTATCAATCCGCGCAAGCGGTTTTCGCCTTGGGCGAAAAAATCACAAGTAGAATACCTTGATGCGATTAAGGAGTATTATGGTTATAACGACGATAAGGCTCTACAGGCATTGAGAATTTTATCTAAAGATCAACTTGAACACATTAAAAAACTTGTAGACAAAGGTGGAAAACGATGACTCCTGATATCGAAGTAGAATGGAAGCAAGCTGATATGGTTGAGGTTACTCTCAATGAACCTGATGATTTCCTCAAAGTTCGTGAGACCCTAACTCGTATCGGTGTCGCATCCCGTAAAGAAAAAAAGATTTATCAATCTTGCCATATCTTGCATAAGCAAGGCAAGTATTATATCGTTCACTTCAAGGAGCTGTTTGCCCTTGATGGAAAGAATACAAATCTTTCAGTGAATGATGTGCAACGTAGAAACAGAATCATTCAACTGTTATCCGATTGGGGATTGATTTCTGTTGTTAAAGCAGAAGCAATCGCTGATGTTGCTCCGTTGAATCAAATCAAAGTTCTTGCTTTTAAAGAGAAAGACGAATGGACGCTCGAAAGTAAATATAACATTGGTCGTAAGAAGACTGAGGTAACCGAATAATTTTGTAGGGAGTTCCACACTCCCTTTTTTATTGCTATCTGATATATAATATTGAAGAGATGCCTTCGGGGTCTCCACTAAAACTCTCGCTTATACAAGGAGAACTATCATGTCACAATACACCTGGGATATTTACGCCCCCTTTGGCGTTGGATTAGATAGCATTTTTAATAGACTGGATGCCATGTCTGGTCACAACACAAGCTATCCTCCATACAATATCGTCAAACACGATGAAGCTAACTACGAAATTGAAATCGCTCTGGCTGGATTTAGAGCAGATGAGATTGAGGTCTCTACAGAACAAAACATTCTCAGAGTTACCTCAAAAGTTGAAAAACGAGATACTGAAAGAACATACTTGCACAAAGGTTTATCCAAACGTTCCTTCAATAACTCATGGCAACTTGCAGATGAAGTCAGAGTATCCTCTGTAGACTTTGCGGATGGTCTACTAACAATCTCACTGGAGAAAGTCATCCCAGAACATCAGAAGAGAACGACGTATACTATTGGTAGAAAACTAGATCCTAAGTTTTTAACTGAGGATAAATAGTCGCGGGGCAACCCAAATATCGTCGGCGCAAGGGCGGGGCTGGCAACTATCAGCTCTTGCCCTATTTTCTTTTTTGTGCTATACTTTTATTAAACAGGAGATTATTTTATGATTCCAAAGATTATTGTTACTAAGAATGGAGAAAAACTCATTGCTGCAGTTGGTGAGTTTACTGATCCAGAAACAAATAAAGGATTAGGATTTGTTTTTAGGTGTCCGTATGTTCTTTCTATGACTCCTAGTGGAGATGGTCAGTTCTCTGTAAACTTTACTAAATGGATTCCATATGCTACCGATATTCAATATAAAGTTCCTTATGATGTAGTTGCTGCTATTGGAGATCCAGAACCAGACATTGCTAACATTTACATTGAAAAATTTGGAGATAAACTAAATGACGACGCCACAGCAACCAGTGATTCAAGTGATTCTGTTGAAGAATCAGGAGTATCTGATAGCGGGGATTGAAGAAAGAGAAGAAAGCCCCGAGTGTCTTCTTACAAATCCATACAGAATAACTGACCTGACTTACTGGGATCATTCTAACGTTGATTACAAAAACGTTCACAATCCAGATGCTCTTTTTATTGAAGAGAGTGTGGAAAAAGAAACAGATAAGGATGGTAACGAAGTGACAGTTATTCAGTCAGATTATATTCTATTACAGAAGTTTCCAAAATATACTAATCAAACTCAAATCTACATGCGAGCAGATGACATTCTGACCATTTGCGATCCGTCCTATTCTGTGCTAGAATACTACCAGAAGACCGTGGGTTGACGCATGAAGTTTTATACGAACATTGAACAAGCGGGGAATCGTGTCCTCGTTCGTGGTTATGAAAATGGTGAGCGTGTTCAGTATCGTGTAAACTACAATCCTAAACTGTATGTGCTTAGCAATAAGCAAACAGACCACAAGAGTCTGGATGGGCGCTTTCTTAAAGCAATCTCTCCAGGCTCTATTAATGATTGTAGGCAGTTCATCAATCAGTATGAAGGTGTGGAAGGATTTGAAATCCATGGAAATACTAGATACTTGTATCAGTATATCAACGAAGCATATCCAGAAGATGAAATCAAGTTCGACTCATCTCTTATTCGCACCTTCACTCTCGATATTGAGACTGGAGCAGAAAATGGTTTCCCTGATATTGAATCAGCAGACCAAGAGATTCTGCTTATTTCTATCCGTGATTCTTTTACAAATCGCATCACTGTCTGGGGATCAAAAAGTTTCCAGAATGAAGACAGACAGGTTGATTACATTCATTGCAACGATGAAACGAAACTCCTCACTAGCTTTCTACGCTGGTGGCAGGAGAATACCCCCGACGTAATCACTGGTTGGAACGTTCAACTATTTGATATTCCATACATCTGCCGCCGCATGGATAGAATGCTTGGTGAAGATTATACTAAACTTTTGTCTCCTTGGAAACTAATCTCCTCGCGTGAGATTTTCATTAAGGGTCGCAAACAGATTGCATATGATATTCCTGGTGTTGCTTGTTTGGATTACCTTGAACTCTATAAGAAGTTCACATACACCAACCAAGAATCCTATCGCCTCGACCATATCGCGTCGGTAGAACTTGACGCTAAGAAACTTGACCACTCTGAGTTTGATACTTTCAAGGAGTTCTACACTAAAGATTGGGATAAGTTTGTTAGGTATAACATCATTGACGTTCGCCTTGTTGACCAACTAGAAGACAAGATGAAGCTATTGGAACTGGCGTTTACTATGGCATACGACGCTAAGGTAAACTTTGAGGATGTGTATTCTCAGGTGCGTATGTGGGATAACATCATCTTCATCTATCTTGCGAAGATGGGCGTAGTGATTCCTCCTAAGAAAGATAGTGTTAAGGATGCCAAGTATGCTGGTGCTTATGTGAAGGAACCTGTGCCTGGCATGTATGACTGGGTGGTGTCGTTCGACTTGAACTCCCTGTATCCTCACCTAATCATGCAATACAACCTGTCTCCAGAGACCCTCCTACCACGCCGTAGCAGCGTCAACGTGGATATGCTGCTCGATAAGGCGTTCGATACCAGCGACCTCGTAGGGGAGACCCTGTGCGCCAATGGGACGCACTACACCACTGAGTTTCAGGGATTCCTTCCCAAGCTCATGGAGAAGATCTATCAAGACAGAACCATCTACAAAAAGAAGATGCTTGCTGCTAAACAGCAATACGAAAAGACTCCAACGATTGAGTTGAAGAAAGAAATCTCTCGCTGCAATAACATTCAGATGGCACGAAAGATTCAACTCAACTCTGCCTATGGTGCTATCGGTAACGAGCACTTCCGTTATTACAAACTTGAAATCGCTGAGGCAATCACTCTATCTGGTCAGCTATCTATTCGTTGGATTGGAGATAGAATGAATGCCTATCTAAATAAAATCCTGAAAACGAATGGAGTTGATTATGTTATTGCTTCAGACACTGATTCTATGTATCTTAATCTTGGTCCTCTGGTTGAAAAGGTATTCGCAGGACGAGAGAAAACTAATGAGAGCATTGTTACATTCCTTGATAAGGTCTGTAGCATGGAACTTGAAAAGTTTATTGAAAGTTCTTACCAAGAACTGGCGGATTACCTCAACGCCTACGCGCAAATGATGAAGATGAAGCGTGAGAACATTGCTGAGCGTGGTTTCTGGACCGCGAAGAAACGCTATGTTCTCAACGTATGGGATAGCGAAGGTGTGCGTTATGCCAAACCTAAGATGAAAATCTGTGGCATGGAGACGGCACGTTCTTCCACTCCTGCTTACTTCCGAGACAAACTGATGCAGGCATACACTATTATCATTACTAAAACAAATGATGATGTGCTTGACTTCATTAATGAAATCAAGGAAGACACTAAGAAGCAGAACTATCTTGACGTTGCATTCCCTCGTGGTTGCAATGGATTGAAGAAGTATCGCAGTGCGGCTGATATTTACCAGAAGGGCACACCGATTCAAGTAAGAGGAGCATTGCTTTACAACTATTATATTCGCAAGAATAACTTGGAGCACAAGTATCCAATCATTCAAGAAGGTGAAAAGATTAAGTTTCTATATCTGAAGACACCTAACCCCATCCGTGAAAATGTCATCTCGTTCTTTCAACAACTGCCGAAGGAACTGAACCTTGACAAATACGTTGACTATACGCTACAGTTTGAGAAGAGTTTCTTCGAACCACTGAAGAACGTGCTAGAATGTATCGGATGGCAATCTGAACGCAAAGGCAGTTTAAGTAGTTTTTTTAGTTGAGGTATTATGAGTTTCCTACAATCTGTTATTAAGGAGTTAGATAATGAGTTTGCAAGTGTGGCGGATGACGGAATCGCAACGGGCGATTGCGACGGCTTTGTTGATACAGGGAGCTATATTCTCAACGCTCTCATTAGTGGGAGTATCTATGGTGGATTACCCTCCAACAAAATCACCGCGCTTGCTGGAGAATCCTCTACTGGTAAAACATTCTTTGCCCTCTCCATCGTCAAACATTTCTTGAATAGTAATCCTGATGCTCAGGTAATCTATTTTGAAACTGAATCTGCTGTGTCTAAAGACATGATGGTTTCGCGTGGTATTGATGTTAAACGTGTCGGTCTGGTTCCTGTCACTACTGTTCAAGAGTTTCGCACTCAGTCTATCAAGGTGGTAGATGAGTATGTGAAACTTAAGAAAGAGGATAGACCTCCGCTGCTTTTTGTGCTAGACTCTTTGGGGATGCTCTCGACCTCTAAGGAGATTCAGGATGCAACCGATGGTAAGGAGACACGCGACATGACTCGCGCTCAGGTGATCAAATCTATCTTTAGGATTCTATCACTCAAGCTAGGTCAAGCAGGTATTCCGCTCATCGTTACTAACCATACATATGAAGTGGTTGGTGCTTATGTGCCGACTAAAGAAATGGGTGGCGGCACTGGTTTGAAGTATGCTGCATCAACTATCCTCTTCTTGTCTAAGAAGAAAGAGAAAGATGGCACTGAAGTTGTGGGTAACATTATTAAAGTGAAGGCACAGAAGTCTCGCTTCACCAAAGAAAACTCAGACATCGAGACGAGGTTATTCTATGACTCACGGGGATTGGATAAGTATTATGGATTATTGGAGTTGGGTGAGAAATACGGAGTATTCCAGCGTAAGGGGAATCGGGTGGTTGTTGGGGAATCTTCCGTTTATCCTTCTGTTATACTTGCTGATCCCGAAAAATATTTCACCCCCGAAATAATGCAAGCCCTTGATGAGTGTGCCAGTAAAGAGTTTCTATACGGAGTAGTGGATGGAGAGGATTGAAACAACTATTTTACGCAACCTCCTGTGTAACGAACAGTTCTACAGGAAGGTTGTTCCTTTTGTAAAACCAGATTACTTCAATGAGATCCATGAACGTGTGATCTATGAAGAAGTCTGGAACTTCGCAAGCACCTATGAACTGGTGCCTACCAAAGAAGTGTTGACGATTAACCTTGAAGGAAGGAAAGATTTAAATGAGGAAGTATATCAAAACGCGGTTAAAACGATTGCTGAGCTTAGTGATGCTCCAGTCGAATACAACTGGTTGCTCGACACCACAGAGAAGTGGTGTAAAGACAGAGCAATCTATCTTGCTCTCCTCGAATCAATCAAGGTCGCGGATGGAGGTAATACAAAAATATCAAAAGATGCGATCCCAGCAATCCTTCAAGAGGCCCTGGCAGTATCGTTCGACGAACATGTAGGTCACGATTATCTAGAGAATAGTGTTGAGCGATATGAGTTCTACCATCGTGAGGAAGATAAGATTCCTTTCCACCTTGAATACTTTAATAAGATTACCAAAGGTGGTCTGCCAAACAAGACTCTTAACGTTGCTCTTGCTGGCACTGGTGTAGGTAAGTCACTCTTTATGTGTGACCTTGCCGCTCATTGTTTGTCGATGGGTCGCAACGTTCTCTACATCACTATGGAAATGGCAGAAGAAAAGATTGCCGAACGTATTGATGCTAACTTGTTTAACGTCAATATCAAAGACCTGATTGATTTGCCTGAGACAATCTTTCAAAGTCGCATCAATGAACTGAAGCGTAAGACTGCAGGTAGACTTATCATCAAAGAATATCCTACAGCATCAGCACACGTCGGGCATTTCAAATCCCTGCTTAACGAACTACAACTGAAGAAAACATTTAAACCCGATATCATCTTTATCGACTACCTCAACATCTGTGCAAGTGCGAGATACAAAGGAGCGATCGTAAACTCCTATACCTATGTCAAAGCAATCGCAGAAGAACTTAGAGGTCTTGCCGTTGAGCACAATGTTCCGCTTGTATCTGCTACCCAGACTACTAGGAGTGGGTTTGGTAATAGTGATGTCGATCTCACTGATACCAGTGAGTCTTTTGGCTTGCCAGCTACTGCTGACTTTATGTTTGCTCTCATCGCTACAGAGGATCTGGAGAAGGATGGCAAGATTATGGTCAAGCAGTTGAAGAATCGATACAACGATCCCACCATGCACAAGCGTTTTCTGGTTGGGGTTGACAGAGCACGGATGAAGCTCTATAATGTTGATAACGCCGTTGACCTCTCTTCTGATAAAGAAGAGGAATATGACTTTGAAGAAATGGCGGCAGAACAAAGTCGAAACACACAAAACAAGTTTACCAGTTTTATTCTATGACGATTGATTTTAATAAGTATGTTGAGTTTGTTGGTGCCGTCACCAGCCCAGCATCTAAAGATACTAGTGAGTTTGTTGATCGTATTCTCGAACTGAAAAATCAAGGCGCTGACATTCAGCGTCTGATGACTGCTGCCTGTGGCATCACTGCCGAAGGTGGTGAGTTTACTGAGATCGTGAAGAAGATCGCATTCCAAGGCAAACCTTATAATGAAGATAACATCTTTCACATGAAACGTGAACTTGGTGATATCCTGTGGTATGTTGCTCAAGCATGTATTGCTCTTGATATTTCGTTTGAGGAGATTGCTCAAATGAACTTTGAGAAACTGACTGCTCGATACCCAGAAGGAACCTTCAGTATTGAGCGAAGTGAGAAACGAGTCGCCAACGACCTTTGATATATGCCTCCCCTAAATATATTAGGGGAGGTATTTTTATATGGCAGGCGGCAAAGGATTAACTTGGGGAGAAATAACCAAAAGATATAAACAGTGTTTTGAGGTTATATACGATAGAATTAAAAATGACAGACCATTTATTTTATTGGACAAAAATAGATTGTCTGAAGACAATGGCGTAGAAATCTATTTTAAAATGGTTGGCATTAGCATACCAGAAAAAGTAAATGGTAGGTGGAAGCAAAGTAAAGAGTTTATAGAATTTGAACCAAAAAGATTTACTTCATTTCAGAATTTTTATTCTGGAAAAAATGGTATATTAAAAACAATAGAAAACTCAATTAAAAATACTCCAAATCTAGATAAAGCTCCTTTTCGTGTAAACTTTTATACAACAACAACAAAGTCAACTGCTAGTTCTGTTAATAGTGGAAAAATTTTAAAAGATAATGGAATGGGAATGGATGTTGGTTTTGGTGGAAAAGTTTCGGGTGGAAGTAAACCAGGGATGTACTGGGGTAAACTGGGGTTTTATGTCGATACAGTTGATTCTTCTTATTCGTTGAACGAACCATCAGCAACTGAACAAGGAGAAGCAGATTTCATAAACACCTTTAATAAAGAACTTGATGATCTTGGTGTTCCGACTATAGACTTACAGATAGGAAACAAAACTTTTTCTAATATTGTTGGTGTTAATAAAGTCGAAGGAAACGTTAAAGCTGATCTTGCTTTTGTTGCTTTAGAAAATAGAAAACTTGTAGATGTTGCTTGGTTTTCTCACAAGCAAGGATCACGCGCAAGTCATTTTCAGCAATGGGGTGGCGTTAGTCATTACGCAAATGATAAAGAAGGTGCTGATGAAAGTTTGGATAAGTTTCCTGAGATTAGAGCTTTTGCAAAATATCTTTCGTATTTTTGTGGTGCAGGAATGCAGTATGATTTTCAACAATCAAGTGGAAAAGGTTTTACTGCAATGATGGATATTGAAGATAATGCTTTAAAGATGGAATCTGTTTATGGAAAAAACTTTGGAACTTCTACATACGGAATATCTAACTGTACGGGAGTTTTACAAGGAAACCCATCATTGAGAAAGGTTGGGGGTAAATATAGATTAGAAATGTCTGCCCACTTAGTTATGAATCCCACTCCTATGACTGGCGATTATGAACCAGTCTTAATGCTTATTAACAAAGGAGATAGGAGACAGTATGGCATCCAAGGTGCTAGAGTGGTGGTTCAACCAAGGGCGAGCCGCGCCGCCAAGTTCATCGTGTCGAAAGACCGAAAAGGAAACTACCAAATGCATCCCGTATCATGAGCAAGAACACTCACTTAGAACACTTAGAAGATAGCATCTTGTTTGATGGCAAAGAAGGTGCGAACGATGCGTTCGCGTTTCTTGATGCACTGACTAAGACTTTTAGTGGAACTCAAACCAGTAACTTTAAAATCACTACTAAGTGGGATGGAGCACCTGCTGTAATTTGCGGTATTGATCCAGAAACTAATATGTTTTTTGTTGGAACAAAATCTGTTTTCAATAAAACTGAACCTAAGATTAATTACAATGATACTTTTATCGAAGCAAACCACGGCAACTCTCCTGGTCTTGTAGAGAAACTTAAAGTAGCATTAGAGCATTTCCCTAAACTTGGTATCAAAGGAATCATTCAAGGTGACTTGTTGTTTACCGATGATGCTAAAGAAGAGAAGATTGATGGTGTGGATTATCTCACCTTTACTCCTAACACTATTACCTATGCTATCCCTAAAGGAACTGAGGCATACAAAAAAGCAAAGCGAGCTAAGATCGGTGTAGTGTTTCACACTCGATATGTTGGTTCTAGCATCGCAACTTCTAATGCTACCTTCGGAGTTGACATCAGTAAGTTTAGCAAGACTGATGATGTGTTTGTAATCAGTGCTGAGGTGGATACTCTAGGAAGTAATATGATTCTCAATGCTTCTGAGAAAAGAAATCTCAGTAACATGAAGAGAACTGCTCCTACTGCTCTTCGCAACGCAGGATCTTTCTTGGATGAGATTTCTGAACAGATCAACTCCAAGGATAACTTTAGTGTTGGCACTCGTTTAAAAACTTACTTCAATACTTATGTGAGAGAAGGAAAACGCATTAGTAATGTTAATCGTTTCATCGATGACTTTAAAAATGCTTATCATGAGACTATGATGAAGGAAGTTAACAAAGTGAAGCAGGAGAAGACCAAGGCTGCTAAACTGAAGAAACTCTATGATGGTATCGAGTTCGTGGATTCCAACATCGCTGGGTTCAAGGCAACGATCACTCTCTATGTCATCCTTCAGAATGCCAAGAATCTGTTCGTGAAGAAACTGGAATCTGCTGATAGCACTCGCACGTTCCTTCGCACTGAAGATGGATTCCGTGTTACTGCTCCTGAAGGATTTGTTGCTATTAAAGATGGAAATGCTACTAAGCTTGTTGATCGTTTGGAGTTTAGTTTGGCAAACTTTACTCTCGCAAAGAACTGGGTTAAGGGAAACTAAATACTAATAAAAATGTTTAAGAGAGTAGTCATCACTTTCGGTCGATTCAATCCTCCTACCATCGGTCATGAAAAACTGATTGATGCTGTGGCAAAGATTGCAGGAACCGATGACTATAAAATCTTTACTAGTCACACCAAAGACAAGAAGAAGAATCCTTTATCTTCTGAGCAGAAAGTAGGATACATGAAAAAGATGTTTCCAAAACACAAAAATAATATCATGCTTGATACTGATCTGAAGACTATCATCAAAGTTCTTCAGAGCTTGCAAGGAGAATATTCGGATCTTACTCTTGTTGTTGGTAGTGATCGTGTGCAGGAAATGGATACTTTGATTCAACGTTATAATGAAACAGAGTATACATTTAGAACTCTTGAAACAAAATCTGCTGGCGAAAGAGATCCTGATGCTGATGGGGCAACTGGAATGTCTGCTAGCAAAATGAGAGAAGCAGCAACGAATGCAAACGTTGCTGAGTTTCGTAAAGGCATACCATCTACTTTAGACGATAAAGAAATGATGCAACTAATGAAAGAAGTTAGAGAAGGATTGGGTATTAAATGAAATCACTTAAAGATCTATTACAGCAATCGAAACAGAAATCTTACATGCTCGGTAAAGTATTTGCCGAGGGTGATTGGGTAGAAAATAATATGGGGGAGGTTGGAAAGATTCATCGCCGTGGTGTCAACTATGTTATTGCTGTCACTACTGAAGGAAAGATGTTTCGTTCGTGGGTAAAAGATATTAAAGAATATTGGGGTGACAGTAGCAATGAAATAACAGTAACAAACAAAGAAAAAGTGCAGCATTTTATAAATAAGAATAAACGCAAAAAGACCAATGACGATTGATGATTTTTCAAAAAATCTTATTGAGCAAGTAGTTGCTGAACTAGATGAAGCAAAAAACAAAGAAGGAAAAGAGCAAGGTGCTGACGGCAAAGCTTGTTGGGATGGATACAAGTATGCTGGTACTAAAAATGGTAAAGACAAGTGTGTAAAATCTGAAGAAGTGGAGAAAGAAGAGAAGGGAGAGAAAAAGCATAAGGAAGGTAAGGCAGAAGAGAAAAAAGAGTTAAAGAAAGAAGCAAGAGACATGCCTGGCAATCAAGAGAAGATTGATGCCAATAAGAACGGCAAGGTAGATGCTCATGACTTTGCTCTACTTCGTGCTAAGAAAGGTAAGAAGTCAGTCAAGGAAATGTGGCAACAGGCTGCTGATATTGCCGAGGCAAAAAACAAAACAAAGATTGAAGTGATGCCAACCATCAATGACAATCCTACTGAGCAAGGTGAAAAGGAAAGCAGTGAGATTTCTTCCGATGCCAAGAACTCAAAGTATGATGAAAAGAAAAAGAAAATGAAAGAAGAGGTAGAACCTCTTGAAGAGAAAAAACTCTCGAAAGCAGAAACTGCCAAGAAAGAAAAATTTGTTAAAGGAATGAAAAAGAAGTTTGGTTCTTTTAAATCTAAGTATGGCGAGAGAGCAAAAGATGTGATGTATGGAACTGCTACTGCCATGGCAAAAAAATCTGCTAAATAGCTTTAAACTCTATTAGAGGATACTATCATGGGCGCAATCGTAGAACTAGTAAAACCAATCATCTTCGCAGCACTCAACAGCTGCCACACAAAGAGACTCGTATGTGATCTACTTGACAGATATGTTGAGAAGACCGACAACGATGTTGACAATGTAATCGCATCAACAGTAAGAGTTGCGCTTATGAAGGGTTGCTGATAAAAAATCATAAGTGTCTTGGGGATGCTTAGGCATCCCTTTTTTTATAAATACTTTTTAGAATACGAATATTTTATAGAGGAAACCGATGGCAATTTTCGGAACAATCGACGCGAAGGCGTTGGCAAATAATGTTAGTGTTGTAAATGGCAGCACGACAGTAACAACAACTGGTGATTTTACTGACAGAACTTCCGCTAACTTTGTTCAAAATGGAGATGTTCTTTCTCTTGGTGGTGTTCAGTATACGATTGAGTCAGTAGTTTCAGCAACATCACTTAAACTCAGAACAGCATATGCTGGTTCAACTGGAACTGTTCTTGCTGCTAATGCTATTCGCAGAACTCCTCCAAAAGAAGTTGCTACTCTTCTTCTTGACGAGAATGGTCAACTAGCACACTTCCCAACAGGAACAAATCTTATCTTCATTGATGACACTGAAGCTGCTCTAGATGAGAATAAGATTCGTGGTCTTAAGTGGCCAGGTTGGTGGGCATATAGAACCTATACTGATGGCGATGGCAATACTCGTCATAAGGCAGAATGTCTAGCATTCGCTAATGCAACTGCTGGAGCATCTGTTGGTGACTATGGTACTGCCCAGGGTGGAACTGAAGATAATCCCGCTGCTGATGTAGCATCCGCTATTAGCATTTCAGCACAACCTTCCAACCAGTCATCACAAGCACCTGCTGGTGGTATTCTAACGGTTGATACTATTGGCGCTGCTGATGCACTAAGAGTTGCTGATACATATACCATCACTGCTTCTGATTACACAACAGACGCTGCTGGAACTGGCGCTACATTTACTGTAGTTGTTGATGGTTCTGGTGCTGCTACTGTAACTGTAGATGACGCTGGTTCTGGATTCGTTGTTGACGAAACCATCACTATTGATGATGCTGATCTAGGTGGTGGCGGCGCTGCTGACCTAACCTTTGATGTTGCAACTGTTGCAACTGCTGCTGCCACATTCTCAGTTACTGCTTCCGCTACAACTGGTTCTCTAACATATCAGTGGCAAGTTCAAACTGCTGCGTCTACAACGAAGTGGACCAACATCTCTGGTGCTACTTCCGCTTCGCTTGCTCTTACTGGTCTCTCAACTTCAGATACTGGTAAGAAGTATAGAGTTAAGGTTGGTGGTTCTGCGGGTGGTGAGGAAGTTATTTCCAACACCGCAACTCTTACTGTAACTGCTGCTTGATGATATATGATTTTTCATGAGTTGACTCCAGATAACTGGTTGATGTTTGCAATCAAAAACTACAACAACCCGTTATCTGTTACATATGATGACTTTGAAGAAGACCTTCAAAAGTTTAAATATATAAAGAGATTACTTCGACGCTATGATACAACAGGTGAGTTGAAACATCATTTGATTCTTAATCATATGATTACTCTATATAATGTTTTTAATGATGCAGCAACGCTGCTTCTATTCTATAAAATAGAATCACAATACTGGTCAATTTTGAAAGCATTTATGATATTTTTGAATAGATTGCCAGAAGAAGTAGACAAATCAGATATGGATGAGCAATGTCTAAAAATGTTAATGCTAATATGAATGAAATGATGGCAGGTGATGGATCGTCACTAGCACTTCCTCCTGCCTTTGTCTTTGTTAACACAGCAAAGAAAAAGAAAAACTTGAAAAAGACCAAAGATGAAAAGATTGATGGTCGCAAGAAAAGTGCTAGAAAACTAATCCAACGTGTAATGTCTAGGAGAACAACTAAAATGTCCGAAGAGAATATGGAAAATATTTCGGAAGCAACATCCGAAACCGAAAAGGCGCAGAAGCAAATCAAAGCTTCTAAGCAGATGAGAGCAAAGAGAGAACTTCAATCAAAGCGCACTGCTGCTAAGCAACAAGCACAAGACAAGTCAGATGAAATGAATACTCTGCTTCGTGCTCGTATGTCTGATTTCAAAAAGAAATCTGCACAGAAGCAACAGAGAGCATCGAAACAAATCATGAAGAAAGAGGAAGTTGAAATGATTTCTCAACCTAGAACTGGTTCTGCTGGTGGCGTAGATGTATTCACTATGGCAATGAAAGTTGCTGAAGAGGGTAGCAGCTGGGGTAGAGATCCAGAGACATCATTTGCAAATCTTGTGTTCCAAGATGGCACTGGCGGCAGAATCGGTGTCTTCGATGCCAAGAGAATCCTAGCAACTTATGAAGGTTTATCACCAGAGAACAGAGATAAGTTTCGCGTCATGCTAAACATGAGTGCTTCATCTTATCAAAAGGCTCTTGACTTTGCCGTTCGTAACGTTTGATGCAGAGGAAGAGATGTTTAACGGAAACTCAAAACTAGATGTATTGGAATCTAAATTAAACATCTACGAATCACTCTCAAGGGAGATGCTAGACAAGTTGGAAACAGCAGTAGATAAAATCTCTGATGCAAATCAGCGTATTGCTAACATTCTGACAAAACATGATGAACGTATTGAACAAAGCATAAAAACAGACGAACTCATTATTAAAATGATTGAGGATGTCAAGCACCAAAACTCAATAGAACATGCTTCAGTTATCAAAAGACTGGAGACAGTTGAAAATAACGTTAACGAGTTATCAAAGTTCAAGTGGCAGGCAGCGGCTCTTGTGGGCGCTGCTGTTTTGCTGGTTGGATTCCTCGTTCCCTTTGTTGACAACATGCTCGGATCGCACTATAATGGGGGTAACCAGCAGACCATCGTTAGATAATGAACTACATTGACACCAAATACATTGGTTTGGTCTCTTCGCAACTCCTTAAGTTTACCGAGAAAAAGAAAGGAACATACAACTTCCGCTGTCCCTACTGTGGTGACTCCGAGAAGAAGCAGAATAAAGCACGAGGCTATCTCTTCACCATGAGGGATAGTTTTGTTTTCAAGTGCCATAACTGTGGTGTGACTCGTAACTTCGCTCAGTTTCTGAAAGATCAAAACACTATGCTCCATGATGAGTATGTGTTGGAGCGTTATAAGGAGGGAATGACAGGTAAGAACTATCAGGTAAAGACGCCTGACTTCAAACCATTCACTGCTAAACCAGTGTTCAAGAAGAACATTTTTAGTGAACTCCCAACTATCGAATCACTAAATACTACACACCCAGCAAAGCAATATCTGCTCAACCGAAAGATACCAGAGTCATTTTACTCAAACTTCTATTATGCAGAAGACTTCAACGCCTGGGAGAATAATAAAAATACAATTAAAGAACCTAGAATTATACTCCCACTAATCTCGGAAGATGGAAATGTATTCGGATATCAAGCAAGGTCTCTTAATAAGAATGCAAGCCTTCGCTATATCACTACCATCTTGGATAAGAAATACCCTAAACTATTTGGACTTGATCGTATAAACAAAAATGAAAACATCTATATTACCGAAGGACCATTTGACTCACTCTTCATACGCAACTCACTTGCTATGTGTGGTGCAGATGTTCATCTTGGCGACCTCGGCATTGACAATGTTACTTGGATATACGATAACGAACCACGAAATAAACAAATCGTCGAACGTATTAACAAAACCATACAGCACGGAAATAAGATAGTAATCTGGCCAGATTCAGTCAAAGAAAAAGATATCAATGACATGATTCTCGCTGGACATGATGTTCAGTCTATGGTAGAATGTAATACCTATTCTGGTTTAGAAGCAAAAGTAAAACTTAATCTTTGGAAGAAAATATGAGCAACGGAATCAAAGTTAAAAAGCGTGATGGGTCTACAGAATCTCTTAACCTTGATAAGATTCATAGCATGGTAGAATGTGCTTGTGGTGGTCTTGCTGGTGTGTCACCATCTCAAGTAGAAATACAATCAGGCATTCAGTTTTATGATGGCATCAGCACTAATGAAATCCAAGAAATCCTTGTTAGGTCAGCTAGTGACCTTATTGACCTTGACTCTCCAAACTATCAGTTTGTTGCTGCTCGTCTTCTCCTGTTCGGTCTATATAAGCAAGTCTTTGGAAATGATTGGAAGCACGGTTTCCCCTCAGTAGGAGAGCACCTAACCAAAGGTATCATCAAAGGTATCTATGACAAGGAACTTGCTGGCAAGTATACTGATGAGGAGTGGGATAAGATTAATAGTTTCATTGACCATGACCGTGACTATTTGTTTACTTATGCTGGTCTTCGCCAAGTAGTAGATAAATATCTGGTGCAGGATAGAAGCAGCGGAAGTGTCTTTGAGACACCACAATACGCTTATATGTTGGTTTCAGCAACCATCTTCGCAGAGTATCCTCAGGTAAATCGTCTATCTTATGTCAAGCGATACTATGACGCAATCAGCAAGCACAAAATCAACGTGCCAACTCCCATCCTGGCGGGAGTTAGGACGCCTCTGCGACAGTTCGCTAGTTGTGTGTTGGTTGATTCTGATGACACCCTTGATAGCATCTTCAGTAGCGACATGGCTATTGGTCGCTATGTTGCTCAAAGGGCGGGCATCGGTATCAACGCAGGCAGAATCCGTGCTCTCAACAGCAAGATTAGAGGCGGTGAAGTCAGCCACACTGGTGTTATACCGTTTCTCAAAAAGTTTGAAGCGACTGTCCGTTGCTGTACGCAAAATGGCATACGAGGCGGAAGCGCAACAGTACACTTCCCAATCTGGCACAGGGAAATAGAGGATATCCTAGTATTAAAAAATAACAAAGGAACAGAGGATAACCGCGTTCGTAAGTTAGACTACAGTATTCAAATCAGCAAACTGTTCTATGAACGATTCATCCGTAACGAAGACATCACTCTCTTCTCACCACACGACGTTCCAGGCTTGTCTGATGCTTTTGGTCTTGCTGGATTTGATGAGTTATACAATGCTTACGAACGAGATACTTCTATTCCAAGAAAAACTATTGGCGCTCAAGCACTACTTCTTTCACTCCTAAAGGAGAGAGCAGAGACTGGTCGTATCTACATTATGAATATCGACCACTGCAATGAGCATTCTTCCTTCAAAGATAAGGTTTGGATGAGTAACCTCTGCCAAGAGATTACACTGCCCACCAATCCGCTACAGCACATTGATGATATCAATGGCGAGATTGCCCTGTGCATTCTGTCTGCTGTCAACGTAGGTAAGATTAAGCACCTAGATGACCTAGAAGAACTCTGTGACCTCTCTGTGAGGGCGCTAGACGAGTTGATTGACTACCAAGAGTATCCTGTGGTTGCTGCTGAAGCATCCACCCGTAACCGCCGCTCGCTGGGCATTGGTTATATCGGTCTTGCTCACTTCCTTGCTAGGCATCAAGTTAAGTATTCTGATGGAGCAGCAGCACACATCGTTCATGGTCTGACTGAAGCATTCCAGTATTATCTGTTGAAGGCTTCTAATCAACTTGCCATTGAAAAAGGTAAGTGTGGTTACTTTGATCGCACGAAGTATGCTGATGGGATTCTCCCAATCGATACATACAAGAAAGACGTAGACGAACTCGTACCAAACGTTCTCCATTATGATTGGGAATCTCTCAGGGCATCTATTAAACAACACGGTCTTAGGAACTCAACACTGTCCGCACAAATGCCTTCGGAGAGCAGTTCCGTTGTGTCAAATGAGACAAACGGAATCGAACCTCCCCGTGCATTCTTGTCCGTTAAGAAGTCGAAGAAGGGCGTTCTCAAGCAGATTGTCCCTCAGTATCAAAGCCTTAAGAATGCTTATACGCTTCTTTGGGATATGCCTGACAATACTGGTTATATCAATATTGTCGCTGTTATGCAGAAGTTCTTTGATCAGGCGATTAGTGGTAACTGGTCGTATAACCCAGAGCATTATGCCGATAATGAAGTTCCTGTGTCGGTAATGGCACAAGATCTACTTAACACTTACAAGTATGGATGGAAGACATCTTATTATCAGAACACATATGATATTAAGAAAGATGATGCTGATGATGACGAAAAGAAAAAATCAGTAGAAAGTTTACTTAACTCGATCTTAGAAGGAGCACAGGAGGAGGAAGATTGTGACAGTTGCAAGATTTGAACTAACCGAAAACACACCCAGCGTAGAAGGTATGACTGTATTCAACACCAAACAGGTTGATATTAAAAAGCAACCGATGTTCTTCGGTGCTCCTTTGGGGATTCAGAGATATGATACCTACAAGTATCCTATCTTCGACAAGCTAACTCAACAGCAACTGGGATACTTTTGGAGACCTGAGGAGGTCTCCCTCCAAAAGGATCGTGCAGACTATGCACAACTTCGCCCAGAGCAAAAGCATATCTATACTTCTAATCTAAAGTATCAGATTATGCTTGACTCTGTGCAGGGTCGCGGTCCTGGCATGGCATTCATTCCCTACTGCTCTCTCCCAGAACTAGAGTCAGCGATGACTATCTGGGAGACAATGGAGATGATTCACTCCCGCTCTTATACATACATTATTAAGAATATCTATTCTGATCCATCAGAAGTATTTGATACTATCCTTGATGACCAGAATATCCTTGATAGGGCGAAGAGTGTAACTGAAGCGTATGATGATTTCATTCAAGCAGCACAAGATTACTCGTCGGGTAATCAGTGGCAACATCAACTAGAAGGTGTGCCTGCTGCTAAGGAGACTCTCTATGAGTTGAAGCGTAAACTCTATCGCGCTGTGATTAACGTAAACATTTTAGAGGGGATTAGATTTTATGTTTCGTTCGCGTGTTCGTTCGCTTTTGGCGAACTTAAGCTTATGGAGGGATCCGCTAAGATTATCTCTCTCATCGCCAGAGACGAAAGCCAGCATCTTGTCCTTACGCAAAACATTATCAAAAACTGGCTTAATGGAGATGACCCAGACATTCTTCAAATCGCTAAAGAAGAAGAATCCTGGACAGTAGAGCAGTTTAAGAAGACTGTTGATGAAGAGAAAGCATGGGCACAGTATCTATTCAAAGATGGTAGCATCATTGGATTGAATGATAAACTACTCAACTCTTATGTTGAGTATATTGCCAACCGCCGCATGAGAGCGATTGGTTTGAAGCCTGTGTTTGATACTCCTATGTCAAATAATCCACTGCCTTGGACTCAGCACTGGTTGTCTTCTAAGGGTCTACAAGTTGCACCACAGGAGACTGAGGTGGAGTCCTATGTCATTGGAGGTATTAAACAAGATGTTAAGAAAGATACTTTCGCTGGTTTTAAACTGTGAAAAAGTTTCTGCGAAAAAGAAACCTAGAAAAGTTGCTCAAAATGAAGGAGCAACTGGAGAAGGAAGGTCCGAAGAGTCTGTCACAAGCATACATGCTAGCAGCACTAAAGAGGAGATTTCCGACCCCTGGTTCAACTGAATAGATAAATACCTCCATCGTGGAGGTTTTTTATTATGAATCCAAGTTCAGCGAAAGCGAAGGGTCGCCGTCTGCAACAGTGGGTAAGAGATAAACTCATTGAAATGCTTGAGGTTCACCCAGAAGATATTGAATCTCGTAGCATGGGTGCTGGTGGCGAAGACCTTATCATGGCTCGTGCTGCTCGCCAGAAGTTTCCTCATAGCATTGAATGTAAGAATGTAGAGAAACTAAATATCTGGGAAGCCTATGAGCAGGCAACTGCCAATCGTGGTGACTATGAGCCTATTGTTGTTATCAAAAAGAATGGCAAGAAACCACTGGTAGTCGTAGACGCAGAGTATTACATTCAACTATTCGGAGACAAAGATGGCAAAGATTGATTTACACAACTTCTTCAAACATTTTGATGAGAAGAATCCTAAGCACGTTGCTGCTGTAGAGCAACTTGAGGTTGACCTCAAGGATTCTCCACTCATGGAAGACTCAGCAAACTGGGTTAAAATCTATAGAACTCAACCAGAGAAACCAAAATCATCAATCCTTGATGTGCCCTATTTTCCACAGACAGATAACTACAGAGATGCCAACCGCACCTGTAACTCATCTGCTTGTGCTATGGTGTTAGAATATTTCAAACCAGGCACACTCAAGGGAGCGAAAGGCGATGATGCTTACGTTCAAAAAGTATTTGCAATCGGTGACTCAACTGACCATGTGGTTCAGACCCGTGTGTTGGCGTCTTATGGCATTAAGTCACACTTTAGTTACGGTCTTTCTTTTGCTGACCTTGACCGTGAGCTTGCTGCTGGGCGACCCGTTGTTATTGGCATCCTCCATCGTGGTCCTCTATCTAATCCTATTGGTGGGCACATGGTTGTAGTCATCGGCAAGACTCCTGCAGGCGATTACGTCGTCAACGACCCCTACGGCAGTCTCAACGATGGTTACACAGGCGCTGTGACCAACGGCGAGGGCGCAGTCTACAAGCGTTCAGAACTCGCTCGTAGGTGGTGTCCTGCAGGCAACGACGGATGGGGCAGAATCTTTGATGCAAAAAAGTGACACCCCTCATCTCTATAGATGATGGTCTGCCAGAGGGAGGCATCAGACTTATCAAAGAGTTTGAAGGATGCCATTTGTATGCATACAATGATCCTCTCACTGGTGGATTACCTATTACTATAGGATGGGGAAGCACTAGAGATTCTAATGGCAAACCATTTAAAATAGGTGACATGATTACTCAGTTTCAGGCAGACCAACTTCTGTATGAGCAACTGAAGAAAGAGTTTCTGCCTAAACTATCTAAGATTCCTTATTGGAGTGAGATGAATGAAAATCAAAGAGGGGCTTTACTTTGCTTTGCTTATAATCTTGGTGGAGATTTTTATGGTAGTAGCAACTTCTATACTATTACACGCATCCTAAGAGAGCGTAAATGGAATGAAGTGCCTAAGGTGCTGGAAATGTATCGTAATCCTGGCAGCAATGTAGAGGCAGGACTACTGAGACGTAGAAAAGCAGAGGGTAAACTCTGGTCAACATGAATAAGGTTCGGCAATACCTTCATTCATCATCCATTCATTGATTGTGACTGAATCACCTGCAAGATAAAGAGTGCCAAGTATTCTTCCATACTTGTCCTCTTTTGTGGTTTCAATGATCCACTTACCTTCACGGGATAGTTGTTCTTCTAACCATACCTTTGCTGCTAGACCTCTTTCCTTCTCTGCTAAATCTTTAGTTCTAGTTTCAGCAGTATTAATACCTTTAAGACGGACTCTTTGTGATATCGTAATACCAAATCCTAAATCAATATCCAAATCAACTGTGTCTCCATCAACGACTCGGTTGATTTTTTTTACTTTGTAAGTATACATTTTCTTAAAGCTTAGTTTTAAGTGCGATTAATGTAGCGAGCAACCCAACCAATGTCTCTATAGACTTGGAGTTTGTATCGTCACATTTGCTAGGAGGAGTTTTATTTTTACTCAACCCATTGACAGTATAAAGATACTGAAGGTTCAATGGATGTTTGATGTTACACACAGCATAGTTGAAGAATACCATTGAGATGATTGCTGTTACAACTGCACCTAGCAACCAACTAATCACCGCATCTAGGTGAGACTTTTTTTCTTTCTTTTCTTCTACTGCTAACTCTTCTGGTGTTTCATTCATCGTCCTTCCTCCTTATGAATCCATGTTTTTAACTCGTGTAGATATTGTCTAAGTTCGTCTGCTTTGTGTAGATGCCACGTATTACCACTCTTGAAATACTCTTGAGTGTGATTGTCTATTGCTTTGAGAATATGATGTATAGGTGCGTTCCAAGGCTCACGTTTGGGAGTATTCCATTCTCTTGGCATACTTCACTTTTTCTTACCCCCGTTCTTTGCCTTCTTCGCAGTCGCATTCCCTTGATTTTGTTTGGGTTTCTTGGCAGCCTTGCTACCTTTGTTTTTTGACTTAGACATATTCGGTATACCGATACACTATATTTATGAGGGGGGCTTGACAGAAAGCTAAATACGTGTTATATTATGATTTCTTCACATTTGTGAGGAGTCTCATTATTATAACGTGAGTGACATTTAGAGCCGAGGAAGGTGCCCCCAGAGATGGTTGTGGTATACCCCCCTTCTATTCGGATGTAGAGTTCTATTAAAATTAATGCTTCTTAAATCACTTTCAATTCTTGCCATTGCAGTTACAGGATTGGCACCCCTGCAGGCAAAGGCAGCGAGCGGATGTTCCCTCGCATCACATTATGGAGTAGGTGATGGATATCATGGGCAGACGACTGCAAACGGCGAAAGATACAATGCTTATGGCAAATCAGTAGCACACAAATGGCTTCCTTTCGGAACTAGATTAAGAGTTACAAATCAACGAAATGGTAAGACGGTAATTGTGCGCGTAAATGATCGCGGTCCCTACGTTGGTGGGAGAGACCTTGACTTGTCTTATGGTGCATTCTCAACTATTGCTTCACCCAGTCAAGGCGTTGCCAGCGTCTGCTATTCAAGGGTTTGAATAACTGAATAAATATTGGGGAGTGCTGCAGACCTCCCCTTTATGTTTAACTTTCACTTTGGTAAGCCCTCTAACAAAACTATTATAACAACCAGTATCGTATTATCTTCTATCATTGCAGCACTCTCACAATGCACTGGAATACATGAAAACAACCTTTGGGATTTACTTGACGAAGTTCAAAGAAAGTTTTTCCCGCAGACTACTATTAACAGGGTTATTGTTAAAGACCCTGACAAAGTAAAACGTAGAGTAGAACGAGATGTCACCAATGCTATTGATGATTATTGGAGACAATCTGGTTTATCAAAAGCACAAGTATATAAACCTCGCTATATAGAAGAAGCAAATGACGAAACATTATGCTACAGTGATGAGTGCAAAGCACTCGCTCCACCGATGAGACTCTGTGCTCCATGGCTTGACAACTGCCCTAAGCAGTGATATAATACTTTCATGCTTCAGTAACTCAGGGGACAGAGTATCCGCCTTCTAAGCGGTTAGCCGTTGGTTCGAATCCAACCTGAAGCGCCAGGGCGATTAGCTCAGCGGTAGAGCTCTTGCCTTACAAGCAAGCTGTCACTGGTTCGATTCCAGTATCGCCCATATAAACTATGAATACATACTATATTTCTTTAATACTAATCTGTGCTCTGGTGTATATCATCTGGCAGGATCCAAATGTACCAGAGTACATTAACTTAAGAATAAAGTTAATGCATATCAACTTTATTCGGTGGAACATGGCAAGAAATATGAAGCAACAACTTGATAGAGAATCTAAAAAAATGCAAAAAGAAATGGCAGAGTGGTTAAAAGAAAAAAATGGCAAAGATCAGATGTAACGCATGTGGCGTAGAGTTAGAAGTATATCAACCAAACAAAAGCAAGTCATGTGGCTGCGATAATCATACCCTTCTGAGGTTAGATAGAAGTGGTATGCCTATTATCAGTGGCAATGACTTGTCGCACATTACTGCTGTTGATGGAGTCGGTAAACCGAAAGAGAAAAGGGTTGACAATCCTCCTGTAGCAGGTTATACTAAGAGAATACCCAGAAAACTGGACTTTGAAATCCGCTAGGAAGTGTGGCAGAGCGGCTTAATGCAGCGGTTTGCTAAACCGCCGATGTCTTTATGGGCATCCGTTGGTTCAAATCCAACCACTTCCGTTGCCCTATGGGCATGACATGTCGTTTAAATCTTAAGAAACTATTATGATTCGTTCGTTTATTGCTGCTGGCGTTGCTGCTGCTTCTATTGCTGCTCCTGCCATGGCACAAGTCACCAGTGTGACTCAACTGAAAGATGTGCAACCTACTGATTGGTCGTATCAGGCTATCTCTAACCTGATCTCTCGCTACGGTTGTGTTGCTGGTTACCCCAATGGCACTTTTGAGCCTGGTCAACCCGCTTCCCGTGCTGAGCTCGCCGCTCTCACCAACGCTTGCCTTGACCGTATCAGCGAGTATCAGAGCGCCGCTGACGCTGCTCTGGCTGCCGCTCTACGCGCTCAGTTTGCTAAAGAGATCGCTGCTACCAACACCCGCGTGAGCGCCCTTGAGGTCGCTGCTGCTCGCAAGGCACAAGGCGTAGGTAACTACGTTGGTCTTGGCGTCCTGCTGAATAAGCAAGGCGTTGACGGTGGTGGTAAGACTGCCAACAGCACCATCTCTGGTGGTACTCTCCAAGCTCGCTATGCTGTGAAGACTTTCAGCAACCAGAATGCTGTATCGGTTCGCCCTTACATCAATGCTGTTGCTGGTCCTGATAGCAACATCGGTGCTGCTGGTGGTGCTATGCTCTCCTATGACTGGAGCATCGCCCGTAAGGCAGGTGTAAGCGCCGCTAACATCTATGCCGCTGCTGGTTACCAAGTTCCTTTCGTCAACGGTGTTGAAGCAAACTCTCAGTCTGCTGTAGGCACTGGCACTGCTGTGCTTGCTCTTGGTTTGGAAGGTCGCATCACCAACTCCCTGATTGGTTTTGCTGATCTGAAGTTCCCTACCGAGAAAGTTGGTACGGGTTCTTACTCTCCTGTGTTCACCACGGGTCTGGGCATCAAGTTCTGATGACCACGGGGGGTTGACAGACCCCCCAGACCTCCTATATAATATGGAGGTCAAACAAATGGAAGTGTGGCCGAGTGGTTTAAGGCACTTGTCTTGAAAACAAGCATGGTGAAAGCCATCGTGGGTTCAAATCCTACCACTTCCGCTTGGTACTCGTTAGGCAGATAGCCTAGAAGGAGACCAACTTATCACAAGCGCCTGGAGATAAACTTGTCTGCTGTGATACGATAGAGGGTAAGCCTCTGTTATGCCCTTGAGGTATATTACGCTTACTCCATCACGGGATGTAGCTCAGTTTGGTAGAGCACTCGCTTTGGGAGCGAGATGTCGCAGGTTCGAATCCTGTCATCCCGATTCTTCTTTTAGGAGAGATTAATGATTTCGCAACTGGTTATTTACACACGAGATAACTGTGAATATTGTCGTAAACTCAAGGTTATCCTTGATAGTTTTACTGTCAAATACACACAGTACAAACTGGATGTTGACTTTGACAGAGAAGCATTCTATAATGAGTTTGGTGAAGGTTCAACATTCCCTCAGGTTACCCTTGATGGTCATCGTGTAGGAGGTTGCACTGAAACTATTGAATATCTAACCAGTATTGGTTGCCTACAAGAAGAAAAAGACATGGAGTGTATGGTATGAAAACGATTACAGAAGAAACTTTTTGTCACGACTTTGATGAAATCATGGACAATGTAATGCTAAACAAAGAAAGTTTTATTATTACCACTTCCAATGGTGGGGATGTTCTTCTGATGCCATATGAAAACTATGCCCGAATACAGGGGGAATTAACTCAGTTGGTAGAGTAGCGCCTTTGCAAGGCGAATGTCAGCGGTTCGAGTCCGCTATTCTCCATAAGGGGGTGTAGCTCAATTGGCAGAGCGAGAAGCTTATACCTTCTGTATGCACCAGATTAGTGCGCGGTTGGGGGTTCGACTCCCTCCACCCCTATATACTAAAAACAAAGGAGGTCAAATGTCATATCAACATCAAACAGATTTTGAGTATCATCTATTTGACTTCGGTAAAAAAGTAGAGTATATTATTGCTGCTGAAATGGCAGGTAAACAAGATGCTAATGAGGCATATAAAAAAATCAAACACTTGTTTGAAGACCTCAAAAAGTTTCGTAAGCAAGAAAAGAAACAAGACCATCCATTAGATTACGATCAAATCCCTGAGCGTTATTGATTATGTTGACACAAGGATTAGTTGAAACTGAAGATGAAGACCGTGGATTTGAGATTACTCATCTGTCATTCAGAAGAAGAGAATCATCCCATCTTTATGGCGGTCCTGTACATTACTACATCGGCAACATTGTATTCCGTTTGACTAACGAAGATGCCAAAGGTCGTATGGAATACATTATGAGAGAGAATGAAAGAGTTCGTGTAGCACCAGATGAAGAGTTACACAACAAATATTACGATGGTCTTCACTTTAAGTTTGACACAAAAGAAGAAAGAGATGAAGATGGAGAAAAGTTTTATCCGTTAGATATCATCAACAAACATGGTATCAAAGATGAAGATGTATTCATCTATGCTTACCGTCGTAACATGGATCCATTACATGACTTCATTCAATACAATGAAAAGTTTGATTGTTATCGAATGCACGAATACTTCCAAGACACCCCAGTAGTTCGTGGTATAATACAGTATCTCCAAGACATGAAAGATGGTAAACCTAATCCAAGCCGCACTGTCTACCATGAGCAGTTCCTCAACACGCTCACAAACCTCTGCTGGTGGTGGGACTAGAACCTGTTCCAAGTGCCACACCGAGCAACCCCTTGACAGCACCCACTACCAAGTAGTAAAATACTTTCGCACAGGATTCTCCTACTACTGTAATGAGTGTAACAAACCAAAGCCGCGTGAAGACAATCCTTGATCGTTTTCCTTATAGATATGTACAGGTTGGTACACTTGAGATCAATGGTAAACCTGATTGCCGTATTCAAAAAGTAGATTCGTATACTGGTCGCTACCGTGACATGTATCTTTGTGATAATGAAATGCAGTTTATGACAGCGATTGAGGATTTTGAATACACCAAATGGCTTGACCCAGACACAGTTCCATGCTACATTAAAGGAGGAGACGATGAAGAAGATGAATGATAGAGTTAAGTATCATATAGAAAAGGCAGAATGTGCTCTACGCACAGCACTTTCTTTCTCTGAAAAAGAAAGTGTCTATGTAATCTCTGCTATTTCTAAAGCACTGATTGAACTTGATAACACTATGTTTGCTGAGCGTATTGAGGCAGCTGCTAAAGAAGGTAATACTTCAGCACAAGGTCTCATTTCTATCACCAAGGAATCTCAATCAAATGGTTCTGTAAAATATGAAATGAATAACACTCCATTCAAATGGGACAATAAAACCTCATTTGTACCTGCAAATAAATAAGACACGGATGGTCTATAACAGCACTGGTGGAGTCAATGACCCTACTTGTCTCGGGATGACATAAAAAGCGCCCTGGTCGGGTGAACCCCCTTCTGGTTTCTTGTTTTCCCATTAAAAAACAAGTGGTGCGGATGGGACTCTCTCCCGCCTGGTTTCTTGCCTCCAGTCAAAGGGCAAGTGGCGAGCCGAGCAACGGGGGGTTGACATCCCCCACCCTCTCGGGTATAATATGATGGTTAACGCGGGATGGAACAGTCTGGTAGTTCAGCGGTCTCATAAGCCGCAGGTCGTGGGTTCAAATCCCACTCCCGCCCCCACGTCGCTGTGGCGGAATTGGTAGACGCGCTGGGTTTAGGTTCCAGTGAGGTAACTCGTGGAGGTTCAAGTCCTCTCAGCGACATTGGTAGTCGTTAGGCAGATAGCCTAGAAAGACGCCAACTATCTGGCCAGGTAGTACAAAGTTAGCCTAGTCCGAGATTGGCACGGGCATGATATGCTCAAACAGACTGCTTACGCGGTCAAGCCTCTATCAGCGTTAGCTCAATCGGTAGAGCGCCCCCGATGGTGGGGAGGTTGTTGGTTCAAGTCCGACACGCAAAGGCAATCAAAAGCATGAAAAACTGGAGATTGCAGCCCAATATGTTGGGTTTCGCTCAAAACTACACGCTATCGTAGCAGATATATAGTGTAGTGGAGAGCACCTGCGGATTTAATTCAGTGGTAGAATGGCTGCCTTCCAAGCAGTTCGTCAGGGGTTCGAATCCCCTAATCCGCTTCCTCCAACTAGAGGATAAATAACATGTCACTTATTTCACAGAGAGACAGAGAAGTTGCTATTAGAGCACTTGAAATGTATGCTTCCGAAGCAGAAACAACCGAGTATTATCTCGGCACCCCACATCATTCATCATCTGAAATACATGCGCTTCTCAACTGGATACGATTGGAACATTTCAAACATGAAAATTAATCTGTGGTATTGCGCTAATATGAATCAATGGCGTTGGTCTCTGACTGACGACCACAGACCAATCGTTAGACAAGAGAGTGGTCAACGACCACATCTGCGTGATGCCATGAATGACATTGCAAACACAGTAGAATATATGATGGATTGTAAACAATCCTGATTTCATTCCCCTATAGCTCAATTGGCAGAGCGCAAAGCTGTTAACTTTGATGTTCCTGGTTCGAGTCCAGGTGGGGGAGTTCGGGTAGGTTTCCGAGTGGTTAAAGGAATCTGACTGTAAATCAGACAGCTATGCTTTCGGGGGTTCAAATCCCTCCCTGCCCATATAAATAAACACACATTGGTAAACATCATGGTTAACTTCAACAAGCAAATGGAGATTAAGATTAGCGATTGCCGCCAGCATATCGCCAAATCCCTCCTGCTTGCTAATATGTAACCATCGATACATAAGCAAGATTTATCAGGGGGGCGGTTGCAAAACCACCCCCCTTTTGCTATGATACATCCATCGACGGAAGGGGAACCACCCCGACCAGCACCTTGACAATCTAATCTCTTGGGTCTGTAACTCAGTTGGTAGAGTAGCGGGCTTTTAACCTGTAAGTCGTCGGTTCGAGCCCGACCAGACCCATTTGACTCTATAGTGAAGCGGTTATCACGCTACCCTGTCACGGTAGTATCACGGGTTCAAATCCCGTTAGAGTCGTTGCTACGCTGCCTGTGGAGTGTCCCTCCTTGGCGGTTGTAGCATCAAGTTCCTATCGACTAGCGGTTAGGTCACCACCCTTTCAAGGTGGCAGCACGGGTTCGAATCCCGTTAGGAATACTATGGAATCGTAGCTCAGCGGTAGAGCACTCGGCTGATAACCGAGCGGTCACAAGTTCAAATCTTGTCGGTTCCACTTTGGCAGTGTAGTTCAGTGATAGAACAGGAGATTCATACCCTCCATGTCGGTAGTTTGATTCTACCCACTGCCTTGTGACGTTAGCCTAGAGGTAAGGCAGTGGTTTGTGGAACCACCTAGATGGGTTCGATTCTCATACGTCACCCCGCCCTTATAGCTCAGTGGTAGAGCAACTCACTAGTAATGAGTAGGTCGCTAGTTCGAATCTAGTTGAGGGCTTCTGAGGTCGCCAAGCGGTAAGGCAGCGGGTTTTGGTCCCGCCATTCGTGGGTTCGAATCCTACCCTCAGAACCTTACTCTCTTAGCTCAGTGGATTAGAGCACTTGACTACGGATCAGGGTGTCGTAGGTTCGAATCCTACAGAGAGTGTTTGGTATCTAAAGTTACAAAAAGGATACCATATATAAAATACGTTCATCCCTATGGGACGGAAGTAAGCCGACTCGGAACGGATCGTTCATTCGCTATATAGCGAACGCAAAAGCCGACTGAAGGAACGCTCTTTAACCTAAAAAACTAAGGAGAAACCTAATGTCACAAGCAACCTACAGAGGTTGTCAGTACAACACTGACGTACCTAAGCAAGAATATCAGCGTTGGTATTCACAAACTCATGCACCAGCACATCCACAGAATACATATCGTGGTGTTGCCTATCGTCCCTGTAACAATCAGGAGGTAGCAAAATGAACTGGTTGAATCTAATCCGTAGACAGATTGAAAAACAAAAGAGATTGGAGATTGCCCAATATCATATGGCAACTCTATGATACAACGAAGGGGGCGTATGCCCCCTTTTTTATTTCCTTAGTGTATGTAAGTATTGAATCATCGCTTCCCTGATATACATTAGCTCGTGGTAGCATTTCTGATTGTGAGCACACTGTCTCAGTTCGTTGTCTGGTTTGTGTACGCTCTCTATGAATAGATCTAAACCTCTATTCCATTTGTCGTTGTCTTCAGTCACGTTGCCTCCAGTCTTCGGGTTTGTCTCTACCTTCAGTAAACCAATCAACCATATCATCTACACTATCAAAACCACGCTTGCCGAAACGTTCGTGTCCAAGACCACCGATGTCAAGTTGATTTAAAAAATCATCCATATCTCCTTCTTGCATGTCTGGGTTCTCTGCTTTACGTCTTGCTTGACGTAGTATTGTTGCAGCAGAACGATTTGCTTTGGCCAGTTTCTCTGCCCAAATCATATCTTCTAAACCTACTGATTCATGCTTGGCAATCTTGCTGCAGATACCTTCCAAGCGTAGGCGATATTGTGTAGAGAGCATGTGCAATCTCCATATAGGGTTATTTAGCATTTAGCATTGATTCCAAATCGTTGATTCTACTGAACTCTTGGTATGCTTTCTCGGAGCGTTCAGATAGAATGTCTAAAATATCTTCAACGATTACTTCGTTGTCGATGTATTCATCCAAATACTTGTCCAACGCTTCCTTTAGATAGCGTTTGCGATGCCACTCAGCTGAGTATGGTTTGTAGTGCGTCATAACAAAACAGATATATGTGGCTGATTATAAGATATATATGTCAACTTGTCAAGTCAGTAGGATAAGCATTGTTCAATCCCCAATAGATGAATAGACCTATGGAAGTGAACAACAGTAAAGACTTAATGATGAGGTGGTTCATCTTTCATTTCCTCGTATGCTAAGCGTAGTATGTAGTAGATACAATATAGTGTAAACAATAAGCCAGATGATAGTAATATGATTACTCCCCATGGAAGTTGGTCCATTACATTCCTCCGTTTCTAAATCCTATTATGTATCCGATGATGAGCCCGCACATAAATGCAACGAGCATGTAGAGCATATCGGATACAAAACTAATAAACTGTAACCATTCAGTAGTGGTCATCATCCTCGTAGGTAGATGGTTCTTCAAATAACTCGTCCATCTTTTGTTGGAAAACTATTTCTTGTAGTTCTTGTAAGTCTTCTTCGGTAAGAGTTATCATTTGTCCTTAAGTATTTCTTCTATTCTTTTACGCATGTTTGTGCTATCTTGCTTCATGTAATCTCTACATGAATAACCACGCTGCCCTTTGATGATACATGTTCCTTGATAGAACATGGTGGCAGCAAACACTAGCAGGAAAACTATTCCTATTATTTCAGGGTAATGCTGAGCCATGGTAGCAGAGGTGGTATTACTCCAATGAGTCTAAGAAGACCCTCAGCAAAAAGTGCAAGAACAACCCAGCCAATACACATTGAAGTAATCGCAGCATTACGATTGTGTCTTCGTATTGCATCATCAATCATCTCCTTCACTTCTTCTTTCGTTACTTGTGTCATGGATTTTAGCGATTCCGATAATGGGAAACATTACAAGGGCAAAGCAAAGGATGCCCAAACTGATGGGATTATTTAATATTTCAACTACTAGATGAGTCATCTTTCTTTACATTGATGTAACATTCAAGTGGCTTTTGAGTTTCTGAATCAAAGTTTTGGTCTAGGTAGACGCAAAGTTTATTGATGATTTTCATATACTCATCGTGCATCCAGTCACTACCAGTTTCGTGGTAGGCATAATGCTTACATGCTGTGATGATTCTATTAACGTCTCTACTTGATAGGTTATACATTAGTTTATCTCAAAGTACATGATGACATCTCCATCTTTACGATGATAATCTAAGTGACGTTTACCCCAAGGAATAACACGCCACTCAGTAGTGCCATCCCATTTTAGCAGACAAATCTGTATACGCCGCATTTCTTTAGATTACCTTCGGACTATTTAGATGGGTGAATATACTTATTAAGATTCCCTGACAAAGGGGGCTTGACAGGGGGACTGGGATGCTATATACTATGTAAAGATTTATGACAGAGTGTAAATGACTGTTACGACGAATGAGTATGGCCAGCAAAACATGTGGGCCAAAGAACCTGAAATGGTTTACCAAGAATACAATCGCAAGGGTCTTATGACTCCTATGCAAACTACGGAGATGTACAATGGGCGTTGGGCAATGGTCGGCATCGTTGCTGGTGCTGTTTCTTATCTTGTCACTGGCAAACTCTTCTTCGGCATCTTCTGACTGAGGGCTTGACAATGACTGAACTTTTGTTTACAATGACTTCCGTTGCCTTCTTCGTATTGCTGGCAATCTCTGTAGAAAAACTTTGTGAGACTTATTGATGGCTACCTATTCCATTACTCTTCAATCCCCTGATGGTACTGAGCAGACTATTCAGTGCCCTGATGACCAATATATTCTTGATGCTGCTGAGTTTGCAGGTATCGACCTACCTTCCAGTTGCCGTGCGGGTGCCTGTAGTGCCTGTGCTGGTAAACTAATCAGCGGCACTGTTGATAACGAGGAGCAATCCTTTCTTGATGATGAACAAATGGCAGATGGTTGGGTTCTAACTTGTGTAGCATATCCCACCAGCGACTGTGTTATTCTGACTGAACAAGAAGAAAATCTTTAATCTAGGAGAACTACTATGAAATTCGGATTCACCCCTGAGGCAGAGATCCTCAACGCTCGTCTGGCAATGCTCGGTTTCGTCATTGCTGTTGGTACTTACATGACCACTGGGCAAATCATCCCTGGCATTTGGTGATACTTTAAAGGGGGTCGAAAGACCCCCATTTTTTTAATCTTCTAGTTTTAGGATAGTTAACGTAGTTGTAATCGCAGTGTTTGAACCAGATTTATTTACGATGGTTGCAAATATAGTAGTATCTTCGTCACTAAACCCTATGAGAGATGGAGTTATTGGAAGAACTTGATTTGATATCGTTGTCACGTCACAGACAACGCCAGCATTTTGTGGAACTGGATTGCCATAACTTCTCCCTGCATCATTATCTCTTGCGGTTGAGCTTGTATACAAACGAACCCACGCAGAGTTATTTGTTTGTACTTTTAATAGTGCATAAGATTTGAATCCTGTTATGGTTATGTTTGCGGATTCGTCTTGTGCTAGTAATGGTGTTGTTCCTACAGCAGTTGTTCTTGACTGTAGTTGTTTTTGTGGTTGTGGTTCGTATACAGTTCTCCAAATAGTACTAATATTTACGTTTGGATTTGTGCTATAAACTCTTAATTTTGCATTATGTGGAATGTTTGTGGTAACTGGAGTGTTTAAGTTGAACCACCCAACATTATTACCTGTTTGTGGATCAAATCTACTGGAAACAAAAGCACCTGATGGTATGCCAGGTCCAACAATAAACTGGTTATCTGTAGGAATGTAAATCAGTGGGATTCTGTCACAGAAAAATCTACTATCTCCTAAGTCTACTGCTTGAAAATAATCTACAGTAGCATCTGGAGTTGGATATAAACTTTCATCGAATATTTTTAAAACTCCTGTGGTATTGTTATACCATAGATCTCCATCTTTTGCCCATGCTGGAGCAGAAGTTCCTACATGTACTGCTGGGGGTGGTGTGATAGTTAGTCCACCTATTGATGCAGATTGCTGAGAACCTGTTACGCTATCTGTATCTACTTTAAGACCACCCACGCCAGAAACTATAGCGTATGTAGTACCACCTGTGTTTGATCCTAGTAAACCTATTTTTCCTTCGTAAAAACGAGTATCAGTTTCAGAAACATCCATCGTATAAGTTTTGTTGGTGCTATCTACAATGATAGTGCCATTTAAGTTGGGTAGTGTTAGGGTTCTATTTGCGGTTGGGTTTGCTACTTGGACAGTAGTTTTAAAAGTATCTACAGTAGAACCTTCAAACACTAGCGAAGATGCAGTAGCAGTTAATCCCGAAGGTAATCCACTTACAGTTGATGTGATATTAATAGTATTTTGATCTGTTCTGCTGACAGTGATGCCAGTTCCAGAAACTAAAACTAAATCATCATCTGTTAAACTATTATTTTCCCTAAGTCTAATCTTAGCTCCAGTTGTATCGGTTTCTGCTGATATAATGTATTCTCTATTTGGTGGAATAGTTGGCAGTCCAGATAAATCACTGTACTCACCAGAGGTTGCAACTGGTTTTAAATCAGGGAGACTTAGTAGATCATTATAGTCTCCTGATGTTGCTACATCTGCTAGAGTAGGGGCATTTAATAAGTCACTATAATCTCCAGAGAAGAAACGATTCGTTGTGTCAGTTAAATCTGATGCATCGGTAACTAATACAGGTAAATCATCTAGGTCGTTGTATGATCCCGATGTTGCTACTGGTTGTAAGTCTGGGAGATTTGATAGATCACTGTAACTGCCGCTAGTTGCCACTGTTGCTAGAGCAGGAGTATTGGTAAGTTCAGAATAACTTACAAACCCATTTACCCAAGAACCATTTGAATATTTTAATGCATGATTATTGACAGGATCTGTGATTGTGACATCACCCAAGTCATTGATGTTGATGGTTGAAACATTGACAGAAAACTCAATATCATTATTATCAACTGTTAATACAACTCCAGGTCCAGCAGTGATAGTAACATCAACAGAAGTATTATCTGAACCAGCTAAAGAGAGGGTTTTTACTGTGGTTGAAGTATCAGTTACATTAAGTCCATATGTAGTGTTTGGAGAGTTAACTGTGATAGTAGAACCACTTTGAGTTACTGAGGCAGCTCCACCACCCGCTAACGTAATATCTCCTGTTGTGAATGTTCCGCCTGCTCCACTTGCTTTTAGTCTAGTTACAGTGTCTGTGCTAGAAACGTTTACAGTGTTTCCTGCTTGGTTTACAGATGAAGCGCCAGATGCAGTAATAGTTACATCACCTGTAACAAAACTTCCGCTACTACCACCCTTTATTCTAGTGATAGTGTTTGTATCAGAAGCACCAATAGTAATGTTGTTACCTACTTGAGTTATAAAAACGGAACCAGTAGGCAATAAAGAAACTTCGCCAGTGACAAAAGAACCAGCAACACCACCTTTGATACTTGTAATAGTATCTGTATCTACATAGGTTGCGTTTATAGTTATTTCATCTCCACTTCTTGTGAGTGAAATATTTGTTCCAGGTGCTAAAGTTACATCATCAGTGACAAAGTTTACATCAGTTAATCTGATTATTTTTTTGCCACTGCCACCATCTTCTGCGCTAATAGAATAAGTAGTATCGATTTCTGCAGGAACATTTGCCCATTCGATTCCTTCTCCAGTTGAATATAGGATTTGACCAGGATTACCTATACCTGTTCCGTCATAAATCCCACTCTCTGAAAGATTTAGATTGTCCGTTGCTGCTAGTTCTTCTAGACGTTTAGTTACAGAGTTACCTATTAACGGAAAGCGATTTGCCATTACACGACGCTCGTAAAAATGAGTTCTATTTATGTTATTTATAAATGGTTCTGGCAGGGGCTTGACAGGGCAGGCGACCCATGCTATTATAAATAAGTGTTAAGGAAACGAAACATTTCTTAACGTTCCGACACCCGCTAACCGAGACCTATAGGGTGTATAAAGCACGTCTCTCATATCCCGCCTGAGGGTGGCGGGAGCATAGTATCTCCACCATTTCCCTGATGGTCTTACTATCCTTTTAAACAAATGACAGCTTCAATCGCTCAACAACGATCTACGTCCCCCTGGGAATCTTTCTGCCAGTGGGTTACTTCAACGAACAACCGCCTTTATGTGGGTTGGTTCGGTGTGCTGATGATTCCAACGCTGCTCGCTGCAGCAACGTGCTTCATCATCGCATTCATCGGTGCTCCCCCTGTGGACATCGACGGCATCCGTGAACCTGTTTCTGGTTCACTAATGTGGGGAAACAACATCATCTCTGGTGCTGTAGTTCCTTCAAGCAACGCTATTGGTCTGCACTTCTATCCCATCTGGGAAGCAGCTTCACTTGATGAGTGGCTATATAATGGTGGACCATTTCAACTGGTCGTCTTCCACTTTCTAATCGGTATCTATGCTTACATGGGACGTGAGTGGGAACTTTCTTACCGACTTGGTATGCGTCCTTGGATTTGTGTTGCCTACAGCGCACCCGTTGCTGCTGCTTCTGCAGTGTTCCTCGTATATCCATTTGGACAAGGTTCCTTCTCTGATGCTATGCCTCTCGGCATTTCAGGTACATTTAACTACATGCTTGTTTTCCAGGCGGAGCATAACATCCTCATGCACCCCTTCCATATGCTTGGGGTGGCTGGTGTATTTGGTGGTTCTCTTTTCTCTGCTATGCATGGATCTCTGGTCACTTCTTCCCTCGTCCGTGAGACGACAGAAGTAGAATCCCAGAACTACGGTTACAAGTTCGGACAAGAAGAAGAGACCTACAACATTGTAGCTGCTCACGGTTATTTTGGTCGCCTTATTTTCCAATATGCTTCCTTCAATAACTCCCGTAGTCTTCACTTCTTCCTTGCTGCTTGGCCTGTGGTTGGTATCTGGTTTGCTGCTCTTGGTGTTAGCACCATGGCATTCAACCTCAACGGTTTCAACTTCAACCAGTCGCTGCTTGATAGCAGCGGTCGTGTAGTCAACACTTGGGCAGATATCCTCAACCGTGCTAACCTCGGTTTTGAAGTGATGCACGAGCGCAATGCTCACAACTTCCCGCTTGACCTTGCTGCTGCTGAGATGACCCCTGTGGCACTCACTGCACCTGCTATCGGTTGATACTTCAGTTAAAATCTGATATACTAGGAGGGGCAACCCTCCTTTTTTATTGCCATAAATATTCAAACGATATTGGAGATACATTGATGGTAGATGAAGTGCTTGGTGTGCATCACATTGCTGAGTTATGTGAGTGTAATGCAGACCTTTTAAATGATTCAGCATTCATCAGCACTTCCCTTAGGCAAGCAGTAGAACATGCTAACGCAACACTGATTGAAGAAGTTAAATACGAGTTCACGCCACAGGGAATCACTGCTGTTTGCTTGTTATCAGAAAGTCATATCAGCATTCATACATGGCCAGAGAAAGGTTATGCTGCTGTAGATATCTTTACCTGCGGCGACCACACCATGCCAGAGAGGGCTTGCGAATACATGGTGCAAGTGCTAGAATGTATGCAACCTAAAATGACTGTACTTAAGAGAGGTATCTGATGGAAATTATTGCTTATACCTTAGTTGGTTGTCCGTCTTGTAGACACCTCAAAGAACTTTTCAGAAGAGCTGATGTGACTTATACAGAAATCGTAGTAAAAAAAGATATGACAAAAGAAGATTTTACTAAAAAATATCCTTCTACGTCAGGATTTCCTTTTGTCGTGATTGATGAAGAACCTGTGGGAGGACTTGTAGAAACTGTCAAGCTATTTGTTAAAGAAGGATTAGTCAGTAGTTCTAAGAAGGGATGAGTATGTTATTCGTTGAAGATATTTACGCTATTGTTAACACTGCTATTGAACAGGCTTTCTTTGACGAAAAGTATCATCTAAATTTTTATGAGTACTTAAAAAGTATAGATACAAAAAAAGAAATAGCAACTGAGTTTTTAAAATCAAACTTATTTACATCTATCAAAGATCAAATACAAGAGATTGATATGTATTTGGATGGTGGAGAATCTGCAGCTATATTGCGAGAAGCATATAGTTGGATGGGTAAACCAAGAGCAAGAAAAGTCAGAGATTATTTGAATACTATAGTTGAAGACGCTAAAAAATATGAACAATCAAAAAGAAGAGGAAGAAAACCAGGCAGCAAAAACAAAAAGAAAGGCACAACAACTACGAATAAATAAGGGTATAGAATTCATGTTGCGTAGGAGGGTTGATCAAGTCAAACCTAGACATGGATTAAAACTGAGTAAAACATTCAGCCTCCTACGCAGAACATTTCATTTTAATATGGAGTTCTCTTGGGAGGTTGACAAACCAAACAAGGAGTAGTAAGATGGAGTCAGCAACACCATACATCCTGTTCTTCAGCGGGATAGGTATCATCGGTTCATTTGCCATTGGATTCATTGTTGGGTGGTTCGGAAACGATATCGTCAATGCATTCCTAAGCAAAAATAATATCCAACCATTACATCCCGAAATGTTTGATGAAAATGGTCAACTGATTCCTGATGAAATCGTAGCGGTTCGCTTTGAAAATTCTGAAGATTTTGAGGAGTACGACGACGAGGATTAAATGATTCTTATTGATATGAATCAGATTATGATTAGTAATCTGATGATGCAACTGAAGGGCGATGCTCTAAATGAAAATCTTGTTCGTCATATGGTGCTTACTGCCCTTCGCGCATTTGAAAGACAATACTCTCCTAAGTATGGTGAGATTGTTCTTGCGTATGACAGTAAGCACTACTGGCGGAAAGAAACATTCCCCTACTACAAACAGAATAGAAAAAAAGATCGAGAGGCATCTGATTTAGATTGGAATGCTATCTTTGAAGTCTTGAATAAGATACGCGATGAGATCAAAACCTTCTTTCCATATAAGGTGGTCGAAGTATATGGAGCTGAGGCAGATGATGTTATCAGCACTCTCACTACTTACCAAGCGTATCGCAACATCAAACTTCAGAAGGAAGGCAAGGAATCTGAAGAGGTATTGATTCTCTCAGGTGACAAAGATTTTATTCAGCTACAGAAGTATCCTTTTGTAAAGCAATACAATCCTATTCTTAAGAAGGAGATCAAACATGATGACCCTAAAGCATATGCCAGAGAGCATATCATTAAAGGAGATAAGTCAGATGGCATACCTAACTTCCTATCTGATGCTGATACATTTGTGGTAGGCAAGAGACAGAAACCTATAAGTAAGAAAAACTTAGAAAAGTGGGTCAATCTAGATCCATCTGTATTCTGTTTAGATCAACAAGCAAGAGAAAACTATGAACGTAATCGGAAACTAATCGATCTTTCTTGTATACCTGAACATCTTGCTACAGAGATTGTATCTTATTACAAATCACTAAATAGCAACGAAAGGAAAGTTCCATTAGAATACTTTCAGCAACATCAACTCACGAAGTTGATGGAAGATTTTGTATTTCGTAACACACAACCATTTTGAACTGACATGGCAACTAAAACATATCGCCCTCTAATCTCAGAGGTGCTGCGTAAAGCTAATAACGCAAAGACTAAAGAAGAAAAGAAAAAGATTCTGCTTGAGAACAACACACAAGTTCTTCGTTCATTGTTTATTTGGAACTTTGATGAAACTGTAGTTTCTATGCTACCAGAAGGAGATGTTCCTTATACTCCAAATCCAGCACCAGAAGGTACAGATCATCTTCTTTTGGAGAATGAAGGGAAAAAATTGTTTCACTTTGTCAAAGGTGGATCTGGCATTACTCAAAGCAAACGCGAGCAGATCTTTCTAGGTATGATTGAAAATCTGCATCCAGATGAAGCAGAAGTTCTTTGTTTAGTCAAAGATAAAAAACTACAGAAAAAATATACTCGTATCTCAAAAGCACTCATTGAAGAAACATACCCTCAGATTCAGTGGGGGGGACGTAGCTGATGAAGATTCTCCATCAAAACTGTGACCCTGAACTGGCAAACGATAGAGGTCTGCCGTACACTGCTTACTTAGTTACCTATGAGATTGATGGAGCAATCGCTTATGATATAGTTATCCCAGATAAACAAATAGAAATCTTTGATTACTATTGGGATAGGTATAGAGAAGGTCTCAAAGGATGGAAACAATCAGAAGGAAGAGTAAACCCAAAACTTTGGGGAAATAAACCACCAAAAGAAAGGAGAAAATAACAAATGTCTTTACAGATTACAGATGCTGCTAAAGGATTAGCATTATCGTATTTGGTAGGAAAAGATACAACAGTAGAGAGTTTAGTTTTGAAGTTGTATAGTAATGATTATACTCCAGATGAAGATAGTACGTCCGCTGATTTTACGGAAGTAACTACAGGAAATGGATATGCATCAGAAACTCTTACTGGGTCTTCTTGGATCTTAAACGGAAAATCAGTGTCCTATCCTACATTTACTTGGAGTTTCACTGGTAATAAAGGTAATATTTATGGGTATTATGTTGTTACATCTACTGGTAACACTGTAGTTTTTGCCGAAAGATTTCCTGGTGCTCCCTATAATGTTACAAACAATGGTGATAGTATTGCAGTTACGTTAAACCTGACATCAAACTAATATGACAAATCATTCGCAAGTTAAACTCATTTCCGTTACACCTGATGCAGAACAGACAATGGCATACGTTGCTAGAGTGTCTAACCCTAGTAACCAAGATAACGAGAACTATGCGGGGTTACTTCGTTATTGTATTAAGCATAATCATTGGTCTGTGTTTGAACAATCTCATATGACCCTTGAGATTGAAACAAATCGTGGCATCGCAGCACAGATTCTTCGTCATAGGAGCTTCACATTCCAGGAATTTTCGCAACGCTATGCTGATGCTAACCTAATCACTGAGCATATTCCTGTGCCCGATCTGCGCCGACAGGATACCAAGAACCGTCAGAATTCTACTGATGATCTTGGAGACTATGTGAAACTGAAGTTTCAAGCAGAGATTGCTGAGCACTTCACCGCCGCCAACAACCTCTACAAGCGCCTCCTAGGGGCGGGAGTCGCTAAGGAGTGTGCCCGCTTCGTGCTCCCCCTAGCAACCCCCACACGGATCTACATGACGGGCTCATGCAGGTCATGGTTGCACTACATCGATCTTCGCTCTGCCCATGGCACCCAAAAGGAACACATGGTCATCGCTGAGCAGTGTAGAGAAATCTTTAAGGAGCAGTTTCCATCGGTTGCGGAAGCGATGGAATGGTGATATAATGGGGTCAACGACAGAGACCCCATGAATATTTTCTATCTGAGTTACGACCCTCGCACCTGTGCCGCCGAGCATTGCGATAAGCATGTTGTGAAAATGATTCTTGAGTATGCTCAGCTTCTTTCCACTGCTCATCGTGTGCTCGACGGCATTCCTTATACTCAAAAATCTCCTAAGGGTAAGACAGTCAAACGTTTTCGACTAGACTATCCGCGAGAAGATATTCTATACAAAGCAGCTCACATCAACCATCCATCTGCTGTGTGGGTGAGGCAATCCTCCTCTCACTATCGCTGGTTGTTTGAGTTGTTCCAGCATTGCTGTGTAGAATATACTCGACGCTATGGTAAGTATCACGCCAGTGAAAGTATGGTCAGTTATCTATGGCGAGCACCGCAGAATAGTAGTGATAATACTTTCACTA